TAACTTCAGAATCAATTGCTGAACGATTGGTTTGGGATGCTGTCCAAATAGGAATACCCAATTCACCACTAATACCTCTCAACTCAATGTAAACACCACCTTGCTCACCATAGGTTGAATCGGATTTATTAGTGTGAGATAATAACAAATCAGCATAATCAATAATTATCAAATCAGGTTTATTTCCTGCTGCTGTCATCTTCTCAATATGGGATTCTAATTTTTTAGCAGATATACCTTTTGGTGGGAAATACTTAATAAGAAGTTTTCCACTCAATCTATTGATTTTCTCTTTTACTTCTTCTTTCTTATCTTTCACATCTGCTGATGGGATTTGTGTAAATACAGTATCGTATCTCTGTCCCACATAATGTTCTGATAATTCCAAAGAGTAATGTACTACATTTAATCCTCTCTTAACAGCTGCTGCTCCGATTGCACATAGTACCCAAGTTTTACCAACACCAGAAGGTGCTACTGCTACTCCTAATTCGCCAGGTCCCAAACCACCATCCATCAATTCATTAATACAATCCCAACCAGTTGGAACTGTACTTCTATCAACTTCGTTAGTTCTTTCTTCAAAATCTAAAAGGTAATCGTGTCCCATATCTGAATCCACTCCTACCTTCATTGCTTTATCTACTAAATCTTTGATTCTATCATAGTTACCAGCTTTTAGTAAATCAACTGAACTAACAATAGCTTGTTTTAGGTTTTGGTTGATGCAAAATGAAGAAAACTCTTTCTTTACATAATCCAAATCAGAATCACCAACTTTGGTAAAAACTAATTTTAATTGCTCTACTACACTTTTCTGAAACCCTCTATCATCTAACTTCGAAACTTCGGATTTAAAAACGTCTAATGTTGGAGATTTCTTAAATTCATCGTAATATGAAACAATCTCCTCTGCTATCCATTTATTAGCCTCAGCTTCAAAAAACTTTGGATGTATAATCTCACTAAGAGTATCCAATAAACGAACATCCGTAATCAAAGAAGAAAGTACCTTCGTTTGAAAGGATTGTCCGTATTTTGAAAGAGTATCTATATTTTGCATTTACCTATAACCTAATTTGATTTCACAAATATAAGAAAAATTTGTGATATATCAAAATTATTTTGTAATAATATTTTGAAAGGTTGAATGTAACCAATCATTTATATCTCTCCAATTTTGGAGAATTTTGTATTTTTGTCCAACTCTAAGAAAATCTAATTTCTTAAATTCAACATCATCTTCATTAAATCTATCTAAGATTTTTAACTTCTGATTTGTTGGGATATGGGGTTCATCTAACTCCATTAACCTCTTATTCATAAGAAGTTGGTCTTTTGCTTTTAAGATATCATCATATAATTTGATTTTACCTTGCTTATCTTCACACAATTGGAAGAACTCCTCATGTGTTATCAATCTATCCTCAGAAAGTTCAGGAAACCTCTTTAAAAGAGTTTTAATACCACATCCTTTGATGCCTGGTATGTTATCTGATTTATCACCATCCAATGTTCTATATAATAAAAGATTCTCAGGCCAAATTCCATACTCATCAAACACCATCTGTCTATCGTATAATTTCTTTTTAGTAGGTGAAAATACTTTTACTTTATCAGAAACTAACTGAAGAAAATCTTTATCAGTTGAAACAATAACAACTTCATTACCTAAATCCGATTCATTGTGTTTAGTTAGATATGCTATTGTATCATCTGCTTCAATTCCATCATAAATCATAGTCTGAACAGGTAGATAATCTAAAATATCATTTAACCAAATGAATTGTTGTTTCATAGATAATCTTTCCTCTTCCTCATCCATCATACCTTGATATTGACGGTTTACTCTAAATCGGTTCTTTTCTCTACCAGCTTTATATCCTTCGTGGATTTTCTTTCTGGATTGAGAACCATCTTTACCATCAAAGGTTACGATACATCGGGTTGGATTAAATTCTCTAATTTGGTATCCAATAGATTTGAGGGAGCCAATCACCCCACCCGTATGGTCACCATCCTCATTCATTGTGGGGTTGGTTGTCCAACTTCGGATGAAGGTGTTTAGTCCATCAATAATCAGAACTCTACTATTTCTCTCACGAAGGTGATTCGTTTCTCGTTCCTGCTCAACTTCGTTTAGAATGTTTTTATAGAGGTCTTTCATTATGTAGTTGTTGTTGAATCAGAAAAATAATTGTGAATACCTTCACCGAAATAATTATCGATAGTTTGTAATCTATCTTCTGCATCACATAGTTTGGATAATGCCTCTTCTGCGTTTTTATAAAAATCCTCAGTTGAGTGGTCTCCAATACCCACTGCTTTGTTCTCCAACAACTCCAAAGTAAGGAGTGCTTTAGCTCTATCTGCTTTCGCAGATGCTTGTAACATTTCTTTTAATTTACTCATAACTTATTATTACTTTTTATTCTACCACCTCAGCTCCCTCAGTATCTAACTCATGTGCTTCGATATCTTTAGAATCTGATTTGTATTGTAAGATAGTTGCTTCGCAAATCTTTTTGTAGATTTGTTCTTTAACATCTTCTCTTTCTTCCATCAAATCAATGAAATCTTTGGATTGGAATTTAATTTCCTCTCCAGTTTCCGTATCAATGTAAGTGTACCATGCACCAGCCTGCTTCACCAACTTATTTTCCTTCATTACTCCTAACCAAGAACCGAAGTTATCGATTCCTCTATCAAAGAATATTTCGAAATCAGCTGCTCGAAGTGGTGGTCCCATTCGGTTTTTGATAACCTGACATCTAACTTTCATACCAATGGTTTTATCTTGCCCATTGACTTTTTGTTTGATTTGTCCCATATTCTTCAAACGAAGTCTAACTGATGCATGGAATGCAAGAGCTTTTCCTCCAGAAGTAGTCCACGGGTCACCAAACATAGCGTTCATTTTCTGTCTTAATTGATTAGTGAATACTAAGGTGATTTTTTGCCTACCAATTAAATTGGTAATTTTTCTCATCGCCTTTGAGATAATAATAGCTTTATCAGTAGCGTATCCATCTTTACCATAATCAGCTGCCAACTCATTCTTAGTTGAAGCTGCAGCAACTGAATCTACTACGATTGTTACTAACTTATCCTTTTGTGTGGTTCTTACCTTTTCAATGATTGTTTCAGTAAATTCGAAAATTTGTTCTACTGAATCAGCTGATACATAAAGTAGTTTTGCTACATCTACACCAATTGCTTCTAAGAATTCTCTACTTACCGCAGTTTCAGTATCAATTAGAACCGCAACACCACCTTGCCTTTGTGTTTCAGCAAGGAGGTGTGCAGATACTAATGATTTTCCACTTTGTTCTAAACCAGTTACTTCGGTAATTCTACCAACAGGAAGTCCACCATAAGGGCGATTCGAAATGGCAACATCTAACATAGCACAGCCAGTTGATATCCATCCATCCACATTTGTGGGTGCATCATCCTCTCCTAAGAAGAAGGCAACCTTCTGGTCTTTGTTTGTTTTGTTTAGCTCGGAAGCTAGTTCCGCCGCTAAGTCCATTTCTTTTTTTGCCATTTAGTGTAAATTATCCGTTAAATAAATCATCAAATGCTGATGCAACATCATCCATTTTCTTTTTCTCTTCAGTAGTTACCTCATTTGAAGGTGCTGCAGCTGGTGCCGTAGTAGCTTCAGTTTTAGGTGCTGATGGAGTTGATAGAGTTTGTTGAGAAACACTCTCTTCACCTTCTTCAGCAGTTGGATTTAACCAACCTTCTAATACTGATTTTAATTCATCATAAGATAACTCTGAATAGATATCAGTAATGTTACTTTGAGATTCCATAAAGTTTTGGATGTTAGTATCACCCTCTGCCAATGGAGTTACATTTGGTTTAACACGGATAGTAGTTACAGGATAAGAAGTTCCTGCATCTTCAGCTGATACATACTCAATAGTAATATCTCTACCATTATTAGGGTCAGTAATATCACCATAGTCTGGGTCAGCAATGTAACCTAAGATTTCCTGATAAACAGTTTTGCCGAATCCCCAAAACTTAACACCTTCTGATTCCTCTCCTCTTACGAGTACAGGTACAAAAGTTCTTAATTTTGGCTCCATTTTCTTCGCTGCTTTCCAATCTTCTTTATCACCCATTCTTTTCAACTTTTCAGCAAACTCAACGATTGGGTCTGGTCTACCAAATGAACTTGGAGACAAGTACGTTTTGTTGTTGATGTTGTAATGGAAGAATAGTTCAATGAAAGGATTTTCAGGAGAAAATTTGTAAGGAACGATTCTGACTTGATGTTTACCCGGTGTGGGTTTCCACAGATTTGATGTTCTGTTTGAAGTGTTTTGTAGTTTGTTCAGTCTACCTCTGATTGCGCTTAAATCTAGTGCCATAATTTTTAAATTTTAAAGTTTTAATTGTTTTATTGGTTTTATTATGGTGTCTTTCCTACACCTTATATAAATATCAAAATACCTGGTTTTAAGTGGAATTTTGAAGATATATTTATACAAATATACGAAAAGTTTTTAACAATTCCAAATCTTTTTTAATTTTTTTTGAAATGTTAATTTTCCTCATTTGTTGATACAAATATAAGGAATTATTTTGAGATTACCAAATTTATTTTGATTTTTTTATAGCTCTAGTATAATTTCACCATTAATGGTGTGTATATTAAACCGATGATTAGGAGTTTTTAACATTCTATCATAGTCTAAAGCAGAATCCCATTCTCTGAGTCCATCCTCCATAACCTTATCAATATCAGATATTTCTAACATTAATCGGTTATCCAATGATTGAAGTGCTATGTGTTCTGGTTCACCAGCTAAACCAGTGTTTACCAATCTATATACTATACTTGCCATTTTACAAAGATACTAGCATATCCAACAACTCTTGTTGTGGGAACAAATCAAATTTATCTTTACGAGTATTAGTGTGAGTCCACACACCTTTTACTTTACCATAGTAAGCATCTTCATTGAACTCAAATGCAGCTGCACCTTTTTCTTTGATTAAAGCAGGTAATCCAGCTCTGATATCAATTCCATCCCTTTCTCCAATAAACTTCATCCACTTTTCTAATTGTTCGATTTGTTTATCAGAATATCTATGCCAAGTTTTGTGTCCTCTAAATTCTTCTTTTAGAGTTACAATTTGTGAATCTGCTACTTGAGTACCAGCATAAGTTTTTCCATCTACTACATATCCAAAGTTACAAATTTCAATACCTACTGAATGCACGTGCATATGTTGTGAACCATTTTTACCTAAGTGCCATGCGTAGTTACCTTCTGGGAAACATTGTAGTAATTCACCATCGTATTTATCATCGTTTCCTTTTACCGATGGTCCACCCATTACCCATTCAGTTGCAATAGTACCATTATCCATATCCCAATACTCAACACACTTATAAGGATTATGCCATCCAGCGGTGTGGTGTAAGAAAAGATATTCGTAGTTTACAGGTCCATGTTTGTACTCATCTTCGGGCATAAAGTATTCTACATACTCTAAATCACCCTTAGTTACTTTATTCTTTGAATAGATATCTGGTGCATCTGATTCTTCTTGTCCAGTTGCATCAGTATCGTTTAATCCCATTGCTGCCCAAGTTCCTTTTCCAACTAAACCATCGGCAGTTAATCCATTTAAGGATTGAAAATCTTTTACGGCTTGTTCCGTACCTTTTCCGAAGATTCCATCAGCACCAAGACCTAAGAATTCTTGAACTGCTTTTACATCTTCACCTCTTGAACCTACTTTTAATAGCATATTTTTTATTTTAGTTTTGATTAAATTCTATAACCTCAAAGATACGAGTCTGAATACGTTTCGTACCCTCAGTATTTGTAAGTATTATTGAATTTCTAAATTTTTGCCAATCTATTACGAATGTCTTATCCAATACCCCACCATTTTCTTCTCTCACTAATTGATTTAGTGCGTTGATGGTGTATAGAGTATTTGATTCTTTTTTTCTGTGTATTAGTATTGTATCTTCTAAAGGTTGTGGTGGTTTGAACTCCGTATTAATATTATAGGTAACGTAAAGTTCATCTAAGTTTGATTTATTCTGTAAAATATAGATATAGTTATACACTATCACATAAGTTTCTCTGATATCTTGCAGAGTCTTTTGTAACCCATCCTTTGAAGTAAATGTACACAATAATTGTGTTTTCATATATTTTTTTCTCTATTAATCAATCACCTATAAATATCAGATTATTTTTTTGGGGGTAATTATTATCCCTTTGAATCAAAGCATTGTTGCATTTCCCTACTCCAACCATATACAGAGTTCAATCTTCCCAAAATACCATTCTTAGAACGCTGTCTTTTTTCCATAATTGGAATTCGTTTACCTTTTTTAGAAATAGCGTAAACTAACTTTTTAGAACCAGTTACACCACCACTCTTTCCTTCAACTTCTTCAGCAGTTCCCACTTCAAAGTGAGAGATGAAATCATTCTCATCTTCAATATTTGCACAACCTTTTAACTCCTCTGGTCCGATTGGTACACCACCATTATTTACCTCAAACATACCATCATACTTAAATACACCGTTATCGGCGTTGATTGCGGTAAAGTGTCCTTTTTCCCAAATATTTTGAGCTTCTATATAAGTACCCAATCCGATTGATTTACCATCAATTTCAATTTGATGTTGAGTATCTAACTCATCAATCATTTGTTCTTGAATTTCAATAGTTTCTCTTCTGATTTTATCAATTTCTTGTAATACATCCGGTCCACCAAAGTTAGTGTTTAAATCATTAATTAACTTTTGGTCGTTCTTTGGAAGTGATTCTTCAGATTTACCCCAACTCTCATCCGAACACCAATTGATATAAGCTTCCACCATTTGTTCATCATTTGGTTCGGTTACACCTTCAGGTAAGTAATCAGATACTCTTTTTCTTGGTTCACCATCTTTTGGTGGTAACAATAAATTTGGATTTGAGAATCTTTTTTGAACTTGAGATTTCCAATATTTCTCTGGGTCTGCTCCAGCCGATGCGTTCTTTAGGAGATTTACCGCTTGTGATGATTGGATTGTATTCCCAATACCCTCTTTTAAGAATTTAGCAGGAGTTGATGTTACATCATTCAATTTGTTTTCAGTTTCTTCAACTCTTCTACCATATGCACTTCTAGTTGTTTTTATAGTTTTTGCTTGCTCTGGTGTTAGTTTTTTATCTGATACTAATTTGTCTATACTTTTTTCACCTTGCTCTATTTCTGCCCCAAATGTAGACTGTGCAATCAATGCAGCGGTTGAATCTTTATCAGAATGGAATAACAAAGTAACTACACCATTACTATTGTTAACAATTACAGTTCCAGTATCAGATGGATTTTCTCCACCACCAGATGTAGCAATCAATTCCAATGCTTCCTCTTTTGATATTGGATTTCCTCGTTGGTCAACAATACCATTAGAATTTTCTACAACACCACCCATTGCTTTTAATCCTTTAGTATCACCAAAGAAGTTTAAAGTTTTGGTATTCTCCCATCCCAATCGTTCATTTGCTATTTCAACTTTTTTAGCTTTTCTTTTAGCTGAACGAACTGCTATTAATCTTTTTGAAATCAACTCATTTGAATCACCACTACCCTCATATTCTTTTGTATCATTAGAAGTAATTCTACCTGGTCTATTTTTTGATTTATTATTTTGTTGAGCTAACTCACCACCAGCTTCTAATTGGACTAAGTGATTATATGCTTGTTCTTCAGTTGCATTTGGATTATTTAAAAAGAATTCAGAAACTTTACAACTCATAATTTCATTATACATAGAACCAGCATTACCTGGAGCTGCTCCAGCTTTGAATCCATTTTGAATGAAATCACTTTGAGTTTTTGTATTTTCTTCTGAAATTTTATCTAATTTATTTTCTTCGGTTGGTTTATCTTCTTCTTTATCTATATCGGGTGCATCATAATTTTGTTGAAAGATTTTTGATTTTGATTCTTCACCACCTTCTCCATCTTCACCATTACCAATCTGAACATACTTACCAGTTTCAGTTTTGCTAAATTTAGGACCTGTAAATCCGTCTGGATTTGATTGCCATTTTTGGTAATCTCCAGATTTTACATAAGCAGGTGGTTGTCCACCAATACCTTTGTATTTTTTATCTTCATCAGATTTTGTTTCGGCTTCAAAAAGGGTTTGGAATAATTCACCTTTAATTTCCGATAATCCCAACTCATCCAATACTTCAGATAAGATAGTAAGGTGTTCTGATTTTTTCAGGTCTACAATACCTCCTTCCGTTCTATACGAAACTTCCGTTAATAAATCGTTTATAAATTCTTTAAAGTAATTCATACTTAAATCTTCCTATATCATATAAATATTAAAGTTTTGAGTAATCCGTTCCCCAACTAGCTTTTATAGGGAAACCATTACTCTCTACTATTTGTTTCAATTTTAGAGCGTGTTCTTTAGGAGTATCTAATGGATAAGAGAATAAGAATGAATCATAAGTATATAAGGTCAACTCAATATCGGTTTGTTGAATAAACTCCAACACTTTTTGGATTGTTTTCATATTCAACTCAGTTTCAGTTGCTTGTAATAAATAGTTGAATACTTTTTGAGGATTTGAATCTTCTATCGATGAGAGAGGTATATTTCGGTTGTAAGTCGATACATAACCCATTTCCGATGCCTTACTCCACATTACATCGATGTACTCTCTAACCTTCTTATAATAAGGAATAGAGTCGAACTCTTCGGGTATCCCACCATAAAGGAGTTGGAATGTGATTCCCTTAGATTCATCGTATGGAACTCCATATTGGTCCGCTAACCATTGGTGAACGGAAGTATTGGGTAAATCGTAATCAATCAACTTACCGATGATTCGGGGGTGATAGGCATCATAATCCATTTGTAGGAATATGTGCCCATCTTTGGGAATAAACACTTCTCTCGTACCATCCTTTTTATTTAAAGCAGAGAAGTTGATTCCCCCAAATCGGTTGGAAGGACGGGATGTAATGGTATATGGGTTATATTCGGTATATACGATATTGTTGTTTAAATGTTTAGTGGCTTGTGGATATCTATCAAAAAATTTTCTCCCATCGACCCGAACACCATATCGTTCAATCTGAGATAAAAGAGGAATCATCGTGTCATCAATCCAACTTTTAGGAGATAAATCGGGAGGAGGAATAGTACTACTTATATTATCAACAAATGATTTTAAGTACTCTCCCCACTTCATCAAAGGTGCTATCTTTCCCAAACCATCTCTTATACCCATTCGGGTATAATGTGATATAAATGGTTGATTTTGTACCTCATCGGGTATAGTTTGATTCTTTTCAAAGAAGTAATAATTGGATATATCAAAAATATTTTGTATATTTGTACCACTTTGTAATAAGCCCTTTTTATTCCACACCCATTTTGGTTGTGTAGATTTGGAAAGGTCTAAATGATGGGATTTCCCATCAATATGATTATATATGAGGATAAAGGTGGATTTTCCAATCATAACGAACAAAAACGCAAGTTCATTGTTCATCGGGTGTTTTTCTAAATCACACCATATGGGAACTACAATAGATGGTTCAGATTCCCATCTTTTGATAAATTCTTCCTTCTCTTTGTTAGACTCTACTACAATCATCCAACAAATATAAGAAAAATATTTTAATTATCCAAATTATTTCTTATGAAATTGTAAAAGGTTGGGAAGATATAGTTGAATATTTCTCATTGATTGAGATGCTATTCTTACAGATGCCGAATTTGATTTCTTTACTTCGGATGGACTTCCTTTAATTCTCCAATCTAATGAAACTACATTATAAAATGAATTAGTAGAAAACTTAGAGGTAGATTTTTTTCTAATTTCGTATATTACGGAAGATGGGTCATTTGATTTTTGAATAAAGTATCTAGTAATATATCCTCGATTATAATCAATATCAATTGGTTTAGGTATATATGCTACTATGTTTGTCTGATTAAACTCAGAACCCAAATGAGCTATTTCCTTATATCTATCTATATTCATAATTATTTATTATTTCTATATCCACCACTTACTTCGGTTGTCCACATCATACCCTCAATACTATGTTTAACACTTAATACTTGAAAAAATCCATCATTATATACAGATGGTACTCCATTTACTTTAAACATATCACCTCTTCTTATACCACTAACACCATGAACCTTAAAAGTGAAGTTAATTGGCATTAAAGGAGTTGCGGATGAAGCATCTTCATCATTTCCTGTTTTTAGTGCGGTAAATATACCAGCATCTTTATAAGCCCCCAAATAACACAAATCATAAAGGTCTTGACTCATACTAGATTTATCATTTATTTCAACCTTTGGATAAAAACGAGCTTTACCTAACATAATATTTAAATTAGCTTCTGCTATATCTTTTTTATCTTGCTCAGTTTGAGTCTTAGGGTCGTTTTTGTTTGTATTTTTTCTTTTTAATTTTACACCTAATTGGTCATTAAGTACATTCCCTTTAGAAAATAATGATACTTTTTTAGAATCACCATTTAAATCTGCTCCTAATTTTGAACCTATAACTTGATTCATTTTAGCACCACTAATATCCAAATCTAAACTAGCATCAATAAATACCGAATCTGCTCCTATCATTTCAAATGTATATGCAGGAGTTTGTTTTCCATTCGATATAAGATTCATTTCAAATATTTTTAATTTGTTTACTTTTTTCTTGCCAGATGTTACTTCTGATTCTTGTATTTGAAAATCCCACATACCATTTACAGCTGATGATATTCCATTTAAAATTTGATAAAGAGCATCTTTTAGATAAAATTGTTTAGTATCTAATATACCTTTAAAAAAATCAAAGTTAACATACAAATCTTTTAAGTATCCCCATTGATTAGGGTCTTTGGTCACTACCTTTCCTCCATCCGAAGGTGTAAATGAATAATTGTTTGGGTTTGGAAATTTAATTTTATTAAGTGGTGAATTGTTTACTGTACCGGCATTTCTAATTTCTTCAATTGATGGTAATCCTTTATCAGCACTAATAGCAGCTAAATTAAATTTAGGTGATTGTGGATTTGGTATAAATAATTTAGATGGGTCAGTACTATATATTTTTTCAAACGCTAAACATGCAGTATCTTTATAATCAATTTCAAAAGTTATTTCAGTACCATCAGGTAAAGTATAACCAGAAATACCAATTTCATATATGATATCCATCATACCATCAAATCGTATAAATCTTTCATCTCCAGTTATTTTTGTACCCGTTGGAAATTTGACTTTTTTTCCATCAATTGTCATTTTTCCTTGTGTAACTTCCCAACCAAGACCAGGAATAGTAAATCCATCAGATTCATCATTTAATTCTTCAATAACCTCATCATCAAAATTTATTAAATAAGTATCATCTGCTGCAAACTTACTTCGTAATCCCTTTACTGCTAAAGTTTGTCTTGTTTGTGGTAATTCATTAAACATTTTCATAAAACGTTCATCACCCAAACTACTATTTTTAGAATCAATAAAATTTAAACCAAATGGTTCAGCTGATGTTAATTTTTTTGATTCGTTTAGTTTTTGTTCACCGGTTTCGGTAGTAAGTAAATATGTTGGTAATTCCGTATATCCTGTACAATTTACATTTATTGTCCATTTATCACCATCTAAAGAAACACCACCACCAGTTGAAAATCCCAAGTAATTATCATATTCACCACCAGTATTACTCCTTACATTATTAGTATTTGATGAATTTTGAAATTTAGATATTGCAGATGCATTTAATGGTGTTAATCCACTAACACCATTTGATGTATTCCAGCCCCATTCTATAAACACACTCATACCAGGTTCTAAAAAGTATCTAGTTAACACTTCCATTTGTTCTTTAGTAAAACAAGTTATAGAAAAACTTGCTTTTCTACTCAAATTACCAGAACCCTCATCCACTTCTAATGAGGTTACAATTGGAGAAGGTCTATAACCTTGTCCAGCAGAGGGATTTATATCAGCACCACCCCAAGTTGTACCTATTCTACCAGCTTGTGTAGATGAACCATATGTTCTACCAGCTGCTCTAAACAAATTATTATCTGGATTTGAATCTAAAACTAATCCACCCCCACCACCAGAAACCAATCTTACAAATGGATTTAGTTTTGATAATAATTCAGTATTGCCTACTCTTTTTAATAAAGTACTTCTAACAAAATCCTGAATATTTGAGAAATTCGGAAATGACATATAACTTATTTTTTAAATTGATTGTTTATCTCTATAAAGTTTTGTGGTATTCTTAAAATCGTACCATCTTTTAAACCAAATGGTGCATTGTGAATGTTATTGGCAGCTGCGATAATCCACCAAAGGGATGCATCACCATAATAGTGATAAGCAATTGTATCCAATCTATCACCAGTCTCAGATGCTACTATAATATCATCATCTCTCAATGGTATTTGAGGATATATTTTAGAACGATATACTATTCTACCATCTCCTATTTTTTTAACTTCGTTATTTTGATATCTACTTGCCATAGTTTATTATGTTTGTGATGTAAATGTATAAAGTTTTCTATTACCATCTTCAGTACCAGTTTCTTTTCTATTTTCAACAAATTTAATGGTAATAGCCACATCAACAATTGTAGGTAATCTATAACCAGTCATATCTATTTCATTATTTTGTGGGTTTTGGGGTATTCCGTTTGGTTTACCATATAATAGTTGACTTGTAATTTGAGCTGTATTATTTAAATGAGTATTTTCCTCACTCATCACTTGCCAAGGTGTAGTATCATCAATAGTATATGAAAGAGATTCTATAAAACCTGCCTTTTTATTATACATATCACCCAATGTAAACATTATAAGTGGTGATTTTATAGCGGAGTTTCCATAATAATCAGCTGGATAAGTTAATCCAGATAAAAAGTTAAGTTTATCCCAAGCCTTTTTATGTTCTGCTGCGTTTAAAGAATATGTTTTAAAATTAAAAGAAACACTTCGTTCTATTCCATCGTATGTATAATAACTAAATGGGTTTCCAATAAATTTTTGTCCACTCCAAGAGGGAGAAAAGGTTTCAGTTAATCCACTAATAGTTGCTCTAAAATTTGCTGAACGTAATGCTCCACTAACTGTACCTAATGAAGTAAATTTAAGAGTTACGAAATCTAATGCATCTAATTCATCATCACCCTCACCAGCATACACACCACTCATATTTACTTTATCACTAATGGTGTACATTCCTCTTTTTGTTTCTAAGAAGTTTTCCGTAGATACATCTTTATAATTTGGGTTTTTAGTTACATTTGAAAATTTACTTGCTCTTTCAGGTTCAGCACTAAATTTAATAGTTGGTACATTTTCAACTTCTTGTTTATAAGATAAATCATTTTTATCATTACCTTCTTTGATGATAGTTTTACTATACCTATTTCCCTTTTTATCTTCTTTTAATCTTTGAGCACCAGTAGTTGGTTCTAACGAACCATAATTAAATCCAAATTTACCCCAATTTCTTAAACTTTTATCAGTATATAAAGTTGGAAATTCGTTAGATGGGGTTGGTGTAATTCCACTTGGTATTCTACCCGTTGCTAATCCCAAAGAACTACCACCTCTACTTCCAAATAGTTTTTTACCTAATTCTTGCTTACCAGCACTTATAGCACCACCCACTAAATTTCTACCAATAGCATCTGGTGTACCACCTCCAGCATTTTCACCAATAAATCCTAAAAGTTTTCCTGCAGCTGTTCCTTCTGCTGATTTTAAAATCTTTTGTAATTGGCTCATTCTTTTTTGAGTTTCACCAATTCTTTCACTTTCCAATCCATTTACTACAAATGTTGGAATTGCTTTGGTTGGTAATCCTAATGCACTTTTTACACTTGATGCCGCACTTCCTATCTTAGCCATTAAACCAGTAGCACCTGTTATTTCTCCAGATGTCTCTGCTTTCATTTTTGAAATCGAATCGGTTGTTCTTAAAGTTATTCTTGGTGTATCCGAACCATATATCATAGGTATCGAACCAAATCTAATAACTCTTAAACCAGTTACTTCTTGTTCTACTAAAGATTCATCAGTTCTAATTCCTAACAACTTTCTAGCACCCCTAGCCAATAACATACCAGTTACATTCACTAATGGATTTGATGAAGATATTCGTATATCCTTACTATCTCTAATAGCATAAGCTTCCTCAGCAGTTTTTCCGCCCTGAGAGGGTAATTGTTTACTTTTAAATAATTCTTCTAATGTTGGCATAATATATTATGTTGCGTAAGAATTACTTCCCACTCTACTTACTACTCTTGAAACTCCAGCAGTTACTTTCTGCCCATCTAAGTAAACTGCAACTTTACCATTGTTTAAATCTTCTCTCAATCCTCTAATTTCAGTTATTAAATCAGAATCAGAACCTCCACCTTCATCTCCACCAAATCCTAATAGAGAACCAACTCCCATTGCGATTGTTCCAACAGCAGCAACTGCCATCAGACCTGGTAGAGCAGCAATACCAGCTACACCAACCAGTGTTAATGCACCAGCTAATCCAACCAATGCCAATGCTAATGCGGCAATAGGTGCGATATATTGGAACATACCACCTAAAACATCTTTAACTTGAGATATAAGTGATACCACACTTCCCATCGAACCTCCAATTGCTTGGAATCCAGCTGCTGCAACTAATAAACCAGCACCCAATACCATCATAGATACACCCAATCCAGCTAATGCAGCTAATCCAGCACCAAATATAAATGCCCCTACACCAGTCATCATTAATGCACCAAGTCCGAACACAGCTGCTGAGAATACTACCAATCCTGCCGCTGCTGCCATTACTGAACCAATATCCAATCCAGCAATTAAACTCATTGAGAATGCGAATGGAATAAGTGCAGCTCCTAAAATAGCCACAGCAATTGCACCCTTAATCATTTCACCTTGAGCTTTTCCTAACACATAAGCAATTGCAGCTAAACCAACTAAACTAGCTAATCCCATCCCAACAGCAGGCCATGTTACTGAACCGAATTCTTGGAATGCTTTAGCAGCAACGAATAATGCAGCTGCTAGAATAAGGATAGCAGCAGCACCTTTTATTAAATTACTAGCTTTAGGTCCTTTACTACCTGCGGTTTTATTTAAATTATCACTAACTGAAGTTTCTGGTACTTTTGGTGTTTTAGCTGCTAACATATCTTTGGCTTTCTTACCCCCAAATCCAGCTGCTATTTGTTTATCTGATAAGTTCTTTCTTGCTTTTGATAATGCATCTTTACCCAATAATCCTTTAAGTTTTCCGGTTAACCCACCCATTCCTTTCATGGATTTTAAACCATCCTTTAAATTGAATCCCATCTGCCCAGCAGCAACTGCCACACTACCTAAACCTTGTACACCACTCAAAATTTGCGAACCAAATGCTTTAGCAGTGTTTGTTAATTTATCATAAGTAGATAAGGTTATCTGGCCGTTTTTATCCAATTTATCAGCATTATCAGCCATCTTTTGGAATTCTTCCACCGATACGCCTAATAGTGCTGCGGTTTGTTTCTTTTGGAAATAATCCATTTTATTGAATTCCTCAATACCACCCAATGCGGAAAGTGTTTCTCTTACTGAACCACCTATATCTCCTTCGTATGCTAATGCTCTGGCTCTATCTAAGTTGATATTCTTACCTAACATTGCACCTAATTCTAATTCGGCGTTTATCGATGATTCAAAATCTAATAGGTTATCGGTGATACCACTAAGGGTTTTCATACTAACACCTAACTTACCAGCAGCAACAGCAGCTTCAGCTATATTCGTACCACCAGCCTTACCATAGAGTGCAAACTCTTCAGCAGATGCGGCTACATCAGCCATTACATCGGCAGGAACTAATCCATTTTGTTGTGCTAAATTCTGGGTTTGTTGAATTAAGTTTTGTGCAGTTTCGGCAGAACCATCATTTAAACGAGCAAACGAACCTGTTAAAGATGCCGCTTCACCAGCACTAATACCTAAGTTCTTAGCTATTACGTTAGTTCTGAATTGTGTTTTTAATGATACATCACTTAATCCACCAAATTCTTTTGAAAGAGATTTAGTAACACCAACTGCGTCTGGGAACACTGTCCCAAATAATGTGGTTGCTATATTAGAGGTAGAAGTTAGAGAACCACCCAATTCATATGAAGTTTTCAATAATTTTTTACCAGCAACACCAGCACCAATTAAAGCACTACCTAATACTCCACCAACAGTTGATGTAAGTAATGATGCAGTTTCTAATATTCCACCAATGGTATCTTTTATACCATCATATACTTCTAATTGTTTATTTAAGAATTTTTTCTGTTTTTCAGTCAATCCAGACATTTTGAGGGCAACATCTCTTTGTTGTTCTAAATTATTTAGAATCTCTTCACTAACAGTTCCTTTTTTCCTTAAAGCTGCAATTTGTTCATTTATAGATTTTTCTTGAAGTTCTCGTGCAACAGAATCTTCAGCTGACATTGATAACAAATCCTGATTCAATGATGCAATTGAATTTATCGCATCTTGCGTAGGCCCTTTAAGACCTTGTTGTATTTTTAACCTATCTCTATCTAAATTAACTAAAGATGCTTGAATACCAGTTAATCCTTTTAGTTTTGATTCTTGTTGAATTAAACTATCTACTACAATTTTGTGATTGGCTTGTATTTCTTTTATTTGTTCATTTATCTCTTTTAATTTTGCTAGCTGGGCTTTATATTCCGGAAGTTTTTTTGCATCAATGCGCCCTTCAGCAGTTTTACCCGCTAAAAGTTCATCAAGATAAGCTTTTGACTCTCTTCTTAGTTGTTGTAAAATTTGTAATTCGTCTCTGCTAGCCATACTGAGATATTATTATGAATAGTACTTTAAATCATCTTCTAGCTCTTTAGCTAGTTTATCGATTTGTTTCATTTTTTTAATAATAGGAGATGGAACTTTTTTGTTCTTTTCGGCTTGTTTTAATGCTTTATTAACTGCATTAGTTTTCAAACCATCAAAAAATGCATCAGAGAATTTTTTGGCTGCCCCAAATAATCCTTCGTTTGTTTTTTCTTTTGACATAGGTAATCTCTTTATAGTTTTATACATCTATAAATATTGGATAAAAAAAAAGTAAGGATTATTTCCTAACCCTTACTTTTGATTTACGTTCTGCTTTTTTGTATTCGTCTGCTTCCTTCTTTTTTAAATCGACCAATTTCTTAAAGTAAAACTTTCTCCATTGGATTGGCATGAAGTAAACATCTCTCCAAGTAAATCCATTACCAAAGTTAACCAACTCCCAAATTTGGTTATGAAGTTGGATACTATAATCATTCGGAAGGGTAAAAAAACGATACCCCAAACGGGATATCGAGTGCCTCCTCTTCACCCGTCAACTCTGAAACAAAGTTGAATGTTAAATCCATATCAGGACTTAACTCTCTAACAAATTTTCTGAATGCTTTTGTATCTAATGCTAAGAATGAATTTTGAACCCACTTAGTAATATATCCTCTATCTTGATTACCATCTACCGATTGAATCATATATTTCAAACGAGTAGTTACATCGAATGAAGTATCACCTTTACCTTTGTACAATCTAACCAATGCTTGATTTTCTTTTGTGATTTCAATTTCATCACCATGTGTAAGAAGTTTAAATTCTAATTCAGTTCCACTTTTAGGTAAAGTAAATTTATACAAATTATCACCATTTAAGATTTTTTCATCAAAATCTTTGGTTTTTACTTTAGATAAATCAATAGTTACTGTTTGTGGTTCTAATGTAGATGGGTCAGTTACTTCTACTTTATAATCAGCACCATAACCCATTACTCTGGTTGCTAAAAGAATAGCGTTTTTATCACCAATAAAGATATCATTGATATCAACATCTGGCTCTACTACTACTGATTCAAATAGTTTATCTAAAACTACCCCCTTTTTAATTAGAGATTGTGATGCAAGAATATCTTCTTCTCTTGCTGTCATATATTTAATCTCAATGTTTCCTTTTCTTAAAGGATGTCCTTCTGGATAAACTAATCCCTTTGATGGTAAATCCACTACCTCAGTTGGGAAATCAAATTTATTTTCGCTCATAATTAACCTTTATTTGTTTGTATATATAAGTATATCAAAATAAAAAAGTTGTAAAACGAAAAAAGGTTCTCACTAAGAGAACCTTCTTCAATTTATAGATAGTAGTGGATAATATCTTAAAATTCTAATATTGCGTAATCATACGAAAGCGTTAATTCAATATCGGCAGGGTCATTAGATGAGAAATCTAAATCATTGAAATTAGCTGCTTGAATGAATGCACCTTTTAGTTTCCATTGTTCAATTTTATCACCAACAGGTCCTAACATATAGAAATCGATATCTTTTTTGTAGAAATCTGCGTATCCTTTTCTACCAGTTAAAGATTCATATCCTAATCTCACCCATTCCATCACTTGTTGTGCTCCACTTGGAACGATTGGGTCATATAATGTGATTGTGATATCTTGCCACTCACCCTTACCTTGTAATTTTCTATAAGTGTTAATGTGGTCTAACTTCACAGTTTCGAAATTGATAGATGGTCTCGCTGCTGTTTTAATTAAGTATGATTGAATACCATCAATCTCCATAATATAGCGATTCTTCATCTTCGGTTCGAAGTTGGTGAAGAACATTTCGTTAAATTCTAATACTTCTGCCATTTTTTTATTTCCCTTTTATACTAATAAATATTAGTTATTCATTTTTTTGTTTTATGCTGAGAACGATGCTCCCGTTGGTAAGATGTTGAAATCAATTACAATGAATTCAGCGGTCTTAGCAGGTTGTAGGAATATCTGTCCAGCTAAAATGTTTCTATCAACCACATCAGGTGTGTTGTTAGTCTCATCCATAACTACTTTAAATGCGTACAGTCCTTGTCTTTGTTGGATACCTTCTAAGTAAGGTTGTACAGTGTTGATAAATCTACCTCTAGTCGATGCCGTATTTTGTTCGAATACTAAGAATCGAGATGTAGATGCTACAAATTTCTTAACATTGATTAATAATCTTCTAACATTGATTCTATCTAATGCTGATGCTCTATCTTGCAATGTTTTCTGTCCGAATGCCACAATACCTTGTCCAGGGAATGCTGCGATTGGGTTTACTTTGTTTTCATATAAAGTATCTCTTTCAGAATGAGTTAATCTATTCAATACTGATGCTGCTCCTATGATACCACCTCTATTTAAACCAGCAGGTGCGAACCATTCAGCTGCGATAGCGTCATTTGCTGCGTACACAGCAGGTAATAATACTGAAGGTGGAACACTTACTAATTTATTAGTGTTTGTATCTACTGTCTTAACCCAAGGATAGTAAGTTCCAACATAGTTAGAATCTACTGCGTTTGCCTGAGTTGTTACATCAGAAATTGTTGAACTAGCATCAGCGAAATCAGCGATGTAAAATGCATCTGCTCTAGCTTCAACAACATCAATTGCCTTACTAACAACTGCTGGGTGTAATGTTCTTACAACACCAGGAGTTACTAACATATTGATATCCCACTCATCAGCGTTTGAAATTGCGTTCAAACCTTTAGAGTATGATAGGTAACCACCAGCCGTAGTTGATGATAAATCAAGTCCTTGCGAATTACCAGCACTCATATCAGAACCTAAGTTGATATTAGTTGCAGGTGATTGTCCATCAAATCCACCTTGGAATGCAATTGAAAATTGTCTCTTCACCATATCAGATGAATCAGAACCACTCATTACATAAGAAAGTTGAGAATCGAATCCGAAATCAACATTCGAACCAACTCCTACACTTTCAGGTAAAGGTTTGATATAATTGTTGTTATCATATTTTACACCAACTGTTTCGAAATCGAAACCAGCAAAATATGTTGGGTTACCAGCAGTATTTACTACTGAACCGGTTTGGTAAACAACTGCTGGAACGATAGTTTCATCGGTTGCTTTAATTGGGTTAGAGTATGCTCCATGTCCGAATGGTGCAGCAGATACAGGATATGAACCCTGAGCTGCTACTTGTACTCTAATATATTTTGAATTGTTTACCCAATCACCATTTTCAGTAATCTTACCATTTGAATCGATAGTTAAATATCTATCACCGATTCTTCTAGCGATAAAGTTTGGTGATGCTGGGTCTAAGTTTACATTACTAAATGTTTCTAATACAACAGGTCTTTTATCCGTATCAGAGAATGAACGAATAATTACTGTGAATACTGAATAATCAGTACCTCCATCTTCACCGGCAGCTTTCACATTGGAGATTGAAATTTTGAATCTGGAGTTTTCATTTGTTCCATATCCTAATGTATGGAATTTAAATAAATCACTTCTTACACCTGAGATTAGTTGTGATTTAACAAATGGTGTAGATGCCCAACTTGCTTCATAAGTAAAGTTTTGAGTTGGAAGTACTTCAGCAGTAACTGCCTCACCATTAGCAACTTCTAAGTTAATACTATTTACTGCATTTTTAAAGTAAGAATACACATAAGCTTCTTTAGAACCTAATGGGTCAGAACCAAATACATCAGTTACATCATTACCAGCTGATGATAATAGTGAAGATGATATGTTACTTAATCCACTACCACTTACCACAAATGAACCAGATGTAGTTAATGATGGGGATACAGTAAAAGGACCAAATCCTACTTCGTCATCACCATTTACAGTATTATGTAATGTTGCAATAAGTGTTTGACTACCATCAGAACCACTAGCTACTAAACCAACAGGTGTTACTTGAGAATAACCAGCATCAGCGCCAGTTTTACCCAAAACTCTAACAACTGTTGCTGTTCCAGCTTCTCTAAGATAGTTTTGTACTGCGTACTCTGTATAATAAGTTCCATCAGGTGTTCCGAACTTATCTTCAAATTCTGATTGTGTTCTTACAATCGTTGGAACAAACGCTGGTCCTTGTTTAAAAGGTCCTACAAACGCTGCTCCGATTTCTCCTACTCCCTGCGCTAAGAACGAAAGGTCATTTTCTCTCGTAAATACTCCAGGTGATACTATTCTTTCTGCCATAATTTTATTTCTCCAATAAGTTTATTTTGATAAATAAATCAAATACACATATAAATATAACGAAAATCTCCAAAAGATAAATTTCATTTCTATTAACCACATACAATCAAACTTAAATTGTACATAGGTTATTATGAATTTAAGATTTTAACTACACATTCACAATAACATCACCAAAAACTTCTTTTAGTTCTGTTTTTAATAATGGATATGCAAAATCATAAATAGATGAGCCGGTTAATGCATTAGTTGTGATTACATCTGCTGTATATTCTTCACTACCACTAACATTTACAGTATCGTATGTCCAAGAAGATTGAGTAATCATATTCTCAGGGTCTTCTGGGTCTGGAACCATTTGTTCTACAGATGAAGATACAGTTTCTACTCTTAAAAATTCTCTACTTCTAACTTGAGATTCTGTTAAATGAAAACTATACACCTCTTTTACCTCATAACTCTTTGCTTCCCATTCTTCAACTAACATAGCAGGTGAATGTTCATCAAATAAATCTCTAGAAGCACTAGAAGCAGCTCCTTCATTTAGATATAATGTGGGATATACTCTTAATGTACCATTTGATTTTCTAAATTCAAAAGATTCTATTCTTACATATCCTTCAGAAGTGATACCTCTACTTGTACCTATTTGTTTTTGTATTTCTAAAGCCATTTTGTTTTTTTTACTTTATGTTTATAAATATAACTATATTAGTAAAAAGATTAACCTTTATTAATTAATTGTTTTACTAATTTTTTTAATTCTTCAATTTCAGATTGTTGTTTTTCAATAATACCTTCTAATTCTTTCATTTTGGTGTTGTTCCAACTTACAATCTTATGCTGGTCTTTAATACCTTCAATTACTAAAGGAATTAATCTATCGTATTTTATTGTTAAGTAATCTTCACCAGATTTAGAATATAGATTTCCATTTTCATCGTAATCGGAATCAAATGGTGCTAAGTGAACAACCTCAGGTACAACATCTCTAACCTGTTGTGCTGATAAACCTACTTGTAATCCTTCTTCGGTAAATCCAACTTTTTTTGCTAAATCATTAGTTTCGTAGTAGAAACCATCTAATGAAAGAATCTTAGAAAGTGCATTTCCAATTTTACCTTTCTTATCTTTTAATCTTTCATCTGAGTAGTATGCTATAATATCTTGCGTACATCTAAATACTCGAGTAGCGTAGATTTGTGAGTTGTTTACCTCTAATCTTTCCGAACCACCAGTTACAACTCTCCATTGGTCAGATGCATGGAACTGCATATATGTATTGGTATCACCTCTATGCCTAATTTGCGAATTGATATCAATCCGATTCAGTTGAGATGTCCCATTCGGGTCTACATAGTAATTACCATCATTTCTATCATAGTAGATAGCACCATATACTCTATTGTAGAAGTATGCTATTGCATTTCCATTTTCCCGTCCAATATATGCTACGTTCATAGAATTACCAGCACCATTATCATGTATTCTTAGATAAGAGTTAGTATTATTATTGTTACTATCTAATCTAATATTAACATCATTAAATGAGTTTAATGACATTGAATCACTAAAGTTACCATTGATATCAGTAGATGCTAATCCGTGATAGTAGTAGTAATCGTATTGAGCGTTCCAGTCAAAGGACATATATGCAATTTTATGCATAGACGATGAATAAGTCCCATAACCCTGTGCTCTACCCTTATTTGTATCTGAACCAAAGTATGAAGTATTGGTTACGGTTGCATTAAATCTAGAAGTAGAATTAAAGTTACCATAGTATCCAGTATCGTGGTCATAGTAAACTTGTGCTCTTACTTGGTCTCTTACATAGATACCATAAGAATCGGTATTCATTTGTCTAGCACCATTCCACATTAGTTCGGTACTACCATTTCTATTGAAATAAGCCATCCACTCGTTATCAATATCGTTGAAGATACCAGCACCAGAAGAATCAGCAGACATGAATACATATCTACCATTGATTGAGTATCCTTCCCAACCACCTTTACCTCCACCATGAGTTTGAACAGTACCATAGTTTCCATCTACACCACCTTGCCCAGCTCTGAAGGTAACTTCATTATTGTCTCTAAGTTCTACATACGAATCTCTAACTACTCTTACTGCCCAGTTTCCATCAGAATCTAAGATACCAATAGTATTGTTATCTTCTGCGTAGAAATAACCTCTAATAGTACCTTGGTGTCCATCTCTAATTCTAATACCTTTAGCGTTATCACTTTCACCAATACTCCAATATGTACCATCTGCATACCAATGGTTAGCAGTTGCTTGGTTGTATAAACCTTCATATTGATTATAGTTTCTGAACCAATCATCAGCGTAGAAGTTCCACGCTCTAGCAGTATTCATACGAGCATCACCCTGTCCACTACCGAAGTAGTATGCAGTATTCTCTCTATCGTAAATGATATTAGTTCTAATATCGTTGAAGTACGATGTTTGACCAGGGTTAGCGTAATATGAGGTATTATCTCTATCATAGTAGATATTTGCCCTCATATCGTTGAAGTACGATGTAGAAGCAGGGTCTGCGTAATATGATGTACTGTTTTGGTCATAGTAACGAGGAGAGTAAGTTACATCATAGTTGTACATCCAACCATCCACTCTCAAATTCAAGTTACCACTATCCGAACTCATTCTGAATTCATCAGTACCCGTTCCGATAAAGTCAATACCAGTTCTACTATCCCAATGTGTGTTGGTTCTAAATCTTACCGTACCTCCACCATATGCGGGCATTATAATTTGAGATGCGTTATTAAATGTTAAACCATTACCATCATTTGCTCTATTACCAGTTAATGTTTCAATAGATGGTTCGTTACCATTAATTTCATATACACCAGGTCCCCACCATTTTAATTGTGCAGCAGGATTTGTTGAATAATATAAATAAGTTCTATGAGTTTGGTTTCTCGTACCAGTGTACCTCATTTTATAATCAGTACAACCCCGAATTTTTTCACCAGTATCCAATCTCCAAACACCACCTTTTCCACTACTACTAGTAGATGGGTGATTGTTTGCATGTACTATACCAACTACTAAACACCAAACATCTTGTGGTAATCCACTAATTCCAAATGCCGTAAAATATGGGTTACCATTAGCTGAACCACTCATATTAAGTGTTTCTCCACCACTACAACCTAAATAGAATGTACCAGATGTATTTGAACCAACACGCTTCACATATGTTACCCACATATATGATTTGTTACCATCTAAGTTTGATACAGTTTTGTTCCAACCACCATCGGAGTTCGAACCAGCATCATTATTTAATGCTCTCCAAACAATAGCCGGTCTACCCCAAGGGTCATAATCTTGTATGATTGAGTTTTCATTGGATGCTCCATTGTTTGAGAATGTTCCACCCAATGCAGCTGCACCATTACCAGTTGAACTTACTGCCCAATCTTCAGCGGTTGCTAAGTTAGTAAATGAACCAACATGATGGTTACGAGAGTTAATTGCTTTCTGTCCACCAACTCTTAGGTTGTAAGTAACTTCAACGTCTTGAGAACTTCTACCAACTGAGAATAACATTGTTGATAAATCTTCATTGTTGTACATTCTGATACCACCATAACCAGGTTGTGCACCCATACGGATACCAGTATGCCATCTTAAATCTAACTTAGTGTAGTTACCACCATAGTTTTCTAAATTTGTACCAATATAGTAGTTAGCATTTGCATCTGAGTTACCACCACCAAAATGTAATCTCGTAGAACCTACTGAGTTATATGCGTTGTAGTCAAATCTACCACCAATTACAACTCTATTGATGAATTCAGCTGCGTACATACGAGAAGTAGAACCACCATGCCAATAATATCCAGTTGCTCCTCTATCATAAAGAATGTTTACTCTAACATCATTTAAGTAAGAAGTAGAAGCAGGGTCTAAGTAGTAAGATGTATTGGTATCATAGAATCTTGATGCAAAAATATTTCCATTTACATAAACACCATCTGAACGAGTGTAGATTTTCTCAGCACCATCGTAATACATTGATGTTTGTACATTAGTTGTTCTAACTGCCCATTGTCCATCCCGATTTAATAAACCGAAGTTTGCACCATCACCATCACCATACACATATCCATATTGTGTACCATTTCCATCTCTGAATCGAATACCAGTTGGTCCGTTTGTATCATCGGCTTGGAAATTTAGGTAATTGTTATTAGAATCATCATAGAATCTAACACCAGCGTTAAAGTGTAATTGGTTTACATAGTTGATATCATAGTTGTTCATATGGAAATGACGATACCAATAAACATATCCATTGTTATTGGTAATGTATCTCATCATTAAGGTATCTGAGTTGTTGTTTCTCATATACCAAGAGAAAGTGTATCCACTATCCCAATACCAATGTGCACCATATGAAATAGCATGATAACCACCCTCACCAAAGTATAAGTGAGAATCACCACTATCAGTAGCACCCACATATAACATATCGTTGATGTGAGTTCTATCATCGTTACCATTACCTATTCGGTTTCGGTTACCATTTACATATAAGTTGTTTTGTACAGTAGTTGTACCATTGTTTACTTCTAATCTTTCACCACCACCAGTTACAACTCTCCATTGGTCATTTGCATGGAATTGGATGTAAGTATTGGTATCTGAATCGTGGTAAATCCGGTCATTTAAGAAGATATCCTCTACATCGTAGATTCTACCATTATCCATATATAAATCAGTACGGATAATAACCGAACCATTTACATCTAATCGTTGTGAAGCAGTATCATGCCCAATACCCACATTACCGCCACTAGCACAAACCATATAAATGTTTTGATTTGCTGAGTGGTTTAAGTGAAGTGGTCTATTATAAGAGTAAATCTGGTCATAGTTAATTCTTAAACCATCACTTACACCAGAAGTATCAAACTGTACCCAATCTAATCTACTACTATTTCCTCTAAATTTAAGTATATCTTCTGGCCCATCATATTCGATTACAGGTCCACCATAACCATATTGGTGGAATTGAATTTGTGGATGACGTGAATTTGTACCACCATTACCACTTTGAATTTGAATTGCAGTTGAGAATGTTGCAGAAGGTCTATTAAAGTATCCACTATCTCCACCCCAATGCGGTTGTCCAGCTGGAGCTGAATAATATGATGAGTAATCATTTGCGTAGTAATCGTATTCATCGGTGTAACCACCTTTAACAAATAAACCACCATCAACTACTAATTTCGATGCATCCCGTGCATCACCACTATGCCATTTACCTAATCTCCAACCACTATTCTCATCATTGTTATTTGATACCGCAAAAGTAATACCCCTATCATAACTAGCATCAGAATACATAGTTGTAATTAAAAGGTCATGTGCGTAATTCGCATCAGCTGCTAAACCAGATGCTTGTGATTTTTGGTTAGCCGTTCCAGTAAACCAAGTACCATTACCCGCTCCAATCCAGAACATTTGATGTCCTTGGAAGTGTAGGTTTGTTTGTGCATATTGTCCAACTGCATCCCAATTGTTTGATACACCTAAGATGTGGTATTTTGAATCCATATCTAATGTACCCGTACCAACAACATTACCAGTTACACTAATACCCGTATTGGTAGTTTCTAATTTACCAGCACCATTAAAATGTAATCGAACATATGAGTTTCTATACATTAAGATAGCCCACTCATTTTCGTAATCGTTGTAGATACCAGCTGCATTTGAATGGTCGTGCATAAACACCCAACCACCATTGATTGAGTATCCACCCCAACCACCTCTAGTAGTCCGAGTTTGGACAGTACCATAGTTACCACTTACAGTATCTCTACCAATTCTAAATTCTTCAGTTGTACCATCGGTATAGAACTGAGTACCATAATCATTTTGGTGTCTGATTGCCCAACTTCCACCAGCATCTAAAATACCAATTTGATTAGAACTATTTGCGTAGAAAGAACCTCTTTCGGAACTTCCATTAGTTTTCATTCTAATTCTTATAGAAGATGCTGAATCTCTAGCAGTCCAAGATGCATCTGCATCTGAAACCCAATGTGCTCCAGTTGCTTGGTTATATAAACCTTCACCACTTTGGTTGTTTCTAAACCAACCATTGTTATAAATTTCGTTAAATGTTACACTATCCGTTGTACGAACATATTGGTTCATATTTGCAGCGTATGGATAGTTTGTAGAATCTAAAATTCTTCTCCAACCAGAATAGTTATCGTTATTCCATTGAGTTTTGTATGCTAAATCACCAGTATGTGCTGCGTATAATTGGAATGAATGATTTGCACCTCTCAAACTAAGAACACCACCATAAGTGTACACACCAGTTGGATGATTTGAGAATCCAGAGGCCAAGTTATTGACCTGAATATAATTCATCTCACCAGCAGAGTTTGTCCAATCTTGGAAATTACCACTACCTACTGCACCACCATAGTTAAATACATTCCAAGCACCAACCGAAGTAGATGTGAATCTAACTCTCGGTACTGCAATCTGTCCACTATTTGCGGTTGGGAATACTTCAGAATCCGGTGTGAAATCTGAGATATTAGTTGCGCCAGGTGATTTGTTAATGTAAGCTTGTCCGCCTGATGGAGTATTATCGGTATATTGTACTGTCTTATTGGTTTTAATCATTACATCAACCTGTCCGTAGTATCTAACATCTACATAAACAGGAACATATCTGATATCACCACTAATAGTTACTGGTGAACCGATTCTCACCTGCATTCTATTATCAGCCCAAACTCTACTATCGGTTAGATATACTTGCCAAGCATTATAGTATCCCCACCAAACAGTATAAGTTTTTCTATCACCTCTACCATAGTAATCTTCATGTAATTCTACTTCGAATGTACCAGCATCGTTCCAATCGTTGTAATCCATTGCTAATCTAGCAATTTCAAATGTACGAGCTTGCGTTCCACTAGCACCTAAATCACCAATTGAAACATAAGTAAACTTACCAATAGTGTAATCATCACCCAAATTAACCCCACCATTATAGGTAACATTACCATTAACAATTAAGTTATTTTGAATTGTTGTATTTGTATTATTTACTTCTAATCTTTCGCCACCGCCAGTTACAACTCTCCATTCGTTGGATGCATGGAATTGAATGTAAGTATCGGAATCACCTTCATGAATGATTTGGTCTACACCAACTATATCATTGTTGTTCATATCAAGTGTACCACCTGATATACTGAATCCATTACTTACATAACTTCTTTCCCAAGATGAGATTAATGCTCTTACCGTACCATCATTTCTTCTCAATCTCATATCAGGGTAACCATTACTACCTACCCAGAATCCAGATGAGTTATCGTTACCAACACCATTCGTTACAAAGACAAATGGCCATGTACTATTCCGAACTTCTCTAAGAGAAATAGCGTTATCAGCTACATTATTTAAATCCATATCAATAGCATGACTATTGATTTGTAGGTTAGTAGCTAATGTAGTAGTACTATTGTTTACTTCTAACCGTTCCGAACCACCAGTTACAACTCTAAATTGGTCTCCAGCGTGGAATTGGATGTAAGTATTAGTATCACCTTGACTAATAATAGCATTATCTAAATAAATGTTTTCAACAGTATTTAAATTACCATTTCCTAAGTTTAACCCAGCAAATGTTGGTGAATCGGTTGTACGAACATCTTGATTCATTCTGAACGCATATGGAATATTTCCATCGTGTCCGATTGTTCTCCAAGTTTGATATGTCCCAGCTTGCAATCTTCTAAATCTCATATCATCTGAGAAGAAACTGATTGCTAGTGTTGCACTATAATAAGTTGATGCGTTTCCGTGTCCTAATCTCATCCCATACCACCAATTGGTATCAGGATTAAGAGTTGAGTTATTGATTGTGTTCCAATATTGGAAACTATCTGATTCAGTACCAGTATTTGATGATAATCTTGTTGCTGCATCAATAGAACCATTGATTTCACCATTAACAGTCAATCCATTTAAGTTCGAAGTTCCTGCAGGATTTACATAATAATTATCATCATTCGAATCATAGTAAATTGGTGCATACATTGCTACACCAGCATCTACGATTTTAGCTGCATCAATCGAACCTAAGTAAAGAATCGAAGCGTTTTGGTCTTTATCACCATAGAAGGTAAACTGCCCACCATGTCCTTGTCCTCTGAATGTTGGATTAGCATCACTAAAGTTAATGTAAACATCAAATCCACTATCATTGATACCAATGTTAGAAGTATAAACACCACTAAATGTTGGAGTACTATTTGTTTTTACCGCTTGGTTTAAATAATCTGAGAATTGATACCCATCCCAAAGGTCAGCATCCAATCCAGAACCAGCACCATCAGAAAGTGAAGTCCAAACTTCTCTCCAACCGGGTGCATAACTACTACCTTGGTCGTTGTAAATGAATACTCTACCAGCAGAACCACCTGTATTTGGTGCAATTGCTAATGCTGTAATATTACCTCTTGTAGAATCTGATGAGTTATCAGTCCAAGTTATCCAAGAAGAACCTGCCGTTTCGGTAAACCTACCAGCATCAGTTAAGTTGTAATTTCCAGCATAACTCCAAGAAGTTTTGAATACCGAAGTATATGAATCAAATGCCCCATCACTTTCCATTTCGGAAATTACTTGAGCAGTTGTTATATTTGGATTTGAACCATTAGTAAATGCTCTTGTTCCTAATGAACGAATGTGGTCATATATAGCGTAGTAAGAACCATGTTGTCCATCCAATAAATCAGCATTAAGGTTTGATACTAATGTTGTAGATGAAACGGTCAAAGGAGCCGTTCCAGTTGCTTGTGATAAAGTTAATCTGTTAAATGTGGGTGAATCTGAACTTCTAACATTTTGGTTCATTAAATAAACCTCAGTTGCACCCTGTCCAGTATTAATTGTACCAATGTTTACTAAGTTACGAGATGTATCAATTACAGTTGTACCATTTAATTGATAACCATATGGTGCATTTACACCTGTATCATCTAAAATTTGGAACTGAATTCTATTACTTTGCTCCGGCTCAATAAAGTTTAAACCTTCTGGTGTAGCTTGGATAGCCATATCAGAACTTGCACCATCACCACCATCAGATGTACCATTAAAGTAAATTGTAGGTGTATTGTTTGATGATAATTGTAAGTTAGCAAATTTAGGAGTATCAGTTGTACGAACATTTTGGTTCATTAAATAAACCTCAGTATTCCCTTGTCCAGTATTTACTGTATTTGCAAAGAATGTACCATTTACATACATCGTATATGATGTATTTAATGTTCCCGTATTAAAACTAAAGTTACCACCATTTAATCCAAATACTGCTTTAGTACTACTCGCATCACTCTCTAAGAAGTTTACTAAGTGGTCTGAATAAATTGATAGATTATTTTCATTAGTAATTTTGGTTATTGCACCAGCAGTTTCATTTAAGAATAATTGTCCACCTGTTGAATATAAATTACCAGAAGTTTGTAAGTTTGAATCGGCTACCCATCTATCAGAAGATTCGTTCCAAATAAATTGTTTGTTAGAAGCAGTTCCTCTTTCAATCTCAATACCAGCATTTTGTGAAGGAGTACCAGTCTCATTTGAGTTAAGAAGTATAATATTATCTGCTAAATTAATGGTTTCAGTATTAACAGTTGTTGTTGTACCTGTTACTGTTAAGTTACCTTGTACATTAAGAGTTGTACCATCAAAAGTAAGATTTGATTCAACAGTTGCATTTGGTGCTGAACCATTAAGTGTAATTACACCATTATCAGTATTGCCAGTTAGAGAAAGTGTTCCAGAAGAACCAGCAGAACCTGAAGTTCCTCCACTTCCGCTTGTTCCAGATGAACCCCCAGAACCCGAAGTTCCTCCACTACCAGCAGTTCCCGAAGAACCTCCACTACCAGATGTACCCGAACTACCTCCGCTACCAGCAGTTCCCGAAGAACCTCCACTACCAGATGTACCCGAACTACCTCCGCTACCAGAAGTACCCCCACTACCAGCAGTTGCAGATGTACCACCCGAACCGCTTGTACCACTTGAACCACCAGAGCCCGAAGTTCCACCACTACCAGATGTTCCTCCACTACCAGATGTACCATCACTACCTGAAGTTCCTTGTTCACCACTTGTACCAGATGAACCACCACTACCAGATGTTCCAGAAGAACCACCACTGCCAGAAGTACCAGCAGAACCACCACTACCAGAGGTTGCAGAAGTACCTGATGTACCACCCGAACCGCTTGTACCAGATGAACCACCACTACCAGAAGTACCAGCTGTACCACCAGTACCAGAAGATGCTGAAGTACCAGACGAACCACCCGAACCAGATGTTCCCCCACTACCACTTGTACCATCATCACCAGATGTACCCGAAGAACCTGAAGTTCCTCCACTACCACTTGTACCAGCTGAACCACCTGCTCCAGTTATACCACTCGAACCACCACTACCTGATGTTCCAGATGAACCTCCACTACCACTTGTTCCACCAGAGCCGGATGTTCCCCCACTTCCAGATGTACCTGCTGAACCTCCTGTCCCAGATGAACCTGTTGTACCAGAAGTACCACCAGAACCACTTGTTCCAGACGAACCTCCACTTCCTGCTGTCCCAGAACTTCCACCACTACCAGAAGAACCACCAGTTCCACTTGAACCAGCTGAACCCGTTGAACCTGCACTACCACTTGTTCCAGATGAACCTCCACTTCCAGAAGTTCCACTTGTTCCTCCACTACCCGATGTACCACCCGTACCAGAAGATGCTGAAGTTCCTGATGAACCACCACTACCTGATGTACCACTTGTTCCACCAGAACCTGATGTACCAGCAGAACCAGTTGTACCACTCGAACCACTTGAACCCGATGTACCAGCCGTTCCAGCAGTTGCTGAAGTACCAGCACTACCCGATGTACCAGCTGAACCTCCCGTACCAGAAGAACCTCCTGTACCAGAAGAACCTCCCGTACCACTTGTACCATCTTCTCCACTTGTTCCACCACTACCAGATGTACCTGATGAACCAGTTGTTCCAGATGAACCACCACTACCTGATGTACCGCTTGAGCCACCAGAGCCGGATGTACCTGAACTACCTCCACTTCCAGAAGTTCCACTTGTTCCACCAGAACCAGATGTTCCAGATGAACCTCCACTACCAGATGTTCCTCCACTACCAGATGTACCAGAAGAACCTCCACTTCCGCTTGTACCACTTGAACCACCAGAACCAGATGTTCCAGATGAACCACCACTTCCGCTTGTTCCAGAAGAACCACCAGAACCCGAAGTTCCCGAAGTACCACCAGAACCAGATGTACCACCAGAACCAGATGAACCTGATGAACCAGAGGTACCTGATGTACCAGAAGATGATGCGTTAAACTTTCTTTGGAATGTACCTGTTGTTGTATCGAAAACTACAACTTCAGAAGAAGTACCTGTTGGTAAATCATCTGCAGTTAAGTTTCCACTAAAATCTATATTACCATCAACACTTAAATCACCCTTTATACCAACCGAACCAGTGAACTCTTGCTTATCAGAAGCACCATCACCAAATTTGTTTGAACCAGTAGCATAAACTACTGAAGATGATAAGTATGTTGTATGAAGTTCGGTAGAAGTAATTTTACCTGCTACCGTTAAATCATTTCCTATTGTTACATTGTTACCAACATCTAAATCAGTACCAATATCCGCAGATTTATCTACTTTTAAAGTATCATCTGTTCTTAACGAACCACTAATATCTAATGTACCACTTATTTCAGTATCTACATTAATTTCAAATCCTAAATTTGGTGAAATCACAGCTTCAGCTGAACCTGATTTTAATTTATCAATATCACCAATGGAATCCGCATTAATATTTGTAATTCCACTACCATCACCACTAATTACTCCACCAACAGTTAAAGATTCGGATACATTTAATGCACCACTAATAGATGTATCTACATTTACTTTAAATCCCTTATTAGGTGAAATTGATGCTGTTGCGGAACCACTAAATATTTGATTTTGAGCATCGGTTGTAAGAGCCGTTGGTGGTATGTTAAATAATTCCTCACCACTACCACTAAATATGGATGCAGATACACTACCTTGAACATTAAGGTCATTGATTATATCAACATTTTCAGTAGATATATCAATTTGCCTTTCCCCATTCACATAAAGTGAAACTAAGGATTGTGAAATCTGATTTATACCATTTGGGTCTATACCTTTATAGCTCATACATTATTACTTTATGTAATTTCTAATACTGATACTACAACATCTGCCGATGAATTCACCGAAGATGTTACAGTTATTGAATCGTTTGCTTCTAATACTACTTTTTGCTCCCCACCAACCAATATTGTTGAAGAACCTTGTGGAATTACAGCACCTTTTAATAAATATTTAGTTACCGATGCAGAGTTATCAGTTATCTGAACATCTACATTAATATTTTGTGATACTATATTTGCCACATTTACACCAATCACAGTTGCCGAAGTTGCAGCAGGACAGGTATAAACTGATAAACCGCCTGTTCCAGCGGGTCCTTTAATACTATTTTTAAATGTATTTGCCATATTTTATTCCTTTATCCCAAAGCAATTGCAAAAGCGATTGCTGAATCTAAAACATTTACTCCATCAACATTGAACGAATCATCAGGTCCAATGTTAACAGAACCACTAACTTGAATGGATTGAGAAACAATTACAGACGTACCACTTGTATTTTCTTCACCAATTGTAATTGTATCGTTTACAATCAATCTATCAAACTCTGCTTCAGTTACCGATATATCTCCAGTAAAGGAACCAGTAAAGGAACCAGTAAACGAACCACTTAAATCAGCGTATGCTGATAACGATTGTTCAATCGAACCTGAAAAAATGGGTGAATCTATTCTCATTTATCTAATCCATTGGTTATAGGTATAAATATAACTAATTTTTGTTTACTACTCCGGCTTAGTGGGCCAAGTTATTTCAAATGGATTTGATTGGGATGTAATATCTCTTAATGATTGTCTGTATGTTTGCCATTCAGTTAATTTAGAACCACTAATTGGAGTATCATTCATTTGTGTCCAATCACATTCACTTAATAAATTATTTCGTATTTCTCTAATTTCTGTCCACTTTTCTTCTTTTCTTTGTGCAATTTCTTCAACAGATGCCGAAGAAGTTATCCAATTCTGAACATAAACAGAACCGCTTTGAATTGGAGTACCTTCAACATAATTTTTTTCATAATCGGAATCAATATCAACAGCCACATATATTATTGGATATGTGTGAAAAGATGCCAATATATCATTTGTTAAGTTTTTTGGAAAACTAACATTAGTATTATCATTCCTTAAATTATCTAAGGTGTATGGATATGTTATTTCTGAACCGCTTACTTTTATATACATAACTTTATATTTTTATTTCCAATTTGCTGGTATTGATGCGTAATTACTTAATCCCGTTGCATTTCTAAATGCATATAATCCCAACGGAACTGGATTTCTAGTCCAAAGTTCTGGAGCATTTCCAACTAATGAATTAGAAGTTGTTGGCATTCTAAATACTGAGAAAAATGTTGTAACTGATGTGCAATTATCGAATAATCCCGTTGGGATTGAACCAATTGATGTACAACTTTTAAATGTTGATGAAAAGTTGGTTACATTTGTATTATTATCAAATAACCCAGATGGAATAGCACTTAAACTAAAACATTGGTTAAATGTGGAGTTGAATGATGTTATTTGAGTACAACTATCAAAAAATCCACTTGGAATTGATGATATTTGCATAAACGAAAAACTATCTACCAAAGATGTTACATTTACCATATAATCTAATAAACCAGTTGGTAGTGTTGTTATACCACTACTTCTTAAAAAGTTATCCAAATTAAATATAGTACTTAATCCTTCAAAATCAGTAGTTGGTAATGATGTTAAATTATTACAACCATGAAAGTTTATAGTTCTAAATGAGCATTGACCCCAAGAAATAACCGCTGTATATAAACTTCTATATAAGGAATTGTTATCTACCTTAAAAGAAGGTACAGTTCCATTTAATTCAATATCATAAGTACCGGCTGAACTAAAAGTATGTAATTTATTCACATCAGATGAAGATTGTATTACATTATCAGTACCATCATCCCAATTTACTGTAAAATTAGGTGTATTACTCCCATAATCGGCGATAGGCAATTCATATGTTTGATTTGCCGAAGTTGTTACTATTCTAAAAATAAATGATTCCAATTCTCCTCCTGTTACACTTGTTAATCTTCTTGCTATTCCCATTTTATATAACTATTTGTTAACTCATATTTGCTGCACTTAGGAAACCATAATAAGTTGTTCCCGTATCATAAGTATAGAATACTAAGATATCTTTACCAGATGTTGTTAGCGTTGGTGCGTTACCATTTGCCCACAATACTCCAGTTGGCCAACTTACTGTAAATGCTCCACCATTTTCTATCACCAATGTGAATCCAAATGCTTTTGGATTTCCTGGTGGGTTTGAGAATGTAAATGTACAGTTATTATTTACTTCATATTCGAAGTTATTTCCTTGTTCTAAATCGATTGTTACATTGGCACCAGCTCCTAAATCTTTATAAAGTTCAATAAAGATTTTTGATTCAATATAAACTGAACCTGATATTTGTGGTACTTCTAATGTAACTCCATCATAAATAAGATTACTCTCAACAGTTGCTTCATTTCCAGTACCATTATAGGTAATTACACCATTTGGTGTTACACCATTTAACTCAAGTAATCCAGAAGTACCAGAAGTACCAGCTCCAGAAGTACCCGATGTACCAGCGGTTCCGGTTGCATCAACTCCAGAAGTACCCGATGTACCACCAGTTCCAGATGAACCTATCGCAGAAGTACCCGATGTACCACTGCTACCAAGTCCAGATGTTCCATCTGAACCACTTACACCCGAAGTACCACCAGTTCCAGTTGTACCCGATGAACCACTACTTCCGAAGAATGTTCCATTTAATCCACTTGTACCAGAAGAACCAGCAGTTCCAGATGAACCATCAGTACCTGTTGTTCCAGAAGTTGCCGATGTACCACTACTTCCGAAGAATGTTCCATTTAAACCAGAAGTACCACTTGTTCCAGAAGTACCAGCTGAACCAGTACTACCAGCAGAACCATCTGTACCAGCTCCTGATGTACCCGAAGAACCACTACTACCTTCAGCTGATGTACCTGATGTACCATTAGTACCCAATCCAGAAGTACCCGAAGTACCAGAACCAGATGTTCCTGAAGAACCAGTTATACCAGAAGTACCTGATGAACCTGCCGAACCAAAATTTGTACCATCTAAACCAGAAGAACCAGAAGTTCCAGATGAACCATCAGTACCTGTTGTTCCAGAAGTACCAGTTACACCAGAAGTACCTGATGAACCAAAGTTAGTTCCATCTAAACCACTTGTACCTGATGTACCAGTCGAACCAGAAGTACCAGCCGAACCTGAAGTTCCAGTTGAACCAGAAGTACCTGATGTACCAGCTGAACCAAAGTTAGTTCCATCTAAACCAGAAGAACCCGAAGTACCAGTTGTACCACTACTTCCGCTTGTACCAGCACCAGATGTACCAGAAGTACCTGCTGAACCGAAGAAAGTGCCATCTAAACCAGAAGTACCCGATGAACCTAAACCACTTGTACCTGATGTACCAGTCGAACCAGAAGAACCTGATGTACCAGTTGTACCACTAGTACCAAAAAATGTACCATCAACACCGCTTGTGCCAGCTGTACCATTTATACCATCAAAACCAGAAGTACCAGAAGTACCAGCTCCAGAAGTACCAGAAGTACCCCCAGTACCTGTTGTTCCACTACTACCAAAGAAAGTACCATCTAATCCAGAAGTACCAGCAGTTCCAGTTGAACCGCTTGTTCCATTGATTCCAGATGTTCCAGATGTCCCAGCACCACTTGTACCAGAAGAACCTGAAGTACCTTCAGCTGATGTACCCGATGAACCTGTACTACCAGAAGTTCCAGTTAAACCAGATGTTCCTGATGAACCAGATGAGCCAGATGTTGCTGAAGTTCCGCTTGTTCCACTACTACCAAAGAAAGTACCATCTAAACCACTCGTTCCAGAAGAACCTGATGTACCCGCTGAACCATCAGTACCAGCTCCTGATGTACCAGCTGAACCGCCCGTACCACTTGTTCCACTACTACCAAAGAATGTTCCATCTAAACCACTCGTTCCAGATGTTCCAGAAGTTGATGAAGAACCTGATGTACCAGCACTACCACTTGTTCCATTGATTCCAGATGTTCCAGATGTACCACTACTTCCTTCAGCTGATGTACCAGAAGAACCACCACTACCAGCAGTTCCAGTTGAACCAGAAGTTCCATCCGTACCTGAAGTTCCACTTGTTCCATTTGTACCAGATGTACCCGCTGAACCTGAAGTCCCCTCAGCTGATGTACCTGATGTACCACCCGTTCCAGTTGAACCTGCTGAACCCGAAGTTCCAGAAGTTCCTCCACTACCTGTTGTACCACTTGTTCCGCCAGTTCCAGTTGTACCACTTGTTCCACTACTACCTTCAGCTGATGTACCTGATGTACCTCCACTACCAGCAGTTCCAGTTGAACCAGCTGAACCAGCTGAACCTGATGAGCCAGATGTACCACTTGTTCCAGAAGTTCCTGAAGTTGCGCTTGTTCCAGAAGTTCCAGCTGAACCTGTTGTTCCTCCACTACCAGACGTACCCGCAGTTCCGGTTGTACCCGATGTTCCATCGGAGCCGGAAGTTCCACTACTTCCATCAGTACCAGATGTTCCACTACTTCCACTCTCACCAGATGAACCTGATGTACCCGATGAACCAGCTGAACCTGTTGTTCCAGAAGTTCCCGATGTACCATCAGTACCAGAAGTACCTGATGTTCCATTTGTTCCTGAAGTTCCAGATGTACCAGCAGAACCAGTTGAACCTGAAGTTCCACTACTACCACTTGTACCAGCAGTTCCATCTAAGCCACTCGTTCCAGATGTACCATCAGAACCAGAAGTACCACTTGTTCCAGAAGTACCAGCTGAACCAGTACTACCAGCAGAACCTGTTGTACCAGCTGAACCAGTAGAACCAGACGTACCAGCTGAACCCGAAGTTCCTTGCTCACCAGATGTACCACTTGAACCACTTGTACCAGCAGAACCGCTTGTACCTTGTGCCCCACTTGTACCACTACTACCGCTTGTTCCAGATGAACCCGATGAACCAGCAGAACCAGCAGAACCTGTCGAACCATCACTACCAGATGTTCCACTTGTACCACTTGTACCGCTTGTTCCAGAAGTTGCTGAAGTTCCACTACTTCCGCTTGTACCAGAAGTTGAAGAAGAACCAGAAGTACCAGCAGTGCCTGATGTGCCCGAAGTTCCACTTGTTCCTTCAGAACCAGTTGTACCACTTGAACCCGTTGAACCCGAAGTTCCAGAAGTTGAAGATGTACCACTACTACCTGATGTTCCATTTGTACCAGAAGAACCCGAAGTTCCATCAGTACCTATACCACTTGTACCAGCCGAACCTGTCGAACCACTACTTCCACTACTTCCACTTGAGCCCGATGAACCAGAAGTTCCAGATGTACCCGAAGAACCTGAAGTTCCCTCTGAACCAGTTGTACCACTTGAACCAGTTGAACCACTACTTCCACTACTACCCGATGTACCAGCAGAACCAGAAGTACCTGATGTACCAGCTGAGCCGGATGTACCACTTGTTCCAGAAGTTCCAGCTGAACCAGAAGAACCAGATGTACCCCCACTACCAGTTGAACCATCGGTACCTGAAGTTCCAGAAGTACCACTTGAACCAGAAGAGCCCGAAGTACCTGTTGAACCAGTTGTACCCGATGAACCAGCTGAACCAGTAGAACCCGCTGAACCAGTAGAACCATCAGTACCAGATGTTCCCGATGTACCACGTGTTCCACTACTACCCGATGTACCAAATGAACCAGTTGTACCTGATGAACCAGTTGTTCCAGCAGTACCAGATGTACCAGCAGACCCGGTCGAACCATCAGTACCAGAAGTACCTGATGTTCCTGATGTTCCGCTTGTTCCAGAAGTACCAGAAGTTGCCGATGTACCAGAAGAACCATTTTTATCTACTATCTCAATAGTACCAATCATTGATGAATGAATAGCACATTGATAAACTATACTATCAGGTGCATTTTCAGGTACTCTATATTTTATTAATACATTTGTACTATGATTTCCGTTTGTTGGGTCATTGTTTGTAGTACCCGGAACTGCTGATGTATTACCATCTGCCAATCTCAATGCGAATGGATGCGATGAACTTACATTACTTACATCAAAGTAGAATAATTCCCCTCTTACCACTGTTAGGGTTGGGAAATCTCCAGAAGTACCATCTATATTATATACAAACCCATTACTTCTAACCACAAACATTCCACCACCTTCGATACCAGATGTTCCACTTGAACCACTACTTCCACTTGTCCCAGAAGTACCCGATGTTCCAGCAGTACCAGTTGAACCAGAAGTACCACTACTTCCACTTGTCCCAGAAGTTCCAGAAGAACCAGATGTCCCCGCTGAACCAGTTGTACCACTACTACCAGTAGTACCACTACTTCCACTTGAACCAGATGAACCCGAAGTTCCAGAAGAACCAGAAGTACCATCTGAACCTGAGGTTCCAGAAGAACCAGATGTCCCCGCTGAACCAGTTGTACCAGAAGAACCAGTTGTACCAGAACTACCTGAAGTTCCATCAGTACCTGATGTTCCAGAAGTACCATCTATACCAGATGTACCAGAAGAACCAGTTGTACCTGATGAACCAGTTGTTCCAGCAGTACCAGATGTACCAGCAGTACCTGTTGTACCAGAAGTACCAGCTACTTCAGCTATACTCTTAGTTTGTAATTTTTTATTAGTTGTATCATAGATTACTAAATCATTGGAACTACCAGTTTCTAAATCTAAGAATACACTACCAGTTACAACTAAACTTCCAGTTACATTTAAACTACCACTTAATTCAGCTTTTCCTGAGAATGGGAATCCATCACCAGTAGAGTTACTTAATACTTCTACCAATACTCCATCTGAACCAGAAGGTGTTACACTAACACCAGAACCAGTAAAGTTCATATTTCCTACTAATCCATTTACTACTGAACCAGTTTCAAATATGTATAAATCAGTTCCACCACCACCAGCACCAGCATTTAATGCGTATGAAGCGGTTACTGCAAATAATGAATATGATGATGTAGCCACACTCATTGAAGAGGTTTGGCTATTTTGTATGTATTCACTTAAATCAACACTAACTTCAGCATTTTCAGCGTAAGATGCTGTAATTGCGAATGAAGAAGAAAGAACGGTCATTGATGCCGTTTGTTCGTTTCTTACAAAGTTTTCTAAATCTTGTAGTGCTGCTAATGATGCTGAATCTAATCCAGCTACCGAAGATGCAGTTCCAGCAGTTTCAGCGAATATAGCATATGATGCTGAACTAACTGTTCCTATTACATTATCACCACTTATTGCTCCACTAATTTTAGAACCACCACTACCAACAACGATTTGTCCACTTGTTAATCCACTAAACTTAACTTTAACAGTATTATTATCAATAGATTCAATAGCTAAAGGAATAATCATTCCATTTGAACCAGTTTCATAAACCTGTACTATTGGATATGCTACATCAAAGTTATGAACAATAGTTACTTCAGTAGCATTTGAGAATGGTTCGGTTGTAGTTGGAGTAGATTCAGGTACAGGTACAAATTTGTTTGATGCCGCATCAAATATTAGAATTTCTCTATCTTCAGCATCACCCTCACCTCTATATGCTCCCTCAAATGAACCAGAAAGTAAACCACCTCTAAATACACTTGCGGTAATATCGTTTGCAGTAATATCGTTTACTGTAATATCATTTTGAACTGTCAAATCACCCTCAATAGATGCCGAAGTGTTTACTACGAAACCTTGAACAGGTGATACAGATGCCGTTACCGAACCAGAAGTAATTCTAGTTTGGTCTAAATCAAAGATTGCATCCGCTGGAATATCAAATAGATTTCTACCACTACCACTAAATGATGAACCACTAATTAGTGAGATTGCCCCACTTACGAATAATGAACCAGTTAATTGTGAACCACTCTCAGGTGCAAATACTACAAATCCGTTGTTATCACTTACTTGTGCGAATGTTGAACCAGAAGTAATTAAATCTAATTCTAAATCTGTCAACGATTCCGCTGGGATATTGAATAATCCACCACCATCACCTCTGAATAGAGATGCCGATAATGGAACATTTACAGTTAATTGATTTGGGTCAATCACAGCTTCACCAGAACCAGATTTGATTCTATCCAATTCTAAGTCTTGAAGTGCTTCCGCTGGAATGTTAAATAATCCACCACCATCACCTACAAATAGAGATGCTGATATTGATTCTGATATAAATACCGAACCACTAAATTCTGATTTTACAGATGATGTAGAGAATACTCTAAAGAACCCACTTTCATCAATAGATGCAGTTACAGAACCCGTAGCAATTCTATCAGCATCAAATGCTAAGTTAGCGATTGAAATATTTGTTAAACCACTACCATCACCACTAATTACACCACCTACATTTAGGGATTGCGATATTTCAACCGAACCACTAAACTCAGATTTAACTCCACCAAACGGGTCCTCAACAATGAATCTACCATCTTCATTTGTAGATGCAGTTACCGAACCAGTTACGATTTGTGCTACATCAAATGCTAAGTTAGCAAGTGAGATATTTGTAAGACCGGAACCATCACCAGTATAGATACCACCAATTTCTATTGATTCAGAAACAAATAACGAACCACTAAGTTCGGTTCTAACAGAACCAGTAGATTCTACTACAAATTTACCATCGTTAGATACCGATGCCGTTACTGAACCGGTTACTAATCTATTTACATCAAATGATAAGTTTGCTAATGAAATGTTGGTTAATTGAGAACCATCACCAGCAAATGAACCAGAGAATGAACCACTAAGTTCTAAATTTTCTCTTGTATTTTCCCATCTTTGAGAACCACTATTCCAAACTAATAAATCACCATCATCGGATTTAATTGAACCACTATCAACCAATATAGCATCAGATGTAGTAATTTGTACATCATGTAAATCATATAAGTGGTCTCCCAAATGAGGTCTTACCAATAATGTTACATTGTTACCATTCTTAGCAGTAACTACAGCGATAGATGATTTTAAGTTTGGAGCTTCAGGTTGAACATTTGTTAAACCACCTGGTCTTTGAGGGTCTCCATAAAGAATATCACCCTCTGCCCAAACTGAACCACTATCTTTTAAAGAACCCGATTCTAATGCGTTTATCTGAACTCCTCTTACATATCCAAACCAAGTTACAAATCCTTCTTGATTATTATCGATAGGTTCGGTAAGAATACCAACTAATAAATCCTCAGCGTAAGTTCCATCGGTTACTGATTTTATTACTCTAATTCTATTACCTTGTGCTGGTTGAGCTGGGTCAACCATTACTAAAGTACCATTGATTAGATTATTACCATCTTTGTTTACAACAGGCGGATAATATAATTCTTGTCCTAATTGAAGTGTAGCTTCATTGCCCTTCATTCCTAAATCAAGAGTACCATCGGTTTCGTTCCACTTCAATCTACCAGCTACACTCTGAATTCCATTATCAAAATTAATGAAATCTAAATAAGATGCGGTAATTGAAGATGCTGTGATATGATTTGCTACTAATTTTTCAGTAGTTGTTGTATCACCAACAATTAAATCGTTTGTTATAGAACCATCATTTGCGATAATAGTTTGTGATACATCTAAATTACCACTAACTTCAGTCTTACCTTCAAATGCAATTCTTTCATTTATATTAAGATTATCAGCAACTCTAATACTACCACTTAATGAAGAAGATTCTTCAGAAATATAGTAAAGTGTACCAGGAGCTGATTGAGGAACTGTAAATACGATTGAACCACTATCCTCACCATTATTGGTTACACCAGTTGAGAATAAATCACCACTACCAGTTGTATTGTTTGTTTTTAAGTAGAAGTTGTAATTTGGTGTATTTACATTGAATGTGTATTCAATACCTCTTACCAGCGTTAAAGTTGGTTCTTCTACACTATCCACCAAGTATGATGAACTATCAGCGTTAAATGTTATATAGAATGATTGAGATACAGCCTCTACTTCAGTAATTGATGATGAAATCACCAATCCACCAGTTACGAAAGTATCACCAATAACTTTTAAGTTACCTTCAATTGATGCTGATGAGTTTACTTCAAATCCATTATTTGGTGAAACCGATGCGGTTACTGAACCACTTGCGATAAATGAACGAGGAAGTACATCCTCAGCAAGTGCTGAAAGTGGAATATTAAATAAATCTCTACCACTTCCACTAAATGAACCACTAAAGTCTCCTAAGAATTTACTAGCACTTACCTCATTAGCTGTTATAGTGTTGGATACATCTAAATTACCAGTTACAAATGTACTACCTGTTATATTTAGATTACCAACTACCTCAGTATCACCAATTAAATCAATTTGTCCGTATAGTGGTATTTCATCAACTATATTGAATTCACCAGCCATTGCAAGGTGATTTTCACAATTATAATAAAGTGTATTTGGAGCGGAACCAGAAACTATCCAAGTTATAGTACCATTTTCAGTACCATTATTTGTTATTACACTACCACTATATTCAAATTCAGTTCCATCGGAATTTTGAGTTTTTATATAGAATGGATGTGAAGGTGCATTTACATTGAATGTATAAGTTAATCCTCTTACAATTGTAATTGTTGGGTTATCACCAACTACACCACCACTAAATCTATATGCGGATGAACCCTCATTGATAACATTAAATGTTGTATTTATTGAACCAGTATCAACAAATCCGTTTGATGATGATACTATGAAACTACCTGTTATTCTTACATCATCCTCTAAGTTAGTTGTTGTATTGACTACAAACCCTAAGTTGGGTGAAATGGATGCAGTAGCAGAACCACTAGCTATTCTCTTAGCTTCCTCAGCGAACTCAGCCGCAGGTAAGTTGGTTAATTGAGAACCATCACCCACAAAGAATGATGCCGATACCGTACCTTCACTTGCAGTAATATCAGTACCAACTTTAAATCCTTCATTTACATCTAAACTTCCACTAATTTTAACTGAACCCGTAAATTCAGAACCACTTTCAGTAGATTCTACAAAGAATCCTCTTTCAGGTGTTACTGAAGCAGAAACGCTACCACTAGCAATTCTAAATGCTTCTTCAGTAAGTGCCGATTGTGGAATGTTGAATAAACCACTACCATCACCAGTTATAACACCATCTACATCTAATGAATTAGTTACAAATACTGAACCTGTAAATTCTTGTCTATTATCTAAACTATTTCCAAATGTATTTGAACCAGAAGATGTAATTACAACCGAATCTATAAATGTTACATTTAACTCTCTAGCATTTATAGCCCCACTTACATATAAATCATTATCAATTGTTAAATCACCTTGAATCGAACCAGAAGTATTAACTACAAATCCTAAATTAGGTGATACAGACGCAGTTACAGAACCACTAGCAATTCTTGGAGAATCTTCTGCTAATGCCGATTGAGGAATATTAAATAATCCAGCACCATCACCTTTAAAAATACCATCGTTTATTTGAACATTTCCACTTACGAAAAGTGAACCAGTGAATAATGAACCACTATCTAAAGATTCTACAACAAATCCTCTATCTGGGTCAGTTGATGCGGTTACCGAACCACTACCGATTCTAGGTGCATCCCCACTAAGAGATGTAAATGGAATATTATTAAGTTGTGAACCATCACCAGCAAATGAACCAGAAAATGAACCAGTAAATTCTTCTGAAGTGATAATCGTAGCATCTAACTCATCTACATTAATCTTACTAGCAGTTAAATCATTTGAAATTACTACAGAACCAGTTATATCAATACTACTTGTAAATTGAGAACCACTACCAGCATTTACGATAAAGAACTCTCCACTTTCAACCGATGCCGTAGCAGAACCACTAGCAATTACAGGAGATTCTTCAGCTTGTACATTTGTTAATTGAGAACCATCACCAATGAAAAATTTAGAAGTAATTGATTCTGAAACAAATACAGAACCACTAAATTCTGATTTGGTAGTTCCAGTAGAATCTTCTACTCTAAATATGTTACTACCAGATTCAGGCGGTACTACTATCACCGATGCAGTAATAGAACCACTTGTAATATTATTTGTAAGTAATGCATCTTCAGTTAATGCTGAACGAGGAATATCAAATAAATCTCTACCACTACCACTAAATGCGCCACTAACTTCATTACCAATGAATCTATCAGCGGTTACATCATCAGTAACTTCAACATCTTTAGCAAATATCGTAGTTGATGCAGAAATACTACTATCAAATGTTGCTGGTACATTTACTTGGAATCCTAAGTTAGGTGAAATCGATGCGGTTGCCGAACCAGATGCTATTCTTGGTGAATCACCAGAAAGTTGTGCGGCCGGAATATTAAATAAACCACTACCATCACCCTGAAATAGTGATGCGGTTACTGATTCTGAAATAAATAATGACCCACTAATTCTAGTAGTATCACCCAATTCTATAAGTGATACTTCAGCTTGACCTGGAGTTTGTTCTGCTTTTACAAATAATCCACCAGTGATTGTTGTGAATGTATTTACATTCATTCCACCATTTGGATTAAGAGAAGCAGTAATTGAACCAGTTGCTATTAAATTTGATAATAATGCATCTGGTGCTAATGCTGAACGAGGAATATCAAATAAACCTTCACCACTACCACTAAACATAGATGCGGATAAACTACCACTTACTCCAAGAGAACCACTTAATTCAGTTCGTATTTCTTTTCTAGTTGTATCTTCTACTCTAAAAAGACTTGGTTCATCTGAACCTGATTTGTATAATAATGAAGCCGATACTGAACCACTAGCAATTCTAAATGCTTCTTCTGATAATGCGTTTAATGGTATATTGAATAATCTACTACCATCACCTTCAAATGATGAACTTATAATTCCACTTGCGGTTACATTACCAACAATCTCAGTTTCACCAATTAATGTTTGTTTATCTTCAGCTGAATCACCAAATATATTTGAACCAGATGAATAAACAATCGATGATGAAATAAAGTTTGTATATAATTCGTTTGTTGTAATTCTACCCGTTACAACCAAATCACTATCTATTCTAACATCTTGCTCAAATAATGAAGATGTATTAACTACAAATCCTAAGTTTGGAGAAACGGATGCAGTTGCTGAACCACTTGCAATTCTAAATGCTTCTTCAGTTAATGCTGATTGTGGAATATCAAATAATCCAGCACCACTACCACTAAACATAGATGCTGATACTGGGAATTCAAATTTTGAGAATGTATTAACTACAAATCCTTCATTTGGTGAAATTGATGCAGTTGCAGAACCACTACTAATTTTATTAATATCAAATGCTAAAGCTGATTCCGGTATATCAGTTAACCCAGCACCACTACCACTAAATACCGATGCAGAAACTCCACTTTCTACAAACACCGAAGAACTAAATTCTGCTCTATTAGTACCTTCTAATCTAAATCCAAATACTGGGGATACTGATGCCGTTACCGAACCACTAGCTATAAATGATGAAAGTAATGCATCTTCTGTTAGTGCACTTCTTGGTATATCAAATAAATCCCTACCACTACCACTAAATACTGAACCTGAAGATAGTTTTACATCACCGAAGAATGTTGAACCACTTTCTATCGAAGTTACTACAAATCCATCTTCTGGGTTTGTAGATGCGGTAATTGAACCACTAAATATTAATGAAGTATCTAAATCTACAATAGCAGCTACTGGAATATCAAATAGTTTAGCACCACTACCACTATATGATGAACCGCTTTCTACTCTAACCTCTCCAAAGAATGTTGAACCACTAGCGATTGAAGTTACAACAAAACCATCTTCAGCATCAACGGATGCGGTTACTGAACCAGAAGTAATTTTACTTATTTCAAAAGAAAGTGCTGATTCTGGAATATCGAATAAGTTAGCACCACTACCACTAAACGAACCACTAATTTCCTTTGCTTCAATTGATTCAGATACAAATAATGAAGAACTAAATTCTGCTCTATCTGCTCCAAAGAATTTAAAACCATCCTCTGGGTCAACTGATGCTGTTGCTGAACCACTAGCAATTCTTGGTGAATCACCAGCTAAGTTAGATATCGGAATATTAAATAATCCACTACCATCACCAGTGTATATTCCATCTTCTAATGTAACTCCACCACTTACAAATAAAGAACCTGTAAATTGTGAACCACTTGCTTCAGATATTACTATAAAACCATTTTGTTCATCAACTGAGGCTGTTACATTACCATCTTGTATTTTTGTTGCAGCTACAACCTCTTCAGCTAATGCAGATAATGGAATATCAAATAAACCAGCACCACTACCAGAAAAGAACGAACCAGAAATACCACCACTTACAAAAAGTGAACCACTTAATTCAGTTTTTACCGAACCAGTTGATTCCACTTTAAAGAATCCTTGAGGTGAAACAGATGCGGTTACAGAACCAGATGTAATTTGATTTGTTACTAATGCATCTTCAGTAAGAGCAGAACGAGGTATATCAAATAAATCAGCACCACTACCAGAATATGTTTCTCCATCGGATAATGTAATACTACCACTAATTCTAATTGAACCCGTGATTTGAGAACCACTTTCTAATGATTCTACTTTAAATCCTTCATCGGGTGAAACCGATGCGGTTACACTACCACTTTCTAAAGATGTTGCTATTAATGTTTCTGTTGATAATGCAGATAATGGAATATCGAATAAATTAGCACCACTACCAGAATAAGATTCACCATCTGCTAAGGTTATACTACCACTAACTTTAATTGAACCAGTTATCTGAGAACCACTTTCTAATGATTCTACTTTAAATCCTTCATCGGGTGAAACAGATGCGGTTACACTACCACTTGTTATTTTATTTGTTACTAATGCATCTTCAGTAAGAGCAGAACGAGGTATATCAAATAATCCAGCACCACTACCACTAAAGATAGATGCAGATACTGAACTACTTACAAATACAGAACCACTAAATTCTGCTTTAACATCACCTTCAGTATCTTCTAATATAAATCCTCTTTGTGGGTCAACCGAAGCGGTTACTGAACCTGAAGTAATTTTATTGGTTACTAATGCATCTTCTGTAAGTGCTGAACGAGGAATGTTAGTTAATCCCTCACCACTACCACTAAAGAATCCCGCGCTATCAAATGGTATTTCAACAACACCATCGGTAGTTAGTGAACCAGTTATTTCAACCGAACCTGTAAATTCTTGTCTATCGGTTAGTTCATCACCAAATTTATTTGAACCAGATGAGAAAAATATAGATGAAGAAATAAATTCAACTAAAATTTCTCTTGCTACAATTTTATTATCAACAACTAAATCACCAGTAAATCTACCATTACCATCAACAGTCAATCCACCATCAAATGAACCAGATGTGTTAACTAAGAATCCAGTTTGTGGAGAAATTGATGCCGATGCAGAACCTGATATTAATCTACTAGCATCTTCTACTAAGGGTAAATTTGTTAATTGTGAACCATCACCTTGAAATGAACCACTAAATGAACCACTAAACTCTTCTAATTGAATTTTAGTAACAAATAGTCTATTACCAGCATCATCCGATGCAACTAATGCAAAAGAACCAGAACTAATACTACCACTTTCAGGAACCCCCAAATTAGGCTCGGCTTCTGAAAGGGATAAATACTGATACCTATCCAGCGATACGTCCTGCGGACGAGTTACTTTTACTTTACCACTTAGTAATTGACCCATTTACAACTCTTATTTTTATTCATTAGCGGTTTCTAATATAGATAGAACCACACTTAAATCAGTAGAACCAGAAAAAACCAGTCCATAATCTTCCTCCAATACTAATTTACCAGCCACAACAGGGGAAAATGAATCACCTGTTGGTATCGGAAAATTAGTTACAAACTCTACTGGAGTTTGTGTTTCCGTTACTGGGTCTTGAATTGCTCCAGATATTACAGTAAATAGTTCTCTTATAATATTTGATGAACCACTTTCAGCTATTAAATTAGTATTAATTGATTGTGTTACGCTTGATTGATATAATCTATCTACATCATCAGAACCCGTTACTGATTCATTTAGAATAATTTTCTGAGCAAGTGTATTTGTGTACGATATTGCATTTATTGATGCTGTAATTTGATTTGATGGAATCAATAATACACCATCTTTATCATAAAAAGATAGTGCCGCTTTATTGGTTCTAATTGTACTACCACTATTAATTATATCAAATGTTACAGCGTTTACAGCGGTTTCAACATATTCTTCATATCTTGATGATGAAAATCCAAATGGAATTTCTTGAAGATTATTATTGAATCTAGTGTAAGCAGCTACTTCTTTTTTAAGGAAATTTTTATTTTCAACTATTAATGCTGATGATGAGAAGAAACTTCCTGAATTTGCAATTCCAGCAACTTGTGGAACTGGTAAAATTCTGTTTGGTGCTAACTTAATTACAACTTCTTGGGTTTGTGTACCATTGTTTGTAATTTGAGCCGATAATATAATAGTAGAAACACCAGTAGGTGCTTTATACACCTGGTCTTCCTCACCAGTCAAAGTTGCAACTACTGATTTAAATGCGTTTAATGGAATTAATTCATCTGCCATGTTTTTTCACTTTATCTTATATAAATATTCAACTTTAATTTATTACCCTTCCAGAGCGAGAGAGAATGGTGTAACTAATGAGAATAATGAACGAGAGAATGTTCTACCCTGTAATGTACCAGTTGCCTGATTAATTACAAGTCCCGTACCAATCTTAAAGTCACCAAGTTCGTTACCCGCAGTGAAGAATACTCTACCTCCACCCAATTCAACAATTTCTTTATCTGGGTCTGGAACTCCATTACCACCTTGGTTAGGAGGTAATGCTTTATAAGTTACACCAGAACCAGCATATGAGAAATCATGTCCAGTAGTAATAATTAGTGAACCAAATAATTCCAATGGTGCATTTCTAGCAACTTTTTGGAATAAAGTTCTTAAATATCTATTTGTTTCTGCCGTTTCTTTCTTTTGTTCGTTTATCACTACACTAGCATCACCATAAACACCATTGTAGTAAGATTTTGCAGCTTCAATACTTCTCTCATTACCACCATATAGTAAATCAGTTGAAATAGCATCTAAAATAAATCCAGTATCTCTATAACATTTTTCTTCGTTATATTCAAAACCTGGGAATGCTGCTTCAGTATATGAAATTGCCGATGATTGTAAATATTTCTTCGCTGCTCTTAATTCATTGTAACCATTTCTTCTATTCAAACTAGCGAATGTTAATTGGTCTTGCTTAATAACTTTTTCAGCCATTCCTTTTGCGAAATCAATACCATCGATTGTTTGGGGTTTTTGTTCAGTAATTGCTACTGAAGGAATATAGTAATAGAATGTAGCCGCTTGGATACTTCTTTCGTTACCACCATATACCAAATCAGTTCTAACCGCATCTATGATGTAACCCAAATCTCTACTACAACTTACATCATTGTAAGCGAACTCACTCCAAGATGAAGATAAAAATGCGATAGTTTCTTTTTGAATAAATGTTTTGTTATTCACCAATAAATCAGCCGCAACTAATACCGATGCTGATGGTTCGTTCCATTCAATATTTTGAATCACATTTTGAGCCAATCCACTAGCATATTTGATACCAGTAGTTGTTGGGTCTAATTGAGATACCACCGAAGGTACACCTCTTTCAGTTGCCGATGATGGGTATTTGAAGTAGTAATTACCAGCGATAACACTTCTTTCGTTACCACCATACAATAAATCGGTTGCTGCTGCATCTACTATGAATCCAGTATCTCTTCTACATTTAGCTTCATCATAGTAAACACCACTCCAAGAAGAAGATACATACTGAATTGTTTCTTCAGCGATAAATGGTTTGTTCTTTCTCAACAAGTCAAACGATGCGGATACTTCGGTAGATGCTGTTACGAATTGGATATTTTGAACCAATGCTTCAGAGATTCTACCAGCGTATTTCACACCATCAGTTGTTTGATTTGCTTGAACTGAAGTTGCTTCCGATGGATATAAGTAGTAGTATTCACCAGCGGTTCTACTTCTTTCATTTCCACCATATAAGAAATCAGTTGCAACTGCATCCACAATATATCCAACATCTCTAGCACACTTATCTTTGTTGTACTCAAATGTACTCCAACTAGCAGTTAAGTAAGCCAATGATTCTGATTGAATGAATGTTCTATTGTTTAGTAACGATTCGTTACCAGCAATTCTTTCAGCTGATGGAGATTGGAATATTTGGTTTACAATTACTTTTTCCATCATATCACCCGCGTACTCAATTCCAGTTACCGTTGGGTCTAATTGAGCGTTAGTTGCTGATGATGGATATTTGTAATAGTAATTTCCAGCTATTACACTTCTCTCAGTTCCACCATAAAGAATATCAGTTGAAATAGCATCTAAGATGTATCCAATATCTCTCTTACAAGTTTCTTGGTTGTAATCAAACTCACTCCAAGAAGATGATAAGTAAGCGATTGATTCACTTTGAATGAATCCTTTGTTATCTCTTAATAAATCATAAGATTGTTGAGAAGCTGATGATGGTGATACTAATTGAATATTACTAGCAACTTTCTCAGCCAATCTACCAGCGTATCTGATTCCATCCAATGTTTGGTCTAATTGAGAACCAGTTGCTTGTGATGGATATAAGTAGTAGAAGTTTCCTGCTTTGTTAGTTCTTTCGTTACCACCATATACAATATCAGTTCTTACAGCATCAATAATGTATCCAACATCTCTCTTACAAGTTACTTCATCATAATCAAAAGTTGACCAAGATGAAGATAAGTAAGCGATTGTTTCAGTCTGAATGAATGGTGTGTTCAATCTCAACAATTCAGATGTTACAACTCTTTCAGAAGATGCAGTTACAAATTCAATATTTTGAATAAGTTTTTGTGCCAATCTACTTGCGTAATTGATACCATCTAAAGTTTGATTTAATTGAGCTCCTTGCGCTTGGGATGGGTATTCATAGTAGAATTTACCATTTACAATAGATGCGGAATTAGCGTTCCAAATTAAATCTTCAGCTGCTCCACTAATAATCAACTTAATATCTCTAGCACATTTAGCTTCATCATAAGATGCCGTACTCCAAGAAGATGATAAGTAAGCTATTGATTCCGATTGAATGAATGAAATATTACTTCTTAGGATTTGGTAAGCTGCGATTGTACTTTCATCAGTTGATGGAGTTGTATAAGTTCCAAACAATGGAAGTGAACCAGTTCCATTAGAAATAATATCAGTTACAATCTCAACCGATTCTGAAATAAATGAAATATTTTCTAATGAACCACTAGCTGATGAAGAAATGTATTGAGTAACATTTGTTACTTTAATGTTCTCATTTAAGTTTTCAACTAATGTTGGGATAACACTCACACCATCTTCAACAATACCACTAACTGATGCGAATGAAGAACTAATCTTAGTTAATTCAACTTCACCAGCAGAAGATGCTGAAATGTATTGAGGTGTTGATGTTACTTTAATATTATTGTTAGTATTCAAACTAGCTGATGGAATTGGTAAAGTATTCTTATCAATCAATTCAGTTACCAACTTAGATGCGTAAATTACTGCATCAGTAGTTTCACCCAATTGTGCGGTTGTTGCTTGTGATGGGAATTTATAGTAGTACTGTCCAGCTACGATTGAGCGTTGGTTACCACCCCATCTTAAATCAGTTGCTACCGCATCTACGATGAATCCAGCATCTCTACTACAACTAGCTTCGTTGTATTCTAAGTTTGGATATTTAGCGTTTACAAATGCAACAGTTTCCGCTTGGATAAATTCTCTATTTTCTCTAATTGAATCGTAAACGAATTCAACTTCGTTTGAAGCAGTTACAAACTGAGAACCACTTAGTAACTCATTTGCCAATGATTTAGCGTAATTGATACCAGTTACAGTTGGGTCTTTTTGTTGGTCTACATTTGGTACACCACCCACAATCGCTGCTGATGGATATCTATAATAGTAATCTCCAGCAATAACACTTCTTTCATTACCACCATATTTCAAATCAGTTGCTACTGCATCTATAATATACCCAACATCTCTCTTACACTTAGATTCGGAGTAATAGAAATCACTCCAAGAAGAAGATAAGTAAGCGATAGTTTCGTTTTGGATAAATTCTTTGTTTTCAACCAATAAGTTGTAAGATGCCGAAACTGATGATGATGCGGTTACGAATGTTCTATTTCTTACAATGTGTTGAGTTAGAGTACTAGCATAATTGATACCATCTAATGTTTGTTGTAATTGAGAACCAGTTGCGGCAGATGGATATTCTAAGTAGAACTTACCATTTACCACCGATGCGGAATTTGAGTTCCAAATTAAATCTTCCGCTGCACCACTCACAATCAATGCAACATCTCTACTACAACTTGCTTCGTTGTATGAGAAATCACTCCAAGAAGATGAAATGTAAGCGATTGATTCAGATACAATAAATGGTAGGTTATTCTTAATTAACTGATAAGCCAATTTAGCTTTTGGAGAATCAGATGGAGTTGTGTACTCAATAATCGTAGGTGCCGAACCACTTCCATTCTCAATAATATCAGTTACAATAGCGATTGATGAAGATACAATCTTAGATTGTAGTTTATCAGCTGATGATGCTGAAATATATTGTGGAGTATCCGTTACCTTAATTAGGTTATCAACATCGGTATTATTTCTTACGATAGTTGGTTTTTGAGATAATCCATTTTCAACAATGTCCACCACAATTCCAAATCTATTATCAACAATTGAAAGTTCAGCCGTTGATGCAGATACAGAAGATGAATATTGAGTTGTGTTTGTAAACTTACGTTTGTTGTAAGTATTATCAACAAAATCAGCAATAGATGATGTTGTATTTTCAATAATATCATTAATTAATGAGAATGAACTACTTACGATTGCTAATTCAGTATCAGTTGTATAAGTTCCAGTTGGAGTTACAACATATCCAGATTCACCTGCTATTGTTGGGTCACCCAAATCACCATCTTGGAATATACTTCTAATAGTTGCCAATGATGGTTTACTAATTGTAGGTGAAATATATGTGTTATGGAATGCATAACCTAATGGGTTATTTGCTAAAATTCCAGCTTGTGTTCTCATTGAATCATCCCACTCAGGAGAAAGACTTCCATTTTCCCATAAATCGGTATATTCAAACATTGAGAAGTTTAACAAATATAGATATTCTTTAGCAGCTACCTCAAATGCATCAGAATCAGTTTTCCAACTATTACCACCATATCCCGATGAATCCCACAATCCAGCATCATATGCCTCTTCCATTGCAAGATATAAATCACCAGTCTGCCAATCAGATGCCAAATAAGAATATAGTTTTATATCATCTGCAGGTAAACCATGCATATGTAATGTGTGGAATATGTGTTCAATTACTTCTTGTGCATCTATATCACCAGAACCAGATATATCACCTGTTGAGTTTAGATACCAAACCATATCGTTTTGTACATGAGTATCAAACAAGTTTGTTAAGTTCCAATATAAAATACCAGCATCATCAAGGAAGTTTGGAGTATAATCACTTCCAGCTCCTCTTGCTACTCTTTGTATAGTTGGTAATCCAGCGTGGTAAGTTCCACTATCACCACTTAATGTTTTAATTAAATTTCTTTGGAATGTTTCATTTATTCCCGAACCACTTGGGTCAGTAAATAATTCAAACATACGAGCAACTTTCTCAGTAAATGCATCAGGTACAGCAGTTTGTCCACCAACATCACCGGCTACAACAATTCTTACACCATTGACTGTAACTTCTTTTTTGAAGAAATCACTACCATCACCAGTTAAAGATATAATTGAACCATTGTTGTATTCTGAATCTAATGTAGGTCCAGCTATTTGAGTATAAGAACCCGTTGTTAATTGTTGTGGAGTATCTAACTCAGAAGTTTGGAAATGCTTAGCGATAGTAAATGGAATATCATCAGAACCTAATCTAATAATATCGTTAATCATATCAATACTTGCCGATACAATTCCAATTTGTGTTCCTTTGTTTTGAGATGCAACCTCAGTTAATCTTTGTGCGTACTCAATACCAGCAACAGTTTCTTCTAATTGATATCCAGTTGCTTGTGATGGATATTTGTAATAGTAATTTCCTGATTTAACGCTTCTTTCATTACCACCATATAGTAAGTCAGTTGCTACACCATCAATGATGTAACCCACATCTCTACTACACTTACTTTCATTGTATTGGTGAGTTGGGAATGAGGATGATAAGTATGCAATTACCTTAGATTGGATAGTTGCTTTTTCATTTACAATTGAGTTATAAGAATCAACAATAGTAGAATCTGCCGATGAGAATGTTACATTCTGAATCAATTTCTGAGCTAAATTACTAGCGTAGAAAATACCATCTAATGTTTGGTCTAATTGTGAGCTTGTTGCCTGAGATGGGTATTCTAAATAGAACTTACCATTTACAATTGAAGATGAATCAGTATTCCAAATTAAATCTTCAGCTGCCCCACTTACAATCAATCCAACATCTCTTCTACATTTTGATTCATCATATACAAATCCACTCCAAGAAGATGATAAATAAGCTATTGTTTCTTCCTGAATGAAATCAATGTTATTTCTTAGGATTTGGTAAGCCGCAATTGTTGATTCATCGGTAGATGAAGTTGTGTAATTTGTAGGTACATATCCACCAACACCATTTGTTATAATATCGGTTACAATATCAATAGAAGATGAAATAAAGTTTACATTTTCTAAACTACCACTAGCAGATGAAGAAATGTATTGTTCAATATTTCCAACTTTGATATTGTTGTTTGTGTTTGATACAATCGTTGGAATATTTCCAACTCCATTTTGAATCACATCAATCACAATTGCGAATGATGAACTAATATCAGATACGGATTGAGTAGCTGAGTTAGTTGTTTGAATTGCGTTTGTTACTTTAGTTAATGATTCAATACCCTTATGTTCTGTTGGTAAGTTATTTAATCCACCTAAAATTACATTGTTAATAATTTCAAATGAAGAACTAATTTCAGTTAAATTACTACCACTAATAGCCATTGAACCACTATATTGTGGAACACCATCAACCTTAATATGATTTTCACTATTAAGGATAATTCTTGGTCTTTCAAACTCTTTGTTTAGAATCACATCCTTAGTAAGAGCTTTAGCGTATCTAATACCCTCAATAGTTTCTCTTAATTGGAAAGTGGTTGCCTGTGATGGATATCTGTAATAGTAATCACCAGCAATAATACTTCTTTCATTGCCTCCCCATAATAAATCAGTTGCTACCGCATCTAAAATAAATCCAACATCTCTCTTACACTTAACTCTATTGTAAGTAAAGTATGGATATAAGTTATCAACAAACTCAATAACTTCGGATTGTATAAATAATTTATTATTTCTAATTCTATTGTAAGCTTCTAATGTGTTACTATCGGGATTTACTAATAGTGTGTTTTGAATAATTTTTTCTGATAATCCAGCTGCATGTTTTACACCTGTAATTGTTTGGTCTAATTGAGTAGTTGTTGCCTCAGATGGATATCTATAATAGAACTCACCAGCCACTACACTTCTTTCATTACCACCATAAACAATATCAGTAGCGATAGCATCTAGGATATACCCAACATCTCTCTTACACTTAGATTCATTATATTCAAATGTACTCCAAGAAGAACTTATAAAGTGGATAACTTCATTTTGAATCAATCCTTTGTTATCCATTAATAAATCTTTAGTTGCTCTTCTTTCTAATGATGAAGTTACTAAAGTTATATTATTAATTAATTTATTTGTCAATCGTTGTGCGTAAGTGATTCCATCAACAGTTTGTGTTAATTGTGAACCAGTTGCATCTGATGGGTATAGGTAATAGAATTCTCCAGCATTTACTGCTCTTTCATTACCACCATATACGAAGTCGGTTACAACCGCATCTATAATGTATCCAGTATCTCTTCTACATTTAGCTTCATTGTATTCAAATGTACTCCAAGAAGAAGAAAGGAATTGAATAGTTTCTTCTTGAATTAAACTTTTATTTTCAGAGATTAATTCTGCTACTCCTAAAGTTTGTAATTCAGGTAATTCTAAAACTTGATTTTGAAGTATTTTATTAGATATTCTTCTAGCGTAATTAATCGCATCAACAGTTTGATTCAATTGTGAACCAGTTGCTGCGGATGGATTACTGTAATAGAAAGATGCCGCTTGTACAGAACGTTCATTACCACCATAAAGAATATCAGTTGCTGCAGCATCTACAATATGTCCAATATCTCTTCTACATAATATATCTGAGTAAACAAAATCACTCCAAGATGATGATATGTATTCAATTGTTTCATTTTGAATTAATACCTTATTATCTAACAATAATTGATGTGATGCAGATGCTTCATTTGAAGCAGTTACAAATTGAATATTTTGAATTAATTTTTGAGTAAGTTTACTAGCATATTCAATACCATCCAATGTTTGATTTAATTGAGATGTTTCAGCTTGAGATGGATATTCTAAATAGAACCTACCATTTACAACTGATGATGATACAGTACCCCAAATTAAATCTTCAGCCGCACCAGATATTATTAAGCCAATATCTCTACCACATTTTACTTCATCATAAGAAGCAGTACTCCAAGACGAAGATAGGTATGCTAAACTTTCTGATTGAATAAATGGAATATTATTTCTAATAATTTGATATGCAGCTATCGTTGATTCATCGGTAGATACTCCACTACCAGTATCATATAAACTAGCGGTGTACGAACCAGATGAACCTAATTGTACTATGTTATAAACTATTGATACCGATGAAGATATAAAATTAACATTTTCTAATGTACCACTTACCGAAGATGAAATATATTGAGGTACATCAGTTACTTTTATACTAGCTGATGTATTTGATATTTCGGTTGGTAAAGAACTTGTTCCATTTTGTAAAACATCAATAACAATTGCATATGATGAACTTACATTATTTAGTTCATATTCAGATGGTGTTATTGAAGATGTAATTTGTGATGTATTTGTTACTTTTATTGAACCAGATGTATTTTCAACAATAGTTGGTAAATCATCTACACCATTTTTCAATATTTCTATTGTAGTTGCAAATGATGAACTAATTTCATGTGATTCATCAACCGAAGCACTGAATGAAGATGAATATTGAGATATATTTGATATCTTAATATTATCAACATTGTTAGTAGTTATTTCAACAAATCCTTTAGATGGAACTTCAATATATCTTTGAGTATCCGAAATTGGTAAATTATCAACTACATTGATAATACCACTAGCAGATACATTATTACCATTTACATAATATAATCTATCCGGTGCTTCTAGTGGAACGATAAATGTTAAAGTTCCAAAGTTTACACCATTATTAGTTACACCTTCATTATAAAGAGCTTCTTTATTTGGCTTTCTAGCAGTTTTAATGTAGAATGGATTTAAATCGTATTTTAGAGCATTTACTGAGAAGGTGTACATTTCACCCCTTTTCAATGTTAAAGTTGGGTCTTTAATACCATCTGAGAATGAACCTGTATTTTCTTCGGTATTAAAATATCCACCTGCTCTTACACCATCAAACTCATCCAATTGAGCTCTATTGATAATATAATAATCACCAGTTTCTGGAGTAACAACTTCGTAGTAAGTTGAGGTATCAAAAGAACCACTCAAACTTAAACTACCAGAAGTACCATATTTAATGATATCAATAATATCTGAGAATGAAGATGATACTTTTAATGATTCACTAACTGATGAAGTTATAGAACCTGTAATTTGTGTATCACTACCAAACTTAATACCCGAATCTGTGTTTTCAGTCAATTCAAAAGTTGGTATGGAAGTAGTAATTACAGTTTTTACTAAACCATCACCATATGAATCTTTAGGAATTCCAATAGTAGAAATTGGGTCTCCTATTTGAGATTCAGGCACTGGAGCTGAACCTGTTCCGATTGTTTCTTCAGTTACAATAGAACTACCACTTTCAATAATTTTAATTACAGTATCGAATGAATTCTCTACTGAATTAGCTCCTCTTAAATCTAATTTAATTAAATCTCTAGCGAAGTTGATACCATCTACCGTTTCACTTAATTGTGAGAATGTAGCTTGTGATGGGAATCTATAATAGAATGCTCCAGCTTGAACACTTCTACCATTTCCACCATATACTAAATCAGTTACAACTGCATCTATGATGAACCCAACATCTCTAAAACACTTATCGTTGTTATAGTTTAGATTTGGGTAAGTATCATTGATGTAATCAATTGTTTGTTGTTGTACATTTGATTTGTTATCAATGATTGAGTTTTTAATTGTTATCTTAGTGCTATCCGCTGATGTGAATGTTTCACCCAATACAATCTTCTCAGAAATACCACCCACATATTTGATACCATCAACCGTTGGGTCTTTTTGTTGAGTTGTTGAAGGAACACCACCTACAATTGCTGCAGATGGATAACGATAGTAGAAATTAGATGCGATTCTACTTCTCTCATTACCACCATAAACTACATCAGTTACAGCAGCATCTATAATAAATCCTATATCTCTCTTACAAGTTGTTTGGTTGTATGAGAACTCACTCCAAGAAGAAGATAGGTATGCTATTGTTTCATCTTGTACAAATTGTTTGTTATTAAGAAGAACATTCTTAGCATCTAATTTTGCTTGAGATGGGAATGAGAATGAACTACCAGTTACAACTGCTTCAGTAATTCTACCAGCATATCTCAATCCATCTAATGTTGGTACTAATTGTGTTGTAGGTGTTGGAGATGCACTACCACTTAAAATTGCTGCCGATGGATATAGGTAATAGAAGTTACCAGCAATAGCACTTCTCTCATTACCACCATAGTAGATATCAGTTTTAACTGCATCTAAAATATATCCAGCATCTCTTCTACAAGTTGTTTCGTTATAATCAAAAGTACTCCAAGAAGAAGATAGATATTGAATCATTTCTTCTTTAATGAAATCTTCATTTTCAGTAATTGCGTTCCAAGCTCCCCTTCTTTCAACAGATGCGGTTACGAACTCAATATTCTGAATAAGTTTTTGTGCTACTTCACTTGCGAAAAATACACCATCTAATGTTTGATTTAATTGTGCACCTTGTGCTTGTGAAGGATATTCATAGTAGAACTTACCATTTACTATTGAAGATGATACAGTTCCCCAAATTAAATCTTCTGCGGCGCCTGAGATAATTAAACCAACATCTCTTCTACATTTACTTTCATCATAAGATGCGGTACTCCAAGAAGAACTCAAATATGCAATTGTTTCATCTTTGATGAAATCAATATTGTTTCTTAGGATTTGGTATGCCGCAATTGCATTTGATGATGAAAGTGGTTGTGATGGATATTCACTAGCAGTATATGAGCCAGTTCCATTTGCGATAATTGATGTTACATAAGAAATAGAAGATGAAATGAATGATACATCCTCTAAACTTCCACTAAACGAAGAAGATATGTATTGAACACTATCGTTAAAGAACTTAATATTTTCGTTTGTATTTGATACAATTGTAGGAATCACACCTACACCATTTTCTACAATATTTGTTATAGTAGCAAATGATGAACTAACTTTAGTTGCCTCAGTTAAAGAACCACTATAATCCGTATTCTGAAGTTGATTTGTTACTTTGATTAACCCATCTATACTAGCTGTTAATGGTGGTAATGAATCAACACCATTTTGTACTATATTTGCCACAATAGCAATTGATTGAGAAACCAAAGTTGCTTCGGTAGATGTTGATGATAAACTACTACTAATGTATTGTGGAGTATCAGTTACTTTAATTGTACCTTCCCAAGAAGATGTTGGTTGAGGTATAACAGATTCACCACCAGCTATGATTGAGGTAACAATATCAAACCCATCACTTACATTTTGTATGTTAACGGATTCAGTTACCGATGATGTTATTGGAAGTACACTACTTACATTTATTGGTGAAGATATACTCCAATTAAAACTTCCAGTATTTTCAGCAATTGAAGCTAATACCGAATCATTACCAAATCTAATGATATCTTCAACGATTCCAATTGAACCACTAATATACTTAGATTCAAACTCAGTACCACTAATCGATGATGTTATGTATTGCACATCACCAACCTTAATTCGTTTTTCAATATTTCGTTTAGCGGTTGGTATTTCAATCAAATTAGATTGAGCAACTTCCAATGCAAATCCTTTAGAATATCTGATACCCTCTAAGGTTTCTTCTAATTGAGTTGTGTTTGCGATTGATGGATATAGGTAGTAGTATAGACCCGATAATTGAGAGCGTTCCACCCCACCATATCTTAAATCGGTAATCACACCATCCAAAATATATCCAGTATCTCTTCTACATTTTGCTTCGTTATATGAGAAGTTTGGATATGTTGTATTAATATATGTAATCGTTTCGTCTTGAATTAGAGAACGATTTTGTAATAGTGTATCAGCGATAGTAAGTGTAGATGCCGATTGAGTTACGAATGTTTCGTTTTTAGCTAACTTCTGAGCTATCCTCTTAGCGTACTTAATACCATCAATTGTTTGATTTAATTGTCCACCAACAGTACTATTATTTACAGTTGCCTGGGATGGGTATTTGTAATAGAAATTACCAGCGATTACACTTCTCTCATTACCACCATATTTGATATCAGTTGCTACCGCATCTATGATGTATCCCAAATCTCTTACACACTTAGCTTCATTGTACTCAAATGTACTCCAAGAAGAACTTACATATGCAATAGATTCGGATTGTATAAATCGTTTATTTTCAAACAATAAGCTGTATGCATTATCAGCCTCAGCAGTTGTTTCTACAAAAGTTGTATCTGATAATATATTATCAACCATACCAGCAACATATTTGATTGCCGTTAGGGTTGGGTCTTTTTGAGTTGTTGTTGCATCCGATGGATAGAGGTAATAGAAGTTACCATTTCTCACCGATTCTTCATTACCACCATATAATAAATCATGCGCAGCACCACTTACGATATAACCAACATCTCTCTTACAAGTAGTTTGGTTGTATTCAAACTCACTCCAAGACGAACTCAAATAAGCAATCGTTTCTTCTTGAATAAATGGAATGTTTTCAATTAGTAATGCGTAAGCATTTTGATAATCAATCGTTGGATTTTCGTTTGAACTACTCTGAATAATTGCTGGTGCTGAACCTGTTCCATTATCCAAAATATTATATACAATAGATAACGAAGAACTTACTGCTTCTCTAACATTTAATGATGAAGATAAATCAGTAATATATTGAGTTGTATCGGTTACCTTAAACGATTGAGATGTATTTAATTTTATTTCTGGAATAAAATCTAAACCATTTTCTATGATGGAAATAATAGTATCAAATCGTTCACCAATTGTATCTTCCGTAATATCAGATACCGGTGATGATTTGTATTGCTCGACATCACTTATTTTAATTGAAGAACTAACATTATCTACATAAATGTATGATGATGTAGCTGCATTACCTCTTTCAATTATATCTAAAACAATATCATAATTAGTATTGATTGTACTTAAATCATCTTCAGATGCCGTAGTTGATGAAGTTATTTGATTATCACCACTAACATTCCATACTGAACCCGAATTATATCCTCTATCCGATGATACGGCTAAAATAGGAATTTTATTTTCAACTCCTCTTTCAATCAAATTAGATATTAATCTATAATCAGATACAACTGTTTTTGCATCTTTATCACTTGCTTGTGCACCTGTATTGAATTTTTGTAATTCATTAGTTACTTTAATACCATCTTCAGTATTTGTAACTAAATCAGGAATTTCACCCAATCCCCTTTCAATTGTATCAACAATAATTGAGTAATTATCTTGTACATTTAAAAATGCTTCAGTATTACCACCACTACCAGTGATGAAACGAGAACCAGACGCATACATACCAAAATCACCAAATGAAGTGTTGGAGTTAAGTAATACTGCTTGCCCACCATCAATTACTTTTACTGAATATGCAGAGAAGTTTGTGAAGAACGATACTAACTGAATAAATCCTCTACCTACAACTTGACAACCAACACCGTTTGGTGCAACCTGTGTATATGCATCAAGTACCATTGAAGCAAGAGGTGAATCAGGATGAATTCTATTACCATCTACATTCAATCCACCACCACCAGCAGGAATATCCTCATATGCTTCTAAGAATGAGTTTTCCTGATTGGAAATCATTGAACAGTTCTGAACATAAGGAGATGTTGTAATAAATGCGTTTGGAGCAAATGATATTGCAAAACCTTTCTGGGAATCATCAACTGATGGAAATACTCTTAATCCAGCAAAAGTCATCTCTGCTAAATAGTTACCACTATTTACCCAAAATAAATCTTCGTTTTCATTCTTAGCAACAACTTTGGTAACCCTTAAACCAGCTCCCCAAACAGTTGTGTTTCTTGGAAGTTCAACTGGATTATCTTCTAAGTAAGTACCAGCTTGTACATCAATTCTAAAACCAGTAAAGTTGGAACCAGTTGGTAAACCATATCTACCATCATCACCAGGAGTTACTATCTGAGCTGCTCTCTTAATTGTTCTAACTGGGAATTGTGGTGAACGTCCATCATTGGAATCATCACCTCTAGTAGCAGATACATAAACTGTTGCATCACTACCTCCGAATTCTGCTACTGGAATACCACCAAATCTTTGAGTATCAACCGATACATCAGAAAAAGATGCGGTTGCATCTAATCTACTTTCTGCTCTAGCAAATGTTAAATCACCATCAATATTAATTGAACCAGTAATTTGAACCGAACCAGTTATTCTTTGTGGTGTGGTTAAATCATTACCAATATCGATTGATTGAGAAACTAAAAGAGAACCAGATATAAAGACAGAATTACCTACGGATATACTATCCCTAAAAATATTTACTTCTTCAATCTGCTTTTGTGGTATTAATCTAGCCATTATTATAGAATCTCTGCAATTTTACCTTTAACTTCAAAATCAGTTCTAACCACATCGGCAGGAACTCGAGTAATATTTTCCGTAAATGTTATGGTTATTGATGTATCATCAAATGTAACACCATACCTATCGTTTGGTTGCTTTACTCCATATAAATATACATCTAAATAATCTTTCGAATCCGCAACAACTAAATCCTCATAAACAAATCTATATCCATTTAATACCAATGTAAAGTTATCACCATCTAAAGAAATTGAAGTGGGTATTACTTCAAAAATGAATGTATCATCAATTACCTCCAATACAAAGTTTTTAAAAGATAACCTATCTCTTTTTTTGGTAATACTACCTAAATCTATATGTGGTTTTGGTCTTGTTGGCATTATCTTACTCTTTCTAAATCTCCTTCGATTTTAACTTCATCAGTAACTTCAAATGCCCAAGGTTGTCCATAATTTGGGTCATTTGGATTTTCAATAGTTGTTGGAAAATTTGCTCTTATAAATTTGATATGAAAATCATTTCCAATTTGTTTATATTCGTAATCTCTAGGTGCAATATAACCACCCCATACAAATACATCAAATCTATTTTGTTCTTTTCGTTTAGTAGATAATCTACTATCTAAAGTTTTTAATCTACAATTTTCTACTTTCCAAATCCAATATAAAGGATGAACTAAGTCGTGAGGAACCATAACGAATTCATTTGGTTCGTTAACTTCCTTCATTATATTTTTTAGTGTCTTTATATTCATAGTTGTTCAAATTTACCTACAATATCCACTTCATCATTTGCATCTAATTGAAATCCTAAAGTTTCATTAAAAGTAAATGATATTTCATTTGTACTTCCATTAAAAGAATAAGTGTAAGTAGATGCCGGTTTGAATTCAGTATTTATGTAAACTCTAAACCAATTTAATGTATCAAACGAACCAATTAATTCAGTTGGTAAAACCGGCTTTCTTACATTTGTTATTTTTACAATAGCACCATCACCAGTAACGGCATCACCACCATTAACTAATTCAGCTCTTTGTGAACTTCGTATTGCTACAAAATCTATAACATTCTGATATTCATTATATATGTTGGGATTAGTAAATGTTAATCCACTTAAATCTGTTTCAACACCCCATACAACTTTCTTAGGGGTAAATGTTTTTTTAACAGTTGGTTTTTCATCATATGTTTCAGGAAGTAAATAAGCGTTTACTACCATAGTGAAAGAAGTTCTAATGATTCTTTCTGAACCTTCTCCCACTTCTTGTTGGTTATCAAATGAATCAATACGAGTTCTAAATTTGAATCCATCTTCTTTACCCCAATATCTATCAGTAGCATATTGAAATGCTTCTACAATCTTATTCATATGTTCGGTAAATGATGTCCAAATCATTACCTCATAAGTTACCGTTACATAATCAGGAACCGAAACTTCATATTGTTCAAATGCTTTTTTTGCTCCAGTTTGTAATGAAAATCTTTCGTATCTATTTTGAGAAGAATATTTTTTGTAAGCTGGTAAGGTGTTTATATCCTTAAATTGTGCTAAGTTTGTATCTCTTTCGATGGAATTTCTTTTGAACATTACTAAAGGAATTTGAATCTTACCCCTTTGGTCTCTCAAATATCCTTTTGCTCGAGCATTATTCCATCTTTCAGCATTTCCGTAAAGTAGAGGAACTTTAACTTTACTATTGTGTTCTTCTACATCAGGAATGATAGTATCCACCATATACTCTGCAATAGTAGTATCTACATCTAAAAGTTTTACACCTTTAGTGTATTCTGGTTTGATACCTCTTTGTAATGCTCTATTTGTTTCTTTCTTATTCATTAGATAACTCTCATTTCAGTTTGAATAGTACTTCTTCTTGTCATAAATGTTGAACAAATGATTGAGAATTTCTCTCCACTTTGTCCACCAATTAGTTGGTCCTCTCTTACATTATCGATTTCAAAATATGCATCATTGTGCATGATAATATCACCGATTTCTGGATAGAACCCTTTATCTTTTAACTTAATACGATTGAATCTGAACTCTACATTTTGTCCACTATCCGGTCCAAATCCTTCGTAAGAAATAGAAGAATCATCTCTTTCAATCACTGCAGTACATTCTGTACCTTGATAATATGATTTATTTAGAGATTCACCATAAAGGTTTGTTGAAATATCATCAATAGCAAGTTTGAATAGAACTACCGTAGTTTCAATTACAGCATCTACCAACTCTCTTGAAATTGATTCAAAGAATCTTATATCTCTATCTAATGCAAATCTTGGCATCTTATCCGGTGTATATCGTTAATGGAACTTTTCGTAACATTTCTTGCTGATAATTAGATTCGTTATTTCTAATTTCAAACTGATTTTTTCTACTTAACTCTTCTAAGTTTTCTCTGAGTTGTTCAATCAAAGCATCTTTTTCAGTTTGAGCTTCAGCTCGTAATGCTGCTCCATCCAACGATATTTCGGAACCAGGAATAGGTACTGAACTATATTTTTCTCTGATTGCTCCTAATAGTTCTTTAGCAAGAGCAAGTGAATATTTTCTAATCCATTGTTTACCCACATCATTTATAGATGTATATGGGATAAAATCATATCCAACATTTGAGTAATCCGATACTACATCAGATGTTACCGATGTTGAGTTTTGAATAAATTCATCTCTAACAAAATATTCAAACCATAACTTACCAGCAGTTGTTGGGATTGGAAAAATTTGTAATTTATTATTTACGATATTAAATGAGTGTGCTGATTTTCTAATAGTATCATTAAACTCAATTGCCTGCATTCTTAATACATCTTCAAATATTGGCATTAACACAAATTGTGCTGCCGGTGAAAATGAACCAAATCCAAACTCATCAATTAAATTTAGAGTACCTTGTCCACTTACCGAATAAGGGTCAAAGAATCTATTTACCGCTGGAGTTGCTTCGTGAAATACTGTTGTTACATCAATTCGGTTTCCGCTTTCACTTACATTAGCAAATAAAATATCTAAATCGTAATTTTGTTTACCCGCTACCAAATCAATAGAACCACTTTTAATATCAGTATTACCACCAACACCAGCTAATGTACCATAAGCATCTGAAATGGCTACTAAATCAGGTAGATTTGAACCTTGTACCAACTTTCCACTATAATTTGTACCAGTTGGATTTCCTTTTAATGTATCTAAGTTATTTCTAATGTTGAATTGATTAACTTGTGCAGCATACTCTGCAGTAGCTTCTTCAAAACAAGCAAACAAACTTTCATCAACTAATTCCACATTTTGTATGGGATATCCTAATCTTTTTGCACACCAATTAGCTATTTTGGGAGCATCGGCTTGGAACTCAGAATCAGAATCATAAGTTCCGAATGGAGTATCTCCTACTGAAAATGATGATGAACCAGGGTATATGTATTCTACTGACATAAATTATTCCTCTCTTTTAATATCGTATCTATAAATATAAAGAAATATAAGAATAGTGTTTTTATAAGAAGCATAAAAAAAGAGGGAAGATTTCTCTCCCCTCTAATTTATAATCCTAAATTACTTCAGATTAGATAGATGCTAAATCTTTAACATAAATCTTACCATAGTACTCAGGTCTTACCATCTTCTTAGCGTATCTCGTCATAACACCTCTTCTTGGAGTGAAGTTAGTTGGGTCATACACTAATGGAGTCATAATAAGTGGTACATACGGAGCGTAAACAGCACCAGTTTCTAGGAAGTTGCTTCCTCTAAATCCTAATAAGATTTCGTTAGAAGTCATATAAGGGTTTTTGTAAACTGTGTATCTGTTAGCAATCGCACCTACTGAAGTTACACCAGCAGCGAAAGACATTGCATCTTTATCAGCTGAAACAGTAAATCCAGGGATTGATTCTAAGATAGTACATACATCAGGAGATGCTACTACAAAGTTAGCTCCACCTCTTAATGTTAATTGGTGAATCTTATTAGATACTTTGTTTAATTTAGTACCTAAAGTTTGGAACCAAGTGTTCTTTTGGTATGCAACACCAGCAGTTCCAGCAGACCATACACCAGTTGAAGAGTTGTACTCCTCACCGATTGTAGCTGACCAGTACTCAGTAGTCAATGCGTTAGACTTTAACATATCTAAGATTTCTAAATCAATCTCTAATGAGATGTAATCAGATAACATAGAAGTTAATTCAGCTTCAGCATCGATTGAGTGGTAAGCGTTAAGGTCTTGCGCCAACTCAGGAGTCCACACAGCCTTTAACTTTCTAGTCTTAGCAACAATTGCTTCAGATTTCAATTCTAAGTCAACTTCTGGGATATCGATATCAGTACCGAAAGTACCAGAACCAGCAACTTTACCAGTGTTCATTCCATCTTCGAAATCACCTCTTGAGTAATCAGCAGGAACTACTGAGTAAGTTAAGATAGCGAAATCTGCAGCAGATGTACCATATCCAGCAGATGCAGATACGAACATTACTAAGTTAGAACCAGCAGCACCGTTGAATTGGTTGATAGTAGTTACGATTTCATCATCAGAGATGTTGAAAGAGTTAGCACCATCTAAATCAGCAGTTGCAGGAGCAGCGAAAGTAAGTTTAGCGATTTCACCATCAGAAATTGATTGTGATAAAGAAGCGTCAAATCCTACCTCTGCCCAAGAAGCTGAAGCGAATGTGATATCACCTACAGCGATAGAAGCAGTTACATCATTTGCAGAGTATCCGAATCTACCATCTCCGTAAAGACCGTTTTCAGCAACATTAGTTGAACCTACATCCGAACCATCACCACCGAAAAGAGATTTTCCAGAGAATGCTGGGTTACCACCTTGCGCAGTACCATATTTGAAATCAAGATAGAATACAAGTCCAGAAGGTAAGTTCATAGGTTGTACACTAACGAATTCTTTAGAAGCAATCTCACCAAAGATTCTTCTTACTAAAGGTAAAGCTACACCGCTCCACTCTTCAGAGTTATTAGCAACACCAGTTTGTGATGCTTCATCAAGCAATTGTTTTGCTTGGTTTTCTAAAAGAACAGACATTGCGCCTTGCTCTTTCTCATTTAAACCTTCAAGAAGACCTGTATTTTCCCACTTAGACTTTAATTGTCTAGTTTCAGCCAACATAACTGACTGAGGGTTTTTGCCTTCCATTAGTTTAGATAAATCAAAATTTGCCATTTTATTTTTCCTTTTTAATGTTAGTTAAATTATTTGATATTAGCTAATTGTTTAAATCTTTCAGCTAATACATTTGTGTTTTCAGAAATAATTTCTTTTGCAGGTGCAGTAGAAGCAACTGGTTTAGATGCAGCTTCAGCTACAACTTTCTTAGTTCTCTTCTCAGTTCCTGTAAAATTCATTGATTCTGCTAACGTAGCGTAAACTAATTTTACTTCTCTAACAGATGATGTTCTGTCTAAGTTTTCAACAACTTTAGATTTTTGCTCATTGTTTAAGTTATAAGCTCTGAACAATCTATTAGCGTATAATAATTTTGCGTTAAGAAGGTTTACTTCGTTGATGGTAGATTGTAGAGTCTTAACAGTTGAAAGAGCTTCTTCTAATTCAGTTTGTAGTCTAACTACCTCTTCATTAGCCTCTTCTTCGTGTTCTTCTTCTTCAATTTCTTCTTCACCTTCGCCGTATCCCATTTCTCTAAGAATTTCATCCAAGTCGATTTCATCATCCTCATCTTCATCTTCATCTTCATCTTCAGCTTCAGCTTCTTCAGCTTCTTCTTCAGAATCCATTTCGATTTCATCTTCTTCGGATACTTCATCCTCATGTTCTTCTTCAGATACTTCTTCTTCAGAATCCATTTCCTCTTCAGAAATTTCTTCTTCATCTTCCATACCCATTTCAAGTTCTCTAATGATAGACTCCAAATCTAACTCATCTTCTTCTTCTTCAATTTCTTCTTCAGATTCTTCTTCTTCGATTTCATCTTCCTCTTCAGAAATTTCTTCTTCAGATTCTTCTTCTTCGATTTCAGATTCTTCTTCTTCCGAAATTGTAGCGTCATCAGCGTTAGTTGGGTCCTCAACAGAACCTTCACCTTCTTCCAACTCGTCTCCTACCTCTGCAGTTTCTTCTTCAGATTCAGGTCCAAGTTCGGTGTGTGCGTCAGATGCAACATCAGATGGTTCAACTGGAGAATCCTCATCACCGTTACCAATATCACTTGAATCTAATTCCTCTTCGATTTCTTCCTCTTCACCTTCCATTTCAGCTTGTAGCTTCTTTGATAGGATTGATTGTAATCTTGGAGTAAATGCTTCCTCAAGTGCAATCTTAGCGTTAGCGATTGCAGTTTCTCTTACAGCTTTAGCATCCGCAATTGCTTCTTTTAACAATTTTGAATTTGCCATTTTACTTTTTATTTTTAAAATTTGCTGAAGTTATTTGAGGAACCTCAATATAGAATAGTGTAAATTGGTTGTTCGGTCACTAAACATTAAAAGTTAGTATTCATTAACCAATGAAACCCACATAGTCGTGGGTTATTATACGAATAAATATATAAAAATTTATAAAACAATAAAAAACTAAAGAAAATTATAAGTTTTTTATAGAATTGGTGTAGTTACTTTGTAATTTTACCTTTTTTGATATCTCTTTCGAGTTCTTTTCCTGCACCTAATAAATCATTAATTGCATAATCTAATGGTACATTTCTATATTTGGCAAGTTTTCTAACTGCCATCATTACGATTCGTTTCTCTTCAGTAGAGTATCCTTCGTTAATTGATTCGTTAAACATTTTGATAATTTTCTTTTGTTTAGGATTATTTGGTCTACCAGCAAGTGCGGCAACAAATTCCATTCTTTGGGGTAATCCGCCCTTTTCAACATATTTAAGAAGTTTAGTAAAATTCAATGCGTACTTAGAAACAAAATCCTCAACTGCTTCAGGTCTTGTACCTGTAAAGTAAGCAATCTTTTTGATTTGTGGTTCAATACCTTCGTTTACTGATTCTTCAATATATCCTTTTTTCAAAAGTGCATTTCTGAAAGTTTCTAAATCCTTTTTGTTTTTGAAGATTTGGATTCCAAAGAAATCACTACCATCTTTGTGTTTTTGTTTTCCATCGTGGTAAGAGATTGTGTATTTAGCTTTACCAATACCATCTTGCTGTCTGAATCTTTTCTTACCTTCTTCAAAGGTTACTTTCTCACCATCAACTTCAACTTCACCATCAGAGTGTAGTTTTTCCATATCATCTTTAGATAGTTCAATTTCAGAGATAGCTCTTTCTCTCATTATCTCTCTTACGATTTTTCTAAGTTGTTCTTTCATCTTTGGTAATCCTTTATGTTTTGTTGCTGCGAAATCTTCAATCTCTTTTTCACTCATTCTATCAGCAATATCTTTTATTTCATCCGAAACCTCTGAAGCAGGAACTTCACCTCTTTTGAATGCTAATGCTAATCCGAATAGTTTTTGTTGTTGTTGAGATTGTGCAGGCATGGTATTACTTTATGATTTTCTTTTTAATTGTTTATGAACATATTGAATTCTTTCAATAGCGTTTTCTAAATGTTCCATTGCTTCCAAAACACCATCTTCTTCTAACATTTCAAGTGCTTCTTCAAAATCAATTTTTACTGTACCTGCAATGTTTTTTAAATCTCTTTCTTCTTTTTTGAATTTACCTTCTTTTAATAAATCAGTTAGTTTAATTGTACCTTCATTATTTTCCATATCCTTATCAAAAGATGATTGGATTTTATCTGCTAATTCATTAGAACCATCTCTTCTCATTTTATCTAAGATAGCATCAATAGTAAGTTGTCCATCCCAAGAAGCTTGTGAAGTGATTGCCCCAACCATTTCATCCGAATCATCAAAGTTTGATGTTGCTGAATCAAATCTTTTACCATAGATAGAGTTTTTTTCTTCCCACTCATCTCTTTCAGGTGTTCCAAATTCAGGAGCTTCGGAGTAATCAGGTCTTTTTGCTAATTCCGGCTTACCATATAAATCAGCGAAGATTTGTCTGTTTGCTGAATGGAAGTTTGCATCTTCTAATGCATCATGTACCAAAGTTAGCATTTTCTTTTCATAATCTTCCTTACCTAACTTATCAGGAGTTAATCCTAACCTTTCTGAGAATTTATCAACAGTCTTAACTAATACTTTGTTTGCTTTTCTTGGAGTTACTTTTGGAGTATCATCTGATTTTGCATCAGGTGCATCGTATCCAGTATCTTTAGAGAACATATTTGGTTTCTTCTCTCCAGTTGGTACATCTACTGCATCATCTTTATCAGTTTTTCTTTTTTCGTGAGAACCAGCTTTTACAGCAGCATCTCTAGCTGCTTTGGTTTTGAATACTGATACATTACCAGTTTCTTTGCTTGTTGCGGTGAATGCTTTCTCAGCTTCTAATAAATCAGTTAGTTTAATCATTGTATTATTTTTTACCTAATCTTTCGTTTGCCATATTAATATCAATATCAGCAATCTCATAGTATCTACCTAAGATATTACCCATATCTTCATATAATGCATGTAACCTTTCATCTAAAGCTCTTGCTTCAGTTGCAACCTTATCAAATGCTTTATCCATTTTATCCAACTCACTCATATTTCTTTTGATGGTTACTTTATCGAACCAATCATCATTTTCTGAAAGAGTTAATGTTTTTGCTGCTTCAACAATACCACCCAAAGTTTCTGCTACCTCAACGATATCAGATTGTCTTTTCATTTGTTCTTGGTATGCTTTATAAGTTGAGATAATTTCTAAGAAGTGTTTCTTAACTTCATTTGATAATTTTTTTTCACCTTCTAATGATTCAGATAATGAAAATTTACCATCTACGATTTTTACTTCGTTGATGTTAGTTTTTCTAATATCATTATATCCTTTAGATACTTTAGTACCTCCTTTGTTCTCAACTTTCAAAGTAAATTTGTTGTTGTGAACATAATCGTATATGTCAAAATTCTTTTTACTCATTATGCTAACTCCGTTATAATTTCTCTCATTAAATCTTGTGCTTTACAAAAATTTCCACAAACATCAGTACCAATTTGTTTGATTACCGATTCGTTCATTGGAGTCATAAATGCACCATGTGTAGATGGGTTGGAAACAAAATCCCAACCGATTAGTTCAAAATCTTCACCAACTAAAAGTTTGTTATCTTTCATTGGTTGAGTAGAACCCATACCTCTTGATGAGATACCTAATAGGATTCCAGCTCTTAATAATTCTTTTAGAATATTTCCAGAAGGAGTAGGTAAGATTTCAACTGTACCTACAACATCGTTACCTTCCCAATGTACCTCTTTAATATTATGTGATACATTCTTTAAGTTGATAACTGAAGAATCTGGGTGGTCTAATTCACCCAATGCTCTTCTTTCTTTGATTAGTTGTTGATATTTGTTTATCTCTCTTTCTAAGATATTTTTTGGGTACACTCTACCATTTTGGTTTTCTGCACCTGCTCTTTGAAGGATACCTTTAACCATAGTTCTTCCTGATGAATCTTCGTTCACCCTTCCTTCAAATAAGTTTGTTTCTATTAATAGGTTTCTCATATCGGTTATCCTTATTTATATTTCTTTAATAACTCAGCAAATTCTTTTTTCACACCAGATGATAATCTTTTGTGAATTCCAACTTTTGCTAACATAGGGATTGCTTCTTTCATTTGTGAATTATCAATAGCAATACCAGTTCTACTTCTTGATAACATAGGTCTTTGTAAGAACATTCTCATTTCAAAAGCTAAATCTTTAGAAATTTTAACTCCTTCAACTGATGAAGTTCTACCAGCTTCAACATCTTTCAACATTGCAACTTTACCCAATCTTGCTTCATTTACCGATTCTCCAATTAAAGAATCAACATCAGCATGGATATCTTTCCATTTATTAAATTTTTGATTACGAATTGCACTATAAAGAGCCATCGTATATTTTTGTGAGTTGTTATGAATTCTTGATTTTACTAAATCAACTGCTCCATATATAGGTTTTCCTTTTTGGATTGAATCAACTGCTACTTTAAATGCTTTATATTGATTGAACGCATCTTCCTTTTTTCTATCTGTGATAACTTGGATAATGTAATCTTTTGCCTTATCCATATCACCTTTGAACTTATCTAAGATTTGCTGTGCACCTTTATCGTTTTTTTGTAGTGCTCTTTCAAAGTTTCCGATTTGTACTTTTGCTAAACCTTTAGCATTAAAGTAATCTCTTTTATCAAAGATACCATATACTTTTTCAAAAGTGGAATCTTTTGATTTGAATTCTTCGTTCATTTTAGAACCACCACATCCACAACCACATCCACATCCTGCAGATTCGTTTACCGATTCTTCCTTTTTCTTACCAGCTCTTAAAGCAGCTAAATCAGATGCTTCAATCTCACCATCACCATCAACATCTAATTTATGTTGGTCACCTTTTAAATCTTCATTCTTTTCTCCTTTAGCGTTCCAAGCAGCATCAATCTTATTGAAAAATTCTTTCTTTTCCTCATCAGACATTGATGGGATAGATTTCCCTGCTTTCTCTAAAGCTTTTTTGAAAAATGTTTGATACTCAGTTTCTTCAGCCATAATGGCTCTGAGTGTGTCTTTAATAGTTTCTCTGGTAATATTCATAATTGCCAATCCTAATTTATAATTTGCTAATCTGCGTTACAATAGTGTTTAATCTTTCTCTAATCTTAAAAAGATTCTTTTGTGTTCTTTTCCAATATTGGTCAGAATTTAAATCACTTTCTTTTTTAATTCTACCATACCATCTTAGGAATGTTTCAATTTCAGAAAGTTGTTTGTTTACATTAGAAATCCCTCTACCAATTTTTTGCTTTGGAGTGGATTCATCTTTTTTTAATTCTAACCAACGATTTTCACTAACTCTTTTGTAACCACTTGCTTTATTTATAGTATCAACAAATTTATCATCGTTTTCTTCATCTTCATCAGTACCATCAGTATCTTTGAAAGCATTAGGGGTATTATAACCAGCCACATCACCAGTAGTGGTAGCCTCTTCAATATCTAACTCATCTTGCTCAATTTCAGCAATTAAATCTTCAATTAACTCCCTTAACTTCATATCTTAGCTTTCAATTCTTTAATTAATTCGTATGACATCATTATAGATGAAACATGATTATCAGAAACAACTTTACCAATTTTAGTTTTAGATAAAACAGAAATAGTTTCTGTCAACTTAATTTTAGTTACTTTATCTTTAACATTTTTTTGGATTGATTTTAATTCATTCACAATATTTGGAATTTCTTTTTGTATATATGATTTAAATCCAGTTGTGTTTGTTAAGTTATTGATATATTCTTTTAATAAAGCTTTTTGAGATTCATTTAAATTAGAATACTTTTTGTTAAAAGTTTCTACTAAAATTTTATAAGTAAGTAATCTTAAATCTTTATCTTGTTTTTTATAATTTTCAACTAATGTATCTTTTTTTGTTTGAGTTTTGATAGATGGATTAGATGTGATAGATTCAATGAGGGTAATCTTTGAATTGAATACATCTTTTACATCATAGTTATCCATCTTTTTAGATTCAAAAATCTTATAGATGGATGCCAAAACTCTATAATTAGAAATAGGTGAAGAAAGGAATTCATCCATATTGAACGATTCGTTAATCTTTTTGATAAGATTATATTTTTCTTTGTGAAGTTGTTTTTGGTCAATACGATTGTGTGCTTCATTGACAGTATCAATAAACTTTTCAGCTCTTGATTCTGAACTATATTTTTCCTTCATAAGAAGTTCGTACAATCTTAACTCTTTGTTTAACTCTGTTTTTGGGCTAAAAAATTCCCTTACGATTTTTTTAGCTTTTTCAGTAGTATCACCATTCAATACTTCTAAAGTGATTTGCCTCACCAAAAGTTCGAATAGAATACCAGTATTCTTAAATTTTGAATGTTTTACCCTCTTCATTGTGTTTTTATCCTATAATAATATATCAATATACGATACAATACATCGTATATAAATATAAGTTAATTTTGATTTCCTAAATTTTTATTCATCAATCAAATTTGCGTCATCTAAAAAGTCTCCGTTTTCACTCATCAACCTTCGTTTTGCTGAAACTCCGTTTACATATTCTCTAGCAACTTTATGCGTAGTTTTACTAACTTTTGATTCAGTTTTCTTTAACGCTTTTTGATTTTCTTTTTTACCCAATGGGTCTCTCCCATAAGGATGTTTATCTTTACCATAGGTGTTTCCCTCTTTTGGTCTACCACCTTTGTTCTTTAATTCAGTTTTTAATTCTTCCAATTCATCCTCTACATCAGTTGGGTCTGTCTCCATTGCTGGGTCATTACCCTCATCTTCAATTGAACGATATCTAAATCTATCTTTTAAATCATTGATAAGTTGAGTTTTTTGGAAACCAACTTCATCATCACTAAAGTTAAAGATATTTTTGTATGCCCAATCTTTAGATACCATATTTAATCCCTGAATATCTGAAACTAATCTAACTTTCTCACTCCAAAGATTTACTTTTTCTTGCTCATAAATTGTAGATGGATTTACTAAATCTAATTCAAAATCTACCATTTCAGCACCTTCAATACCTTGAGCAGCTAAGTGAGTTACTGCTAATTTAGTTAACTCTGAAATAAGAGTTCTTTGGATTCTTTCAATTGTTCTTGCAAATCTCACATCTTCTGCAGCAAGAGTTGCTTTACCATTTACATTCTCATCATATCCCAAATATGCTTTTGGAATTTTGAGAGCTGCAAATAGTTTGTTCTTTAAGTAATCAATATCATCGATAGCAGTATATTCTAAACCACCCAATGAATCAATTTGAGTACCACTATCACCACCCCTAACAGGTAAGAAGAAATCTTCAGTTAGGTTTTGAACATTATACTTTAAGTTATAATCACCAGTCTTTTTGTCAACAAATGGAGTTTTCTTCATTTTGTTGATAATTCTTTGCATGTAGTTATCAACTTCTTGTGGTGGAATGTTACCAATATCAATTTTGAACACTCTCTTATCCGGTGCTCTCATAATTCTATGAATTAACATTGCATCTTCCATCAAAGAAACTTGTTTCCAAATTCTTCTACCATTCTCAATCATTGCCTTTCCGTAAGGAAGGAAGTTTGTATCTGATAATAATCTGAAGTGGACAATCTCATAGTTTTCATACTCACCTTTACCATTTGGGTCGTGATTTACTTTGAACTTAATATAATTTGTATTAGTTGGGTCAGTATTCTCTAATCTTTCAGTTTCGTAAACTGGAAGTGGTCTTACATTTATAATACCAACACCTGGTTGAATTTCTTGTAGTAAAAAGAAATCACCATACTTAACCATATTTCTTGTCCAAGACCATAGGTTAAATTCTATATTCAAAATATCATAGAAAAGGTTTTCTAATATTTCTTTTACTTTTTCGTTTTTTGATTTGATTTGTACAACTTCACCGAATTCGTTTTTAAGTGTACATTCATCTGCGTATATATCTAATGCCGATGAGATAATTGGGTCATTATCCATAGCATCATAATCTCTGAATAGTTCTCTACGAACTTGATGGTATGCCATCGATTGAGCTGCCATCTGGTCTCCATAAAAAGACCTTTGTAGTTTGGTGTACCTATCTCTTAAATTCATTAAGTTAGTACCACCCTGCTGTCTATCATCTACATCAACAACTTTTCTCTTTCCATCCTTGTCAACCTTTACGATTGCTTGAGTAGAAAAGAGTTTCGTTAATCGATTAAAAAATGAACTATTGTTTTGCTCTTCTGCCATTTTGTTTCCTTATTTTATAACCTTTATTCTTTTATCTTAATTATGAGGTCACCCTCACCCTTAATAACTCTATGAAAAGTTTCTTTTGGTATTTCTACTACATTTCCACTTTTCAAAGTTTTAGGTAGTTCGTTATCCATTTGAAACTTCCATCCATTGGATTGAATAACTTCAACTACTCTATCGTTTTTATCTCTATGCCAAACCAATTCTTCAGATTCTACATCTTCTGAAAAAGTTCTTACAATAACATCACTCTCAATAACTTCTTTATATGGATTCATTACCAATAGAAATTACCTTGAGTAATACCTAAAGATTTACCATAACGAGGTAGGTTACAAGACCAATACCCAGCTTTGGTTCTATCTTTTTTATCACTACAATTATGTCTATCCGCAAATGCCTTTCTAGCATCCTTGTCAGAAATCTTTGCAGATAATCCACCCTTTGCATCACCAAAGTTTACCTTAATTACATTTCCTTTTTTGTTCTTAACATAAACTTGATATTTCTTAGGACCTGAACTTCTTTGTGGTTTATTGAGATTTACTTTCTTTCCATTATATTCTGCCTCATTAATCTCCATTGGAAAATCTAAAAGAACTTTTTTTCCTTCATAAATTCCCCACTTACCTAAATCAGATTCTAATAACCAAATATCATCCTCATCAATAGAGTTCAGTTTTCCTTCATTATACAAAGAACGTGCCTCATTATATAGTTCGAAATAACCCTTTGAACCATATCTAAATACATTCTCCACCAAAGGTGTGTTAGTATCTATATGATATTGTAGTGCCTCCGAAAGGTTACTTTCGTTACATTCCAATATAATATTATTACTCAAACTATACATATACTGTATAAATATTAAAAACTAAATTTATAACCATTTAGATAAATCTTCGATATCATCTCCGATTTGCATCTGCCAAGGGTTATCATCAGAATCGTTTCCACCATACACCCCACTATAAGTATATGATGAAATACTATTGATTGCCTGTTTGGTTAAATCAATACCTTCTTGTCTCAATCTCAGAGCAGTATCCCTCACCCAAAGTGAAATAGCCAAAGACATTGTAAGGTCATCGTTATAACCTCTCATTGCTTCAGCTCTACCATTCATCCATATAAATGTGAACAATTCATCAATAGTTCTAACTGAACGAATGATGATTGATTTTTCCCTTATATACTCTTCCAACTTTGAAACAATTAAAGGTCGAGTTCTTGAGGTGGTTGAGAATCCCGCAACCATACTTTTATCTTGAGAACGATATCTATTTGAGTGTTGATGTTCAGTATCTACATACTTTAAATCCTTACTCATATAATAAAGGTTTCCATAGTTTCTATCAATAACTTGTTGAATCGTTGCCCAACCAATATTAGCGTTCTCAATTACTAACAATGCGTTGTTATATTCAGTTGATAGAGATACTAAGAAATTACCAAAATCTTTGGTATCTAACTTACCTCTATATTCAGCTACTTGTTCAGATGCTTCAACATCAATAACATGGGCTGCTGAGTAATCCGATGAATCACCTCTCGCAACATCCGCTACAACTATATATGATTTATTATAATCGGGAAATTGCCATTTCCATAAGTTTCCATCGAACCCACCCTTTTCAATAGGTTCTTGTACATAAGTTTCTTTATAGAATTGAAGAACTTGTGGGTCAATTACTGAATCACCAGAAGACACAAAATCACAATCACATTCTTGTGCTGCTCCCTTTGGTCCTAATAGTGTTTCTTGTTCATCTCTCCAACTTTGGTCTCTTTCTGGATGTACACTCCAATGTAATCTAATATTATTAAACCCATTTGTTCCATCTTCAGAACCTACCCAAGTTTTGTGGAAGAAGTTACCCACACCATTTGGTGTTGAAAGGATAATTGCAGAACCACCCGTTGATAAAGTAGATTGTGCAGATACCCAAATCTCTTCAATCTTATCGATAAATGCTGCCTCATCAAATACCAATAAGGATAGTGCTTCAGAACGACCCGCATCTCCTGCTGCTGAAGTTGCTTTGATTTGTGAACCATTTGAATATCGTAAGGATAGTTTGTTATCTTCAACAGTTGTTAACTTTAACCAACTTGGAAGATACTGATTCATCACTCTTACTTTAGTTACTAAGTTTTTAGCAACCTCTTGTTTAGTTGCAATTACCAATACATTGTAATCATCATTAAATAACATTTTCCAAAGTGAGAATCCAGCAGTTAAGGTTGAAATACCAGTTTGTCTGGATTTAAGAATAATATTATATCTATGGTCTTTGAAATCAGTTAAAGTAGTTTCTTGAAACGGAAAAAGGTGAAAGGGAATTTTTCCTCTCACCGGATGTTGAATCATACAATACTTTTTCATAAAGTATATAGGGTCAGAAGCACATTTTTTGTACTCTACCGCTATAATCTCTTTTAATGATTTCTTTTGTGCCAAAATCTATTTATTTTTTTCCGATTTTCCAATACATACCACCTGTAACAAATGGTGCAAGTTGTGAGGTATTAGAATTGTTTTGAATACCTAAACCTAATTGATATAGATTATTCTTTTTACTTTTTAGGATTAACCCAGCGCCAACATTACTGATTACATCTTCTTTGTTGAATCCTCCGTTTAATCCCCAATAAAATTCGTTCTTAGGTAATTCTTTTACAATCGTTGTATTATAAACAGTTGGGATTTGGAAGAACCAATCCACATCTCTTGATTGAATTTGGTTTTGTGAAATGATATCAGTTAGGATACCATACCCTAAAGTTGGATTTGGTTTTTGTCCTAATGAATCAGTAATACCTTTTGGAAAATCATATGTAAGATTAAGTGTATCCTTTACTTCGTATTTTGCGAAATAATCTTCTACGATTTTCAAAGTATCAATATCGATTGGTACTTCTACTTCAACTGTTTCTACTTTAGTGATGTATTTTGGTATATATGTTGGAACTTTTACTGTTTTTTCTACAACAACAGTATCTACTTTTTGTTCCAATAACTCATAATCTTTACCACCTACATTTATAATTTCTTTATCTTCTTCTTCACCACCACAACTTCTTAATAATAATACCACACATAGTGCCATTATCATTATTGTTTTTAAATCAAATTTCTTTAACCAACTCATAATTTCTATCTTTTAATTTCTCATAGGCAGCGTTTCTCTTTTCAATAACTTCAGTAAGTTCTTTTTTACCATTCTCTATATCTGTTTCAATTTGAGATTTTAAAGTTTGTACATCTTCATTGGATGACCATTTTTCTATGGAGCCATCATCATTCACATATTCGTGAATGTTGGTAACTTCATTTAAAGCCAGATTCCATTTTTGTAGGACTTCGGTTCCATACGCCGCCATGTTTGAATACACTTTATATTCATTGTAAGCTTCCCACAATCCATCTTTTTTTATAATAGATTCCCTCTCCGATAAGCACTTAGAACAATAACCTGTCTTACTAATTAACTTTTTATCAGTAGGTCCATATTTTAATTTATCACAATCTTCCGATTTACATTCAGCTAATTTTGATAAAAACTTTCTAACTGAGGCTAATTCTGAAGATGCTTTTGATTGTTTTACTTTACCATATGATTTTTGTTCCCAAACTACACCATTCTCTTCCCAAATATCACCAACTTCTCTTTTAGTTGTTTCTTTGATATTAGAAAGTGAAATTTGAGTATCCTTATCATACTCACCAGTTTGAATCATATTTACCAACTTCCTACGAGTTGGATGCATGAATTTTTTATTGAATTGTTTCTCAGCCATATTATGTAACTTATATATCCATATATATAAGTATTAAGTTTTTTACTATTCGTAAAATAACCCAAGAATCTGATTGAGAGGTGCGAATGTGCCCGTTAGTTTGAAAGTTTTCCCACCATACACAAATACGATTCCTTCGTTTGGAACAATTTTATTCTTTCCTCCGATAGAATTTAATCTTTCCAATTCTAATTTTAGTTTTTTTACTTTCTTAGGGTCACCTGATTTTCTTACATCTTTAATGGTTTGGTCTAATCTCTTTTTCATATCTCTAACTGCACTATCAGGATTAACAGTTAGTGCTGAACTCATAAATGAAAGTACTTCTGCTCCTAAACCTAAGAAGATATCTTCAAATGGTCTGATGTTATCTTTAGCCATTTTAGCGTGGTCATTCTTATCAATTCCCTTTGCCCATTCTAATGTTTTTTCATCAGTAATATTCTTATTATCTAATCTGAATGATTTATCATAGAATGCCCATCTCTTTACTAATCCCATTAGAGTTTTGTTATCTAACTTAGATGGTGATTTCTTATTCACAAAATCCATCCAAAATGCTTGATGATAATCAGCGATTCCATCGTTATCTTTTAACTTAAATTTAGATTGTAGTTTTGAGATTTGTCCATTATACTTTCCTTTGAGTGAAGAAAGGTTTTTGGATTTAGGTAATTGAACTACTGGTGGGCCTTGGATTGTGTAAGCGGATTGAACATCTGCATTGATTTGTTTAATCATACCTGCCAACATTCTCGCTGCATCTTGGTTCTCACCAATTGCGATACCATCCTCATTGTATTCCATTGTTCCGTGGAATACTAATAGTGCTTGTCCGTAAGGTATTACATTAACAGAAGTTGGATAGATTACCTCCAAATTCATAAAACATGCTCCTCCTTTGAAAATCTTATCTCTCTGCTTTTCACTCAACTTAGATATTGCCTTCGTTAAATCTTTCATTGCGAAGTTATACGCCTTTTCCAATTCTCCTCTACCAGCAAACTTCATCGCTACACCATTGATATCTAATGCTCCAGCTCCTTTGTTTTTCAAATGTCCTTTATTTCTCGCTGCAACTAATCTCCCATCTCTCCAACTAACTGCTAATGCTTGACCATCGGTCTTTTCTCTAGTGAGTTCTAAATTACCCTCTAAAGCTCTATTTACGATATCTTTTAATTGTCCAAAAGTTAAATTGATTTCGGTATCGAATGGGTGATTCATATGTCCATAAGCACCTCCTTCCAAAATCAATGATTCAGTAATACCACCACCTAATGCGAATGGTTCATTATACTGAAGTTTTTCTTTATCAAATTTCTTTCTTAATTTTTTTAATTTCTTTTCGTGGTCATCTAACCATTTTTGGTCTGGATAACCCATTGCCAATCCTTCTTTGATAATTCTATCTTTTACCAATAAGTGAACTAACTCAGCGCCAATATAATCAGGACTTTCTCCCCTATGCCACTTTCCGTGGTCTTTCATGTATTTATCTGATAAGAATTCAATCTTATCTTCATAATCCATTTTATTGATTTTTGCTCTATTTTTATGTGCCCATTTTTTGAAATCCATATAGAAGAAATCATTTACACCTTCGAATTTATATTCTGGGTCTGGTGTTTTAAAATCATCTTTTCTCATTACGGTCTTAGCGATTACTTTATTCGCTTGTTTCATAAATGGAATGTTGATTTTACTTCTATTATCCTTTGCTACAATTTGTCCGTACAATTGTAAGAAGTTTAAGAAATCTTTTTTCTTCTTTCCTAATCTTTTAAAGAATCCAATTAGTTCTGCAGGTGATATTGGTTTTTTATTTCTTGGGTCAGTTAATCTATCAAAGAAATGCTTATCGGTTAAAACTACATCAACTGGATTAAGCTGTTTATCTGCATATTGGTCAATCTTTTGTAAATCAGCCATTGGGATTTCATCCAATTGAACTTGTACACCTTCTTTTAAGATTCTAAAGTTTACAACTTTTCTACCATTGATTGTTGGCATCCCATGTTCATCTTTACCAATAGTTTTAACAACTGTCTTTTTATTTTTAAATCTACCCGTTAAGATTGTATCACCCACATTTACTGGAAGTTTGATATCTTCTTTGAGTGTGTTACTAACTGGTTTCTTTTCTTGTGATAAATCTTTAGTTGATTCTTTTCTATCAACCTCCAAATCAATGTAATCAATTAAAGAATATCCAACTAAACCAGCGGTTCGAGTTACATGCTTCCACCATTTATCATATGCAATTGAACCATAGTAATCCTTTTGGTTAGTTGCAGTTGTTTTACCAGCTACACCAGCTGGAAATGGAGTTACTGCTTTTACAGGCCCATCAGGATAAATTGGATGTGGGTCAATATCAGTAAGTTCCGCACTCATAATCTGAGATAAAACAGTGTATCCAATTTGTTCTGCTCTTTTTTGGGAAACTCTATCGAATATTGCATACGATGGAAATAAAAAGTTTGGACCATCATCAACTTCTTGTGAACCTAAAACTTTAGATGCCTCTTTGATTAAATCACTACCTTCAGCTATTAACCAATTTTCTACTATTTCTTTTGAAATACTAAATTCTTCATTTAGTGTGTTAGTTATGAAATCAAATATCTTTTTATCAAATTTTGGATATGCTCTTTTTACAAAAAAGTTTTTCTTATCTTCTTCTGAACCTGATGATAATCCGTTACGAACTTCAGTTCCACTTACACCCCCACCACCTTCGGGTGCGATGTAAACATATCCTCTATCTTCGTATCCTTCGAAATCGATACCATCTTTATAAGGAGTAAAAAACTTACCACCTAATCTACTTGCATCCTTTTTACCTACAACAGTAATAAATGCAGTTGTATCTTTATCAAACTTCGTTAATACCTCAGTTGGTACATAGGGATTTTTAACTTGAACAATTTTGTTTTTTGGAATCCCAAACATTTTGGTAATAATCATTACCTTTTCTTTGAAGTTGAATGGGGATTTATTATTATCGGTTTTGTTGGATGTACCGATATACACATTGTTTTTTCCAAACTTTTTTACTAAGTGGGAATAGGTTGCGTAATGACCTTTATGAAAAGGTTGAAAGCGGCCAGCGTAAACTACAACGATGTTGTCTACACTGTCCGCTTCTCCTAATATACTCTCTACTAAAAATTGAGATAGTTCGTTCATCTGATATAGTACTATTTCCTTTGTACTATATAAATATAAGGTTTCTTACTTTACCACTTCTATATTATCAGATGTTAAATTTGCGTTTTGCTGATTCATCTGCTCTTTGATAGCTGGGTTGTATGTTAGTGTACCTTCTTTAAGGTTTATCTGTCCTCTTGGATACTCTTTATCCAATGCACTTAATTCTTCTCTTAAAGCATCGTTTGATTCTTTAAAATCAGCTTCAGCTTGTTGTAAAGTTGTTTCTAACTTTTCTAACTCTTCGTTTAATTCTTTTTTACGAAGATAGATTTGACCAAATGCATTAACGATATCGTTAATCTTTGCATTTTTTTCTTTGATAGAACCGATTGTACTCTCACCTAAATCAATAGTAAGTAATTCAATTTGTTGTTTGCTTTCTTTTGCCATATGACTTTAAATTAATTAATTTGTTTTGAATTCATATATAAATATATAATTTATAAATTTTCGTAATCTATTGTTGTTACACCTCGTTTTTGTACAACTTGTGCTGAACAACGATTTCCAAATTGTATTGATTTTGGAATATCTTCGGAATCTAAGAACTCTTTCACAAATCCTGCTACAAAAGTATCACCTGCTCCTGAGATATCCATAATCTCTACTTGTTCAGTTGGATATGATGTACCTTTGTACATACACCCATCTTTATCTAATGTAATTATTAACTTTTCTAAAATCCAATCGTTTTCTTCAATAAATTCTTTATTATTTTCAAATTCTGAACGATTTAATTTTATGAATCGCAAATCTTTACACCATTCACCCAACTTTTTCTTTGTATCACAAATTACATTTGGGTGCTTGAATCCGATATATGCAATATCTTCTTCGGTTAGGAATCCTTTGTTGTAATCGGAAACTACAACCATTGGATATTCCCAAAAATCTAACTTAGGTAATCTATCACCTATATTATCAATATTTAATTCCTCATCAATTCTTAGAAGTAAGGTATTCGATGGTTCGTGAATGTGCCTTGTCTTTGTAATTGGAGATTGTTGATGTTCAAAATCTACATCAACCCCCAATGCCATTAAATTACCCATTACATTCATTCCCATCCCACCATTGTAAACTTCTCTTTTCGGAATAAATACAGGAGCAGGTCCTTCGGGTGAAAGTCTTGGTGTATCTCCATAAATAAAGATATCATCACATTGTTCTCCTATTAATAATATTCTACCCATTACTTAATATCTTTGTAGTACTAAAATTTTCCATTCGATTAAAGTAAACAATTGATTTTGCATATTGTTCACCAACTATTGGTTTATTTTTATAATCAGAACCAATTACAAATACATCAGGTTCATATGATTTTATCATTTCTTCCAATGCATGAGATGAATCAAATATTATTACTTTTTTTACTCCTTTAATTCTTTCTAAGTTATACTTTCTCTCTTCTTGCGTATGAAAAGGTCTATCTTCTCCTTTTAACTCTTTTACTCGTTTATCAGAATCAATACCAATTACTAATAAATCACCAAAAGTAGATGCAAATTCAATCATTTTAAAATGAGCATGATGTAAAACATCAAAACATCCATTTATCCAAACTTTTTTCATAAAAACTTTTCCAATTCTTTGATTACCATTTCTGATGTAATGGATTTAGTACACTCAAACTGTCTTTTAGTTTCTTTGTGGTCAGGACACCAATTCCAATCACCAGCATCTAATCTCAATCTATTGAAACAACCACTACATTTTCCTTCAGGTGTTCCAATTCTAATACAATCTTCCATTTCTGCCCAATCGTATGAGAATCCACTAATCAATACAGTCTTAGTTCCCAATGCCCAACTTAACCAACTCAATCCACTACCAATACCAATAAAGGCTTTAGATTTTCTCATCTCATCCATAACTGATTCTAATGTTCCTTCTGGGTGTTTAATGATTCCGTTAGGATGCTCGTTACCCATATATCCATCGTTTTCTCTGGATAATAATTTTACTTTGTATCCTTTATCATTTAACCAATCTACAACATCTTGCCAACCATTTGGATTATTCCAATACTTTGTTTGTGCGGTTCCATGAATTGCAATAGTGATTAGTTTATTATCTTTTTTAATTTGTTTATCCACTAATTTTGGTTTAACTTCCTTAAAATCCATACCCAATATATCAGTTGCCATTTTCTGCATTGGTTCATTTAAAAAATTAGATGGATGTTTTAACATTTTGTATGTATTATCTTCATTATAAAATAACCCTAATGAATACATAGCATATAAATTATGTACATTTGTACCCGGTTCAACAAATTCTATGTTTGGGTATTGCTTTTCAAACATATGATTGTGAAATGTGGAAGTTATCATTTTACAATTATGTAGTTTACCAAACTCCTCAACATATGGAACCCAAGCCAAAGTATCACCCAATGCCTTCGAATCCAATGCTATATAAACTCTTTTATTTTCAGCATTATATTGATAATCTTCTACCAAAATATCACCTTCCCAAATTTTAACATTCCAATTAACAAAAAATTCAATACTACATTTTGCCCACTGCCCATTTGAGATATCTGTTTGGAAATGAATATAATTTGTTTTTGGGTCTATAAATTGTACTTTATAGTTTTTTGGTTGGGAACCCTTTACTTCGATATAAGCACCTCTAACAAAATTAAAAATAAAAGTATTTCTAACTTCTCTAATATTGTCCTCTAATTTTATTAAATTATCGTAAATCATTATAACCAAGTTTTATTTTTTAAATCTAATAAAGAGTATCCTTCTGCTTGCTTTGAATATACTTTATTGGTTGTATATCTTTTTTCTGGATGTTCGTAGAATACGTGGTTATACCACAAATCAGCAACATCCCACTTACAATCTTTGATTCTATCTAACCACCATTGTTTTTTACGATTTGGTATTAAATAAGCATGTGCTAAATCTTGATTATGTGCCGTTTTGGAAAACAACTCATCTATTTTTTCTTTACTTCTAGATGGATTATCAGCGAAAGATATGTAGGTAACATCATCTCTTTCTGATATGAAACAAGCTTTATGTACAATATCTACAAACTCCTCTAAACCAGTATAAATAAATGCATCAGCTTCGAAGATAAGAGTATAATCAAAGTTATCATTATCCATTGTTTCCAAAGCACCTCTATGAGCCATATAGCACCCATAATGCCCCCCAGTTATCCAACCCAAACCAGCACCAGGATATAACTCACCCGGTTTGTTATCTTTACTTAGATGTTCAGGCCTTCTACAAAATTCCTTTGGTGCAAAATCAGTATAAGGTTTATTTACAATTGGTTCATAAACCATTCCATACCTTTCCAATTGTTTAAGTGAAGCTTGTGATACCATTTCTCTTAAATCATTTGGCCTAGTCATTAGGTGTTTGATTTGAATACGAGGTTTTCTTCTAGCCCATTGAAATTTGTTTATTTGTTCAAACTGATAATAAAACGATTCTCTCACAGCATCAACTACTCCCATAAATTCCTTAACATAATCATCACCAGCAATAATTCCACCTGGCTTAACTTTTTTATACCAATATTTTATATCTTTAATCACATCATCATATGTGTGGCCCGCATCCAAAAAAACAAAATCTAATGAGTTATTTTGAAATTGGGATGACGCATTTTCGGATGTATCTTTTATAATTTCAAAGTTGTTATAGTTGTTTGATAAAATTGTGTTATCTATAAATTCATAAAATACATCTCCCCCAAAACTATTTACAATACTCTGATGTAAAGTTTCATCAATTGTACCCTTAAACGTATCAACTGTTGTAAAATTAAAGTTCTTTTTTGAATATTTTATTTTGTTGGCCATATGATTGGTAGATTTACCTAACCAACTACCAACCTCAACTATATTAGAATTATCGGGCAAATCCCTAATCACCTTATCGTATAAATCAGAATATGAAAACCAACCAGGTACTTCATTAAAATCAGGTTGTAACTTTTCTAATATAATTTGTTTAGTATTATTTAAATCATCATCGATATAAGTAACCAGTGGATTATCATCATATGTATCCAAATAAGTATGTAGTTTTCTGAATATAGATGGTAATCCATATGATAATGCTTCTTTAACCGATAAAGGATTTAATTCTAATTTAGAACTAAAATAAAACATATCCGATGCTTTGTAAAATTTATCTACATCATTTCGTTCTCCCCAAATAATACAATTATCGGGTTTAACATCCATTAAAGGTTTCCAATAATTTTCGAAGTTCATAGCTTGGTTTCCAACAAAGTGAAATTTAATTTTGTACTTTTCCATTTGTCTAGCTACCCCAAATATTTCACCTTGATTTTTACCCTCAGTAAATAAACCAATCATCACTACATGCTTCCAATCGGATTCAAATCCTAATTCTTTTTTTGCAGATTTTTTATCATACTTAAAATCTTCAATTGGGTAATCCCAAATATCAGTTTCAATACCTAAATGTTCAAATTTTCTTCTACTCCACTCAGATACCAAAACATATCTATCTGGATGATATCTTATTTCGTCTGGATTTGTTAGTGAACCATGTGTGGTTACTACAATATTATAATTTCTTTTTTCATTATCAAAAATAATATCTAATAAAGATGTATCTACAAAATGATGTGGTATTTCGTGAAAATGAATTATATCAGGATTTTCGGAATCTATAATCTCTAATAACTCTTTTTTATTTTCATATAAAGAGTATAGTTTCACTAAATCATTTATTTGATTTTTTTGAACTACAAATACACCACCACTATGGTCATTATATTCAACAACAACTATTTCAAAATCATTTACAAATGTTTGGATTTGTTTGAGAAGATATTGTGGCATGCCCCCAGTAGAAAGATGGGGTGCAATGTATAACAGTTTTTTCTTTTTAGGCATAAACGAAACTTTTTAGTGTATAGATACACTTCAATACAAATATACTAAAAAATATTTGAATTACCAAATATTTTAGTAAGTAATTGTACCTTTTTCTAAATCAATTTGTCCATTTGGATATTTTCCATCAATTTCAGCTAATTCTTTATTTAGAATTTCAATTGATTTATCCAAACTTTCACCTAATGTTAATTCCCTATTTTCCAAATCTTCAATACTTTTTGATAATTGTCTTTTTTGTACTGTGATTTGTCCTAATGAAATTACTATATTATTTTGTTCTTCTTGAATTTTTTTTAGTTTAGCAACTAAATTTAAATCCAATTGTTCTGTTTTGTTTTGCATGTTACCTTTATTTATATATAAGTATATATGAATTATATTTAACGAAAAATTATTCCGGTTGAGTTGGTAAAGTATATGGAGGAGTTTGAGAAGTTACATCTCTTAAATATTGTCGATATTGTAACCAATCATCTAATTTAGAACCAGTAATAGGAGAATGAGGAAGTACAACCCAATCCGATTTATCCAAAAGTTCATTTCTTTCTCTTCTAATATTTTGTAAATCTCTTTCGTTTTGTTCTTCGGTAGTTAATGGTACAACTGTGTGAATACCATCGATTACTCTACATCTAGTTTGCCTTGCCTCAATCCATTGTTCTTTTGTTAACTCTATGTTGGGAGTGTCCATAGAACCTGTATCGGGATGTATATCCGTTGGGAAAAATGCTTTATAATCCCCATTTTCATCATAATGTCCAAAGTATCGTATATCACTCATAATTTATTTTTTTAATGTCCGATTGCAATCCAAAATCCATAATTACCATCTAAAATTAATTCTACACCATTTCTATCGTAGTTGTAAACATGATTATACCCGTTACTACCACCAGAATTTCTATTTGTAGAACAAACTACCGAATGAATAACATTTGGGAATTGGGTAGGGAATGCAACATATCTTGGTGATGATGTATCATAAATATGTCCCCATTGTAAGATAACACCACCAGGCAATTTTACATAACTATCATAGTTATCATTAACTGAGTTAGTATCTGTGGTAGTTGCACCGGGACCATCATCTAATGATACAGCTAAGTTTTCAATATCTACACCATTGAGGTTATGGCCGTAAATATTTTTCCACATATCCGAAGCACTACCAAAATCAAAATCATCACCATTTTCTGGCATAAGATTACCTTTTACAGTCATTGCAGTCTGGCCAATTCCAGTTCCCGTAGCTTCGAAAATAGATTCTCCACCTTTTGCTTCTAAAATTGTTCCACCCCCAGTAGCTTGTCTAGGTATTTTAACAAATGTATCTGGGTCTGATACAACCTGAATACCACCTGCTTTAATTTCAACAAAGTTAGATGCTAACGCAAAACTAACATTAGTATCTAATAATAAATCAGGTTGATATCCACCCGCTCTACCCAAATATCCAGCTGGTATTGGACCTGCTGCTCTTAGAGCATCATACCTAACAGTATGTGTTTTGTAACTATTTAAACTGTTACCAGATGAATCTACATTAATAGCTCTACCTGAAGCAGCTGCTAAACGTATAGAATATCTGAATGCTGCATTAGTTGCCGCTCGAGATATATTAATTGTTTTAGTTTGATTGCTTATTGCTGATTGAGAACCAACATATCCACTTACAGTAGTAGCAGATGTATAAGTCCAAGTTGATGGGTTGTGTGATAAAATATCATTTGATATGTAATTATGAACACCCGGTACTTCAAATGTATATACCCACTCATCAGTTTCAATCTCTTCAACTGAATCAACTGTTTGTAGTTTTATAGTATCACCATCTACTATGTAAACTTTAGTTTCATTTGGTATAATATCAACTGCGGTTACTTCTTCATTATTATCTAACCAAAACCCATGAGTATCGGAAACTCTCACTTCCTTATCACCAACAACTACTTTATAAACTTTATCTACTTTTCGTTTTTTTACTTTTTCTAATTTAAATGAATCAAATTTATTTATTTCATCTACACCATCTATTTTATCGTTCCAACTCCAAACTTTTAAAGGTTCACCACTAAATATCTGGTCTGCTCTCATTTTTCTTCCAGATGCTAATGTAATTTCAGTATCACCAGTTACTGAACTTATACCTGGGAAAGATGTTCCCCCACCACCACCGTCATTAACATCACCAACGTAATAATTACCAGCAGTATAATCACTTCTTGAATTAACGGCTGCTATTAATGTTCTACCCAAAACACTATTAGAGGTATCGGTATCTACACATTCTAAATAAAGATATGCATAGGCATATTTCGGAAAAGAACTTCCTCCATGTAGTTGAGAATTATAAGTTGGATTATAATTTGGATAAGATGTAGTATGTGATACCGAACTACCTTCTGGTTTCATCAAATACATTTCTGGTACATTTATCGTTACTTCTAAATCACCAGCAGTTACACCAAACAATCCATCATCTGTTCCCTCATCATCAGAATCACTTAATCCACCAGATATGTAACTACCAAATTGAACAAGTGTTGTTGTAGCACTGGATGCTTGTGATATTATACCGCTTGAATTTCCAGTACCAGCGTATCTAACATCACTGGGGTCTGGTGCTGCTGTTATCCATTCTACAGTAGTTGTAGTTCCACCCGTACCAGTTAAGGTATCCGATGGAGAAATAATTACTTTCTTAGCAGCTGCACTATCAAATAATTGTATTTCAGGAATATTAGGTTCAAATACGATTTCAGAGTTATCATCTCTTAATGCCTGAGTATCTTCATCAATTACCCAAGAACCAATTCTACCAGAATTAGCATTGATAATACCCTGAATGTTTGCATCGGAAGCTGATAATGCTCCCTGAGCATTTACACTAAATGATGCACTTACTCCAGTAGCTGGTACGCTGATTGTACCTCCAACAATATCCGAACCTTCAATTGCCCCACCAATAATATCCGAACTCATTTGTACTACACTACCATCATATCTAAAGAAACTACCATCAGGTCCTCTCATAGAAATTCTTGGAACAGTTGAACCAGATGGGAATCCGAAAAATAATCCTTGCGCATCATATGATGCAGTAAGCTGTCCCATAGATAAGAATGGGAGAGTTTGTCCATCCAATGAACCAGATGTTGATATTCTTAATGCTTCTCCAGTTATACTTCTTGGTTCAACTCTACCAGCAGTAAGTGAACCAGCATTAATTGTATTTACACCTTCTCCACCACCACCTGCATACATTCTATCAATTAAATATAAAGTTACGCTTCCTGCGTTATGTAGTTCTATATCACTACCATAGTTATTATCTTCCGTTGAACGTAAAGTTGTTGAGTTTAGATATTGAACAATTGGAATATACAAATCTACAATATTACCAATACCTAAAACAGGTACATCATATGCATGAATGTACGCACTCATTCTTGGGTCAGCTCCACTATCAAGGCTACCATGAAACCACTCATCTGGTATATAAGGTGAACCGATAGCATCTTCCCAAGATGAATCGGATGTTATAATTTGATTTGTACCAGCTTGCCAAACTAAGTTAGAGGCATTGGCACCACCAGCATCTAAATTAAATGAACCAGTCCACCAAAAATCAATTTCATATGATGAATTAAGTGCGTATAAGTTTGGAGTTACTTTAAAGTGTGCATTATCTGAACCAAAGAAAGAACCAGATGCTGAACCTGTTACTAAGTTTGTTGTGGTTACAAGACCAAATGCTGTCATAACTGCAGAACCACTACCAAATGGGTCTGCGGTTCTCGTCATTTGTTTATATGCATTATCACCAACATCAGAAATTGATGTATTTCTTTCAATAATTGCTCTACTACCTCCACCTTGATTTGTTATAGCATCCGTAAAATCAATATAAGATAAAGATTGAGTTACAACACTTTCACCAAAGTATTGATTACCCACATCATATGTTGATGGGAAGAATACACCAGTATTATCAATTACCAATCCACCAAATATACCAGCCGATGCTGATACGATACCAGAAACTTTTAAATTACCCGATGATTGTTGGAATGATAATGAACCACCTTCTTCTCCTCCTAAATAAAAGTTACCATTATTATCTAAAAATGCGTTCCAATCAGTTCCATCGTGATAACCTAAATTATCAGAACCTAAATATAGACCTGGAACTGATGGAGTTGCTGGTAATTCTCCCAATTCGAAGAAATCAGGACTACTACCTGGTCCGAATTGATATTCCGATGGGTTTATAAATCCACCTGTTGCGTTGTTGATAGCATCAACGCTTGAAGTGGTTGCGGCAGAACCTCCTTTGATTTGTATCGAACCTGCTATTTCTAAATCATAACCATCCCATCTTAGATATCTATCACCAGTATCATTTTCTATTGAGAATAATCCAGATGTTCCTTGTGTTCCATTAGGTCCACCATCTTCAGTTACACCCAAAAATATACCTTGCTGTCCATATCCTTGAGTTCCTTGTCCGATGGCTATATAAGGTTCACTATCACCACCATAAATTGCTATTTGTGGATTAACACTATAATCAGTTGATGGTTTACCAACATTTATTGTGTTTTCTACAAATGATTCTTCAAAAATTGCAATCTTAGCAGCTACGAAGAAATCTTCTTGTCCTAAGTATTCCCACCCAGTTGTTGCATCTTCATAACCTTCTTCATATGGTGGGCCAGGTGGTAATGTTGGTTGTGCGGTATATGGTGCACTTCCATCAGTATATGCTGGTTTGTTTATAAGTGCTTCAGTTGTTGCCCAATAGTGTGTATCACCACTAATCTCTTGAACAACCGCATCTCTTCTTGTTCCAGTAAACAGATATGGAACATTCGCATTCCACTCACCTCTTACAACAACACCAGGACCAGTTGCTCCTTCGAATGTTACTGCAAATGATTGTGATAAGAAATAAGTTGCTCTACCATTTTCAATATCAACTTTGTAAACAATTGTTCCAGTTGGATTATCAAATGGTGAAGTCCAACCACCATTTGGTATTTCAGGTAAAGTTGCAGGGTTTCCAGCGAATATTCCCGTTTGATTTAAATAAGGACTTTTAGATTCTATCGATGCAGAATATTGTCCTAAGTTACCAATAAATACACCCTGCTCATCATAAACATAGTCGGATGGTGAATATGAAGTTACGTGAGTTAGCGGTGTTACACCTTTTACGGCTCTGATTACAGCACCACTACCAGTAAAGTGAGTTGTACCATCTACATCAGATGTAAGAGTTACAGATGGGTTATCCAATTGTACATTATAATTTGATGCTCCATCTTGTACACCAGTAATAGTAATTGCATCAGTAGCTACTACATTAGCCGTTGAACCACCATCTCTAATTCGTACCTCCCAGCTTACAGTTTCACCAGCTTCAGTTGCATCACCAGAACCAACAGTTACTGTATTTGTTTGTGAATATGGTTGCCACACATAACTATCTCTAAAGAATCCGTAATAAACAGAACCTGTTGTATTGTAAGCTTCAGCAGTTAATGTAATTGCACCTAATGGAGATGTTACCTGTCCATCACCATCAAAGTGAACTACTTCTGATGTTGCTGTTAACTCAACACTTCTAGCGTTTGGAGGTGTAATACTTTTAACAAAATTTTGAGTTCTTTCAAAAACAGAAGATGAATATTCATGACCAGGTCCTAATGAAAATGGAAATACATTAATATTATATGTAACACTAGCAGATACATATGGATATTCAAATTCACTAAATTCAACACTAGCAGATATTCCACCTTCCAACGAAACTAAATTTGAAGTTATGTTTGTTGTATTAATAGATTCTAAAGTAAATGTACCAGGTGCACCACTACTGGTGTTTATTAAATTATCAGAACCCTCTTTTACCGTAATTGTTGTTGTAGCGTTGGAATAATCACCTACAAATTCTACTTCATTAGCAATTAAAGTTACAGATTGAGGAACTATGTTTAGTTCTATTGGAGGAGGTCCATCTAATATTTTAGTAAAATTTTGAGTAAAACTTTGTGTGTAAACAGATGATGTAAAGTAAGGTCTAATCTCTAATGGATATGTAATACTACCACTAAGTTGTGTAAAGTTTGATGATTCACTTACAATCAATGATGCCGTATAATCAGTACCAAATGATGAAGTTAAGTGTAGTAATCCCACTTCAATGTTTTGTGAACTGATAGATTCGGATGCTATTGTAAACGTACCGGGTTCTGCACTACCCGTAAATATTAATCGTCTTGAACCCTGTCTTAAACTAATATCAGTTATAGATTGTTTAAAATCATTGACATTACCTCTACTATCCGATTTTAGATTTACAGTCTGAGGGTTAACTTCAAACAATACAGTTTCATCACCCGGCTTACCTTCAGGTACAATGGTGAAAATATGGTCAACTTGAACCGATGCAGAAGTTACTGGTTCTGTGTAAGTAAAGTTTACCAATAGTTGTTTGCTTTGTGAAGCAGGTAACCCAATATATGAACCCAACTCACCATGTGGTGAATAGAATCCATTCTCATCATATGCCGTTACCTCAATACTTTCATCTTTAGAATGAGATACAAAATACATCCAGTATTCAGGAACAAAATCTTTATTGATTGACATCGATGGGAATATCTCAATCGATGCTGATACTGGATTTGCTTTAGTACCCCTCTTATAAAAAGAACCCGTTACACTACTAAATTGCGGAGTAAATTGAGTTTGTGTTCTTGGATTAATAGTAAATACATCTGCATCAAATGTTACAAACCCACTATCTAAACCATCTTGTAAATCGGTAAGAATAATTGATGTAAGAATTGATTGAGAAGTTTCACCATCCATTAAGAATACGGTCAATTCATTATCAATAGAATCTCTATTAAATCTTGCGTTATAATCAATTTCACCACTACCAGTTAAACCAGCGTTTAATCCTTTAATAAATTTAGTAGATGATGCCTCTGAAAGAAGTATATAAGAACCACTTTCTTCCAATGTTACTTCATCTATTGATGATGAAAGGACTCTAAGTTTTGCATCGGAAAATCCAGTTTGTGGTAAATTATCTTTAAGAATAATTTCATTAATACCATCAATACGAATTGCTTGAATTTCTAATTCTTTATCATCTTTGTTTTTGATAATTGTACCTCTGTAAGGCCTAATCTCAAAGTTTACACCACCCTTACCATCTTGAACTCTAGTGATTACGAATGAATCGGTTACACCCTCAACCTCACCAGTATATTCAATATATTGAACTGTAATATCATCTCTTGAACCAGTATAATCAGATACATTTAATTTTACAATATCTTTATCTCTGTCCGTTAATAGACCAGGAAATACCCCACCATTATATTGTGATGATGATAATAAATTTCCAAACTCATCATATGCACCAGATGTAAATGTTACCGAACCAGTTATTACTCTTTTTTCAACATCAATAAAAATGTTTAATGGAGGTAATGGATTTGCAGGTGCCGATGCTGAATCAAATGCAAAATATAATTGATTTGGTGTAAGAATTAATTCTTTTGTAAATAAGTTTAAGTTACCACCTGTGAATGTTTTTGTTTCTTCAACTAATACAGGTATGTAATTATTATTTATATCATAAAATTCAAAACGAAAATCAAATGTTTCTTCAGCTAATGTTTTTGGTACACTTTGTATAAATGTAATTTCATCGGGAGAAAAAGAAGTTTCTTCTGCTGCTCTTAATGAAATATTATTAATTAACCAATCATTACCTTTTACTTCAAAATATAATTGTGAACCAGATATATTATCTGCAATTATATTTTCATTTACTAAAGTTTTTTGTAATAATTCATTCGAACTACCTATATTTGTAATTGTTTGTGCTACAGTTGTATTTCCAAACGAACCACTTAGATAAACTTTTAAATAATCATCGGCTGAGATGTTTGTTCTTTTTCTAACATTAAACGATAAATTATATTCAACACCATTGGTTATACCCAATGATTGAGATGTATAAAAATATTGTGGAGTAGATGCCCCATTATCAAGTTCAACAGAATTGTATAAAAAATCTTGATTAAATGTAGTTACTAAATCATTTGATGATGTTAACCAATAATTATTAATGTAGTTTTGACTTAGATTACCATAGAAAGTTTCCGTTGATTCAACACTTTCTAAATCTCTCAACAATTCGTTTGATTCTAATTGTATTTCTTGTACGAACTCATAATCAGTTAATTGGGATACCGATTTTCTAAACACCTTAACCCTAGCGGCATCACCAACAAATGTTTTCATATTGGTGATGTTAATTTTAGCAAATGAACCAGTTAAAGCGGTTGCTAAATCAACTGCCCCCTCAACATATGGAAATGATACCGAATAATTTTGAGATGAAAATGGTTTAACTAAATCCGATTCAGAATATGGTGGAGATACTAATACTTCATCTTTGTTGACAATATCAGTAATGGTTGGTGAATAGTTTAGTCCACTAAATTCTATTTGTTGACCAACCGCAGAACCGGTCCAATATGTATCATCTGTGATTTTTAATCTATATGATGTTGGTAAAGAAAAATTAGATAGTTGAGTATTTTCGGTTGGGATTAAAGGTAAACCATCTACTTGCCCAGTTTGAGTAATTGTTTGTGGGGTTTTGTTAAATATTGGTTTAACTATCTCATCAATACCCACCTTAGGTCTACGATAAAATCTTACCCTATCTTCGTTTGATAGATTTTTATTAATCTGAAAAGTTCTTTCCCATTTAACATTATAAGCACCTCGCCAATCTGATGGAATTTGTCTTTTTACACCATTATCATCATACTCCTTTAGTTCACCCAAAATAGTAATCTTACCCAATCCGATTGGAGTATCTTCATAGATATAAACAGCTATTAACTTTGATATACCTTCATAGTATTCTGGGATTCCATTACCTGGTTCATAATATATTGGTTCTCCATTAACATCTAAAATCTCAATTTTTATTTCAGTAGATTCTTTTAGATATTCTGAACCCTCTATTAGGAATCCATTTTTACCACCAGTAAATGTATCTTTAAATTCGGTAATTCTAAAATAATCCGAATTGGGATTTTCATCTACTATTAAAGTTTGAAACGATGATAAATTTTGTTCAGGTGAATACTTTTTAATTCTGGCCATTAACTAAAGTTTCTTTGTTATTCCTATATAAGTATTTAATAAATTTTATTTTTAGTATTTATTCTAAAGAAAACTAAAGAGTTCTAAAGAATGAAGAAAAAATACCCAGATAACATTGTATATGATGAAAAGGATGGGTTCAATGCCAATATTTTACCATATGGTAGTAATGTTGGGGCACCATCAATTAAGGTAGAAAATATAGCAGTTTGGAAGGGTGTAAGTGTTAATAAAGTTAACAAACAATTTTCAGCTAAGTTTAATGAACTTAAAGAAGAGTATCAAAAATTGGTTGAAGAATATCAATGGAATGATTTAGTTTACAAATCTAAATTTAATTTTGAACCTGTTATTGGTGAAACCTATTATTTGTACATAGGTGATAGTGGTGAAATGTTTTTATCACTTATTGAACCAACTATGTGGAATAGAGAACACATTGGTTCATTCACACTTAACAGTGAAAGAAAATGGATAAAATTATGAATAAAAAATATGCAATGTTACAAATTGATGCCGAAGTTCATCAATTATTAAAGTCCTTTTGTAAGGATAAAGGATATAAAATGAATGGGTTGGTAGAATCTCTCATAAAAGAAAAGGTTTCACCAAATGCGAAACCACTTCCTACTAATGTTCTTAAAACTAAATAACTGCTCTCCCTTTCATCTTTTCCCAATCTCTATTCTTTCTAACTGAGTAATTAGTTTGTTCTACTGCACTGAGTACATTATCAACCACATTCAAATCTTCTGCTAATCTTAAAAGTGCTGATAAATCTTTGGGGAAACAATGTCCACCAAAACCAAAATCACCATCATGACCCGGTACGTTCCAATGTGATTTACCCAATCTTTCATCGTGGGTTGCATATTCTACTACTTTATCATAATCGATATCTAAACCTTTACAAATTTGATATATCTCATTTGCAAAAGATACTTTAGTTGAAAGAAATGTATTTGTTAAATACTTTACCATTTCAGCATGAGTTGAATCAGTTTTTATTATATATGCACTTGGAAATACTTTTGAAAATATTCTTTTCAGATGAGTAGTTGTTGGTCTTGGTCCTCCTAATATAATTCGGTTTTGATTTTCGTAATCTTTAACCGCATTTCTTTCAGTAAGGAATTCTGGATTGAATACGATGTTTGTTTTATATTCATCATTCCATTTTTGAGTAGTACCGGGTACAATAGTTGATTTAACCACAATACCCTTCGTTTTACCAATCTCATCAATTTGTTTGATTACACCTTCTACAATATTGGTATTACAACTACCATCCCCATTCATTGGAGTTGGTAAGCAAGTGAATACATAATCACATTTAGCAACTTCTTCTAAGATTGAATTACATTTAGTTTCATCTAAATCATAAGTAAGTACATCATAATACTCTTTGAATTTCTGATACACCGCATTACCCACAAAACCCTGTCCAACAATTCCTATTTTCATTTATTAAAATTTAATACTACTGAATCCATTTACTTTTTTAATTTCCATAAGAGAATCCACTACATCTCTCATTGAATCAATATGTGATATAATCATCACAAAATCAAATTGTGTTTTCAGATATGCGAACAACATATACAATGATGTAAGGTTCTCATTATCTAATGTTCCAAATCCTTCATCGATTACTAAGAAGTTAGGACGAGGAAGATTACATACGTTGATTAGAGCGATTCTAATCGCTAAACCACTAATGAACTTCTCCATACCACTACACATCTCTAAACTCCATTTCTGGTCATCGTAAACGATGTTAGCGTTAATGTTCTTTCCATCCATCTCCAATTGTAAGCCAAACTCTACGATTTGACCTAAGATGTTATTTACCTCACCTTCAATCATTGGAAGAGCTTTAGAAATCAATTCATAAGATACACCATCCTTACCCAAAGCATTTAGGTAATATTCAAATAATCCAAATTGCTCCTCTAACTTTTCTACTTCTTCAATTCTATCTTCGATTGTTTTCTTTTGATTTGTTAGGGATGAAACTTCACCATTCAATTTAAGAAGTTGTTTGTTTAATTTATCAACATCATCTTTTGATGAAGTCAATTCTGCTCTTACTGAAACCATTTCAGTTCTGAGTTCTTTGTTTTTTTGGATTTGCTTTTCATTCTCCAAATAATCGGTGATAAGTTGTGTAACTTGAAGAAGTTCACCATTTATTTTGATTTCTTTAGTTTCGAATGTTGATAACTTGTTGATAAGTGTGTTAATATCTCTACTTACATTGTTTTCATCTTCTTTAAGTTTTTTCAACTTTGTATATTCCGATTCAAATGGAGCCAACTCTTTTCTTTTAGATACTAACTCCGAATGTTTGGTTTCCAAATCATTTAGTTCTGATTTAATGGTTTCTAATTCACCATCTACCTTTTCTTTTTGCTCTAAGATAGTTTGTGAGTTTTCCATACAAATATCACACTCTTCATTGTATTTGTGGGAATCCAAATGTTGTTTCCTCTCACTAAGGGATTCACTCTTTATAAGATGTTTCTCAATATTGTTTTCAATCAATGTAAGTTCACTCCCCACCTCAGTATATTCGGTTAGACCCTCATCGATTTTATCTTCATCATATGAATCAATCTTTTCTTCTAATCCAATTTGAGTTTCTTCAAACTTATCAATCTTAGATTGTGTTGTATCTCTTTGAGATAACAAGTCGGTCAACGAAGTTTCTAAAGTCGATTTTTTAGTTTCTAACTCGTCTAAAGAATAATTGTCGGATTTAACTTTTACAATCTTTTCGTTGAGAGAGATTAATTTCTGATTGTGCTTCTCCACTTCATCTTTTGAAGCGTTCAATTGAATTTCCTTTAACTTATACTCAGCTTCTTTCTCCTTTAACCCAACACCAATATCAGCTAACTTTTGTGTAAAATCATCCTGCTTAAACTTACGGATTAGAGAAGCGTTATCTCTATTCTCATCCGATGCATGTGAATACAATTTATCAAACACATCTACTCCCATAAATTGAGCAAGGATTTCTTTTCTTTCCGATTGTGATTTATCAATAAAGAGTGCATTATTTCCTTGAAGTGAAAGAGTAGTTAAAACGAAATCTTCGTATGTACCTAAGTATTGTTGAATGATGGAGTTAGTATCCCTCCTTTGCTCTCCATTCAAGGAGTGGATACCACTCTCATCTTCTCTCCAAAAGGATACATCTACTTTTAGATTTCTCCCTCTATTGATTAACTTTGCTCTTCTTTCTATGTAATAATCCACTTCTTCTATTTGGAAGTGCAGTTTACAATAGAAGTTACTCTTTCTATTATTAAGAATATTCTTTGCTACATAAGTTCTACTTGTCTTATCAAATATACAAAAGGATAGTGCATCGAATAAAGATGATTTACCTGAGGCATTAGGTGCGAATATACCTACCATACCTTTTGCGTTGTCAAATCTAATTAAATTATTCTCACCATAAGAGAACATATTAGAAAATTCAAATTGTTTTGGCACCCATTGTATATTAGGAGTTACATCATCATCTACCAACTTTGTGTTGATTTCTCTATTGATTTGTTGTATCTTATCAACAGTCTCTTCATCTGCCAAATACTGTCTTTCCAAATAATCTTTGATGAGTTCGTTTTGGAACTCTACATCTCTCACATTTCCAATTGCAAGTTTATCATCAAAGTTACCCGTTTTTTGTTTTGATAAAGTATCCATTCGAGTAACAGTGAACTCTTGTACTTTATATTTCTTTTTAATTTGGGTTAATGCCTTTTTAATCTGAGAAGGTTCGGTATTTGAAATCCTAACTCTCAAACGAGGTTTAGATGGCATATCGGTAACATTAGGAACAATACCATCGTTTACATCTAATGTGTAAAATCCATAATCGTTTGGAATATCAACTTCTTCGAAAGTTCTACTTTCAACATCCCAAAGTAAGTAACCATGTTTATCTAATGCTTCTCCGTGATTTTGTTGTATCATCGAACCAGCATATGCAATGGTTGGTGAACCTAATGTTTGTCTCCTATGGATATCACCCAACATCACCATATCAAATCCTTCAAACATATCAGTTGTAAAAGAGTTTGATGATACGGTATATCCAATATCAGTTTGTGCTAAGTTTACAGGTCCGTGGAATAAACAAATTTTATTCTCACCTTCTACCAATTCCGCCTTTGGCCAATTCTCTTTTTTATCGAGTATCGAATAAACAACAAAAGTGATGTTACCAAAAGGGTAAGTCCCAGTATCTCTAAGATAGTGTATTCTGTCATTTTCTAAGTTTTCAACGATTGGTGTCAATACATCCAATCGATAGTTATTATTTAAGTTACAATCGTGATTTCCCGTAATAAGGAATGTATGTTTTCTATTTGCACATTCAGTTAAGAACCAACTGATTTCTCTGATTAACTCAGGACTCATTTCGGTTTTAGCATGTGCAATATCACCAGCTAAGTAGATTATGGAGTTTTCAATATTATCTCTATCTACATTATCTAAAAACTTTTGGAATACTTCTCTATACTCCTTATGTCTTTTTAAATTACGAATGTGTAAATCTGCTAAATGGTAGATTTTTTCTACTATCATATATTATTTAGTTTTGAAAGGATTAAATCATCCCAACCGGTTTCTTCGGTTTCTTTTAACAAGTTATTTATTTTATCAAATCCCAATTCACCAGCATCACCACCTTCAGGTATAACATTCTTTACCTTTATACCATTCTTAATAAAGTAGTTTGCATGTTTGGTAGAATCTTCTACTGCATCTGAATCTAATAAAATATTAATTTCTTTTACTCCCTTTTCTTTTATTTTAGTTTGTAAAGTTCTTGGAATAAACTTTCCTAAAATAGGAATCACATTTCTTTTTACTGAGAATGAATCAAATACACCTTCTACTAATGTAATGGGTTCGTTCCAATCGATTTGATTATCAAATACAATTACATCCCTACTAACGGGTGGGTTTTTGTATTTCATCTTTTCATCTTCGTAAAAAGAACGAGCAATAAAATAGTTTAATTCACCATCTTCATTATAAGATGGAATAATCACTCTACCACTATATAATCCTTCCTCACAATAACCAATGTTATATTTCAAAACCTCATCCATAGAAATACTTCTTTGTTTGAGATAATGAATTGCTTGATTATAAATCGGATTGATTGATTTTGGTTTGTGATAAAGTGATTTAAATTCTTTTGGAAGTCTGAGTACTATCTTCTCAACTTCCCTTTCGTTCCGTTTTGGTTTGTACTCTCCATAGATAGAATGAATCTTTGCTAATTCACTCTTATCAACATTTAGTTTATAAAGTAAGGATTGAATACTCCTACCCTTAGAATCACATACCCAACAATGCCAATATTGTGAATCTAAATTGACTTGTAGTTTCTTCTTATGGTGATGACAAAAAGGACAATGATGTGCTTGTTCATTTCCCTTCATTGATGTACCAACACCTAAAGCAGAATCTAATACATTTATAACTACTAACTTATTTCTTGCGGAGAGCATAAATTAAATTTTCAACAAATATACGAAAAATTTTTCAATTATCCAAATTATCCGATGGTTGAATCGGATACATCATATAGAAATTGTCCTAATTTTTTTATATCATTAATAGTTTGTTCATCTACTTTTCTTTTTTCAAGCATAGGAACTAATTGTTGAATAGATTTTACTGCTATTTTTAATCCATCATCTTTTGCGTTTAAAGAATTTGGATTGATACCATGTTTTTTTGCTACTTGGTTTAAAGTCATAATATTATTTTTTGTGTATATATACAATTAACACTCAAATATACGAAAAATATTTTAGATTTCCAAATCTTTTCTAAAAAACTTTCCTAAAAGATTATCGTTGAGTGAGTTTTCATCAGCTAATACATTGTATTTGAATTGCCAATGTAGTTCGTAATAAGTCAGTGCTTTTGCTGAATGACAGAATTGAAGTATCTTCTTTTTGAAGTTTTCCTCACCACCATTAGATACTTCTTCTTTAATCCATTGATTGGAGGACATATATTTTTTCCAGTCAGATTCTTTAATGACTTTTCGTTTCCTCTTTTTTCCTTTTAGTGGGGGAAGTGTTCTTTTTGCCTTTAGGTTTTTCTTACCTATGTAGTATTTTCCAGTAGGGATGTGTTCAATCATGTAGATGAATCCTACTGCGCTTTCGGGAATTTCCTCATCTTTGATGTGGTTTCCCTCCCATAACCATTGAATCATAAATTCTTATTTAAATGTATCGGAGTAAGGTTTACTATTTAGTTTACCCCCTCTAGCTTGCTTTATCTTAGCTTCATCTTTTGATAAATCTAATCCACCATCAGCTTCAATCAAAGTTTTATCACCACCTTTGATGTTTGCTTTTGATACTGCTGGAGGATTTTGAGCTAATCTTTCTTCTAAAGTCATAATTGTTTTTCTTTATATTATATAAATATAACCTTATGTATCGAAACGAACAATGAAGTTTACAGGATAATCCGGTAATGATTTAATTGGTTGGGGTAGTTTAGCTACCGCAACCATATTCATTTCATTATCATATAAACCTATTGTTGTAATAAATGGCGTTAAATAAGAACCAGTTTGGTCAGTAGAACCACTTACTTCATAATCATCAAAACTTCCCTTAGATGAGCCATCATAAGATGATACATATGGATACTTACCACCCCTTATATATCTAGCTCCAGGTTGATAAAAAGATTGAGATACCAACTCACCATCAATCAATCTAGTCTTTGGTTTTGTAATAGATGCCGTTATTTTTTTACCACCAACTTCATAAATAGCAGTTGGATTTTGAGATACATTGAATTCATTTTCATTTACTGAAAGGAATATTTCGTTTTCATAAATAGTCATAGTTGAACGATATGATACATCAAATGAAGATAAACCGCTTCCATCAGCTACATCTTCGGTAAGTACAACTAATCCCCTATCATAAAACACATTACCCTTAATGTTTGATGCAGAATCGATTAAGTTAGAGTTACCATCATCGGTTGCCGTAATCGAACCATATTCAACTACCATTGAACCCACTTTAATTCCTTCACCATAATATTGTTGTGGAATTGGTATTATACCAATCGTATCACTAATAACCCTTTCATTGGTTGATGCATATGATTCCCTTTTACCAACTTCGGTTAAAATAGATGCAGTAGCTGGATTTAAATAAAATTGTGCTTTTATAGAATCATATAAAGTTCTTTTAGATGTACCGTCTGAGTTAGTGTCATCGGTATTTACATCATAAAGGTCCGTTTGATTTGTACCATAAAGTGCGGTAATATCCGTTTGGTCCAAAGCCCACTCTTTGTAAACTTTGAAAGGCCTAACCACCACATCTGATTTTGGAATCTCTTTTATCATCTAAGCAAATACTTTTATATAAATATTAAGAAACAAAAAACCCCACTTTTAGTGGGGTTCTTCTACATTTATATTTTAATAAATTTATTAGAATGAAAGTTTAACTTTAATTAATACTTCTTTATCAAATGATTTTTCAATTGGTTGAGAAGTTTTAGCTACTGCTATTGTTTCATTTGCATCATTTAATAATCCAACCGTTGTAATATAAGTTCTTGGGTCAGTTTCAAATGTTGTTTCTGTGAATGTTCCATTGGCATTTACATAAGTTGGGTTGTTTGAATAGTTAAATTCTCTATTCGTTGCTCTTACGAAGAAATGTTGTGTTGATACGTTTTCAGTTCTTCTAGCTTGGAAATCACCACCATGATGAATTGCGTAGAATAATCTCTTATGATTTTCTTTATCAGCATCTACTCCAGTATCTCCAGCTAAAGTTCCTAAAGAACCCCAATCAGCATCAAATGCGTTACCAACAGTATCAGCGATTGCAGTTGGGTTAAGAATGATAATACCTCTATCAGGATAGAACAATCCATATCCCTCATTGTTAGATGCGGTTGTTGTATTGATTGTAGCTGCATCTTCAGTACCTAAGTTAAGTGAACCACTTACTACTTTAAATACTCTACCAGCTTTTCCTAATGTATCTCCAAACTTCTTACCACTATCATCAATGAAAGTAAATAATCCATTAGAACCAGAAAGTTGTAATGACCAGTTACCCGGGTCCATTTTCTCTCTATATCTCGCTCTATTGATATTGATAGCGTAGATTGCGTTTGAATCGTTTGCTATACCACTACCATTTTCAAATGAGAATTGTGTATCGGTTGGGTCTAACAAAACTGATTTATATTGAGCGTAAGTTGCTTTAGTTGGTAGTAATGCATCATCTGAATTTGCTAATGATATTGAACCACTTCCATTTAAATGTCCATATGCTACAGCGAATTGAACTTCAGCTGATGAAGTTACTGCTGTATCTCCGGCGTAAGCATTATAGTAGTACTTAGCACTTGTACCAGCTACTTGAGCAGATGAAGTATAAAGTGCCGTTAATGAACCTACATCACCTGTCCATAATCCAGTTGTTACTACTTCAATTTTTGCATTTACCTTATCAAACTCACCGAATCTTTTATAAATTCCAGTAGTTACACCTGCGCCAGATTGTAATTGCTGTCCCGCAGGTAATGCTGAGTTTAAAAGGGCTACTACATCATTACTATCGATTGTTCCGCCTTGTGCTAACGCTTGTAGTTGAGCGGATATATTTGGGTCGTTTATAATTGCCATATCTCTATCCTTTTTTAGTTGTTACTTCTATAAGTTACAGTTACAGGAATAGTTTGTGAACCACCCGTCTCATTTCCATATACAGTTATCGTAGTAGAAACATTAGATGTTAACGAAGGATTTGGTGAGAATGTAAATCCTAAACCACTAACAACTTGTGCCGTAGTAGTTACTTCTTCTCCTAAGAAAACAGGAACCGAACCGGCTGCTGTTGCTCCTTGCGTTACTGCTAATGTACCAGCTCTCTGGTCTGCTAATACAACAGTATATCCAGAAGAACTATTTCCTTGTGGTGAAGTTGTAGGTGAAAGAGCAACTTGCCCTTCATCTTGATAAACTCCAATTGAAGAAATACCTAATGCTACAACTGGAATCTGAGTTGTACCTTTTGGTAATGTAACTAACTTGTATCTTAATACTTGTGTTTCGTCTGGACTAGCTTCCAGAATTGGTATCGCCTTAATTGCCGAATCATAATACGCTGAACCCTTTGGGTGCGCTGGCTCGTACAATGTATAATCAATCTCATCATCACCTAATGCGAATTTGGTAATGTTAAGGGATTGACCAGATGCCAACTTCTGTCTACCTTTTTTGGTTAGGATGGCATCGACTGTAATTGATGTATTGTCTAAATATCCCATAATTTTTTTAATTTGCCCTTTTGTTTATTATGTACTAATAAATATAACTATTTTAAAATTTAATTAATCTACCTCAAGAATTGGTTCTCCACTTCCTCTACCAGTATCCGCAACTCTTAAAATGTTCGGATTCGTAGTAAATGTTTCAACAGGAGATAACCCATCTGGGGTTGTATTTATTGTTTGTTTTGAACCTTCAAAGAATGAATTTTTTAATCCTTGTGATAGGTTGTTTTTATATCGATAGTGAGATGATAAGTATCCCTTTAACGGAGTTACTTCAACTACATCGTTTCCAACCGATGGGTCTGGTGCTCCAAATGGTACTTTTGTTACTTTGTATCTAAACTTAGTAACCTCTACATCTTCATATCTAACCTGCTCATTGGTTGTTGTTGTAGGATATCCTGCAACTTGAGTAGGTACTTTTTCTATGTATGATTCTTTTATTAAATATACTTGCTGTCTACTTCCAGATAAATTTCCAAATATATCCAATGTACTAACTTCACCATATTTTTCAATTGGTGTAAATAATCCAAATCCAGCATTATTTAATGAATTCGGGTCCATACCAATTTGTTCAAATCCAAATGATTCAGCCGATGCATCTAATTTACTTCCATCGGGAACTTCAATTTCCGAAACATATGTTGGATATGTACCCAATAAATTCGTATCATTATCAACATCGATAGATGAATCATATTGTGGGTTGGTTGATGTTAATACAATATCATCCTCACCATCAACATTTGCTTCATAGTTATCATACTGATGTGTTAATACTACATCAGATTCCCCATCTATGTTAGCTTGAAATTGATTGTTATCACCAATTAAAATTACATCTTCATCAACATCTACACTGGTTTCATAATCTCTTTTTTCAGATGTTGGTTTATCCCATTTAGTTTTACTTCTTTCTAAAAAGTGAGGTTCGATTAATAAACCTTTAGAAACTTTTGCTCTAGCAGGAACTAAATCTTCCAATACATCGAATAAAGATTTATCAATGTATCTAATTAATCTGATATATTCGTAGATATCTCTATTTAATCTTTGGAAGTAATAATCTCTTAATGATTTTAATTCCGTATATTCATCTTTGTATTCATCAGCAGGTGCTCCAATATAATTATCAATATTGAAGTTACCAAATGATTTAATGATATCCATATTCAACTCTTTGATTGGGGAGAAGAATAATCCTAAACGAGATGAATCGATTGGCGCCCTATCTAATGATTTTTTGGTTGCTCTAACTTTGTGTGATAAATTACCAACAAGTTCTTGAGTTTCAAATCTAATTTTATCAGCTTGATTAAATCCTAATGATGGAACTTTTGCAGTTATTGTTCTTTCATAACTTCTATAATGATATGGATAATCTGATATTGAATTAAATCCAACAGCGGTTCCATTAACATTATATTCGGTACTAATAGCAACATTATTTATTGTTGTGGATGATGATAAATCTTTAGGAAGTTCAAAATCAAATCTAAGTACTAAATCTTCAGATGATGCCGTATAGCTGTTTCCAGCTATCGAATCTGGTTGTAGTGTATGCGTATCTAATAAGTTAGTTTCTAACGGAGTTTTCCATAATCTAAATTCATCAAGCGAACCATTAAATCCATTACCAACTCGCAATGAACGCCCAATACCCAATCCACTACCAGTCCAATTTGCATTAGTAATACTTAGAGTATTTGATGCTTTTTCTGTTCGTATTCTACCATTAATGGAATCTCTTAAATACACATTGAATGTATCATCACTTCCATCTTCACTTTTGTTGATAAGAATTTGTTTATACTCACCATCAAAGAATCTAACATTATCAATAGATGCCGAATGTAGTTCTGAGCTTGAACTTACATATAAATCTAAGTTAGCAAAACTACCAGTGGTTTGGGATATTTTAAATTCCCATTCTGCTTCTGTACCAGATGGGTCCATCATTTTAATTAACGATGTATCTTTTGGTATAGTAGAATTAACCCTAAATTCAATACCTCTAGCGCTGTAATCATCGATATCATTAAATGGTATTTGAATATAAGAACTATCGCTACCACTTAAAACAAGTTCAGAAGTTCTATCTTCAAATGTAAATGGTTGAGTACCACCATCAGTTGGGTCAGTTGGTCCACCAAACTCCATAATTGTAAGGAGTGATTGTGGAACACCATAACAAGCCATTACTGCTTTTAAAGAACGAGAAGTACCTTTGTGTTTTAATAAGTAAGGTAAGTTGTTAAGGATTCTTCTCCAAACTTCTTCATTTGCTGATTTAAGAGATTGTTGATATTTTTCAGTACCATCTTTGTATTGTCCTAAAGCATATTCCCATAAATGTTGAGAATCATAAGCTTTTCTACCATCCCATCCCAACGATTCTAACATTGTAGAAACCAAATCACTTGAAAATCCTAAATCTGCTTTATGTTCTGGTTTTCTTAAATTGTTTAACCCATTAATATATGCCCAAATAACATCAAAATGATGCCCTAACATATCCATAAACAACATAAAGTCCTCGTTCTGATAATCTTCTCTAATAAATTCTGGAAGATTGTTGTTTAGGTAATCTACATTATTTCTATCAAATGTTGCGGCTTCATTTACAGCAGTATTATACCAAGCAATTGCCTGAGAATCGGTTGATGCTATAATTGAACTTCCGCTCTTAGGATATGCTAATGAATTGGTTGATGTATATAAAAAGTTTTCAAATCCATCAAATGTTTTGATAAGATTGTTTATATTAACCAATTGTTGATTAGCTTGTACCACCGAAGCTGCTGTTACACTTATAGCCTCAATTTGTAAACTGGAAGAAGCTGGTTCACTTATGATTGTATATTCATCAACCAATCCACCCTCTGCTAATAAATACCCCAATTCTACTTGAGATACCGATAAACTATTATATTTTGTTTGATATGATTCTAATAGTTCAACTTTATATTGGAAGTTTTTAATTCTTTCTTCAGCCGAACCAAAATGTACAAAATTTTCAAATACATATTCGGAACCACTTACATATTGAATATTTAATTTTTTGGTATCTATACCAACTTTTTCACCATACTCTCTTATTAGTGCATCATTTGTTGATGAACCACTTGCAAGTAAATCACTATATACTTGATATCCAATACCATTATCAGATTCTAACGAAAAATTAGGTCCTTGTAATGGTGGGCAGTAATCCTGCGTATCACCCAATAATGTGAGTGTCTCAAATATAGGATTGGTTTGAATTTTAGTAATCCAAACTTTTTGATTTGTTTGTATATCGTTTGAAAGGGGTTCATATAACTTTAAAATTAACGAAGATGCATCACCACCAGTTTGAGTGATTTCTTGCAATCCTCTCCAAGTTGTTATTACTTTGTTGTTACCATCCCCCAAATGTAATAAGTGAGTAAGATATGTTGAATCATCAAAACTACATTTATTAAATTGAGAAATGAATCCTTCTGATATCCTGTTAATAGCAACCGAACGTGGTATATCTAAATCACCCTTATCAAATAAAATAGTAAAAGTTTCTGTTTCACCCCTTACCTTTTCTTTTCTTAGATTTTGGTTTACAGGAGTTAATGATATTGGTATCTTAATTTTATCAACATCTTCAGTACCTTCCATATCAAGATAGTTGATTAGAATCTCTTGTACATTAAAATTAAGATTAAATTCTCTTGTTGTAAATGCATTTTTAACTCTACCAATACCAACTTCAACAAACCCACTTCTTTCTAATCCTTCTACATCAAATCTTAATTTAAAATCAACATCATATCCAATAAAATCAGCACCCCTAATTACTTTGGGATATGTGATTCTTCTAATATCTGGTACAGTTACAGAATACTCATCAACAACATTAATTGTTAAACTAACTGCTCTATCTAAGATATTAGATGTTTCATTATCTTGAGTTCCCTCATCTAACTTAGTTACAATATCTTTTTGTTCTTCAACTTCATTTAGATTTTTAGGTCTATCTGATAAAGATACCTCAGGCAATTTCTTTTCGTTTGCTTTTTTTGTATTTGGAATATTTGATTTTAATCCTAAATCATTTACTGGTTTAGTTGGATAGTTTATAGGGTTTATTGGTTTTAAAATATCATTAATAGGATTAAATGCTCCACCACCCGCTTTACCAGATTTATTTAAATCAGATAATGATATAATGGCATTATTCTTTGGTGGAACTTTGTTTGCTCCCAAAGATTTTAAAATATCTAATATGTTTTTTGGTGCTGGCATTAGAATTGTCTTATATCATAATTAGGTCTGAGGATGCTATCATCTCTTCCAAAGTCATCGAATCTATCTCCAAAATCATTAAATTCGTCTCTTTCTATAAATTCGTTTCGGCCTCCGCCTCCACCTCCGCCACCTCTACGAGGAGAGCCACCAGATGGTGTAGATACTGGCTTATATGGATTAGCCTTATCCTCTGGTTTTGGTGGTGGTGGGGGTAATTCTTTTTCGTTTTGTACAAACTTAGGTGTAACTTCTTTTGGTGTTATAGTAATAGGTTGTTCCGATTCTCTAACTTGATTTTCATAATCATCAAATGAAAATGGAAATAATTTTATATTATATTGTCCTATTTTGTTAAAAACCCTATGAGGTATTGTTATACCAACAACCTTTCCACCCGGTTCCTCATAATTATCTCTACCAAAATCATCAAATTCCAAAACATCATCACCAACTACAACTGTTATTGCTTGCACATCATCGTTCATCTGAACCAGTAGTGGTACTCCAGATTTAGTGTTAATATTATATTTTCTTGGGTCTCCATTTACCAATGATATTTGAGGGTCTAATCCTGGTAATGGAACTGGTATCTTTTCGGTATCTATGCCAATACTATATTCAGATGTCAATTTTAATGTTGTTTCCAACGATTCACCAGCATCCGCTTCTATTATAATGGGTTTATTATCTGGTTTGAGAATATCAATACGAGTAATCCTATACAAAGAAGTATCAGCTGAACTTATTACATAGTTTGTTCCTTCAACATCTTCATATGAACTCTGTCCAATAGATGGAAAAAATTGTGCATTTTTATTTCCATTTTTTAGTACACTTACCGGCAATCCCTCACCAGTTATTAAAAAATTTACTTTATAACTACTTGGTTCCTCATATTCATCACGTCCACCGCCTGTATTTACTGGTTTTTTATTTAATTTAAAATTTAAATCAATAGAAGATACACTAGCAATACCCTTTTCTTCTACAATTTTATTATCAACATATTTGATAAGAGAAATTGCTTTTGTATTTATTCCAAGTAATTGGTTTTCCGGTTTTAATCCTTGATTTTCTATAATGGGAGCCCCATCATCTAACATAGATACGATGTAGTATTCGTTACATACATAACCCTCTTTAGATACTTTTATTTTTTTATCACCAGTTCTTGCTAATGATTCTCTTGTAACTCTTACCAATGAATTTATACCAACTTTTTCATCATTTACAAAAGTTGAAAATCCCTTTTCATTAGTTTTTATAATAAATAAAATAGGGTCTGAGATAGTATCCTTTGGTGGTTCTTCTGGGTCTTCTGTATCACCATAAGGTCCCTTTGGTGAGTTACCTCCACTATTACCACCAGTATTACCAGTATCACCAGTATCGCCAGTAGCAGGGCCATTACCTACACCAGGGTCTTGGTCTGGCTCTTGTGGTCCAGTATTATCACCCTCATTAGGGTCATATACTTCATCATAATCGATATTTTTTATTGGTGCTGGCATAATTATTAACTTATATCAGAAGGTCCTCCTCCACCTCTTTGATTTGTAACTGGTGTTGTTATTGGATTTGGTCTTTTTGTAAATGCACCACTCTTATCATTTTCAAGCGGTATTCGTTTACCAGTACCCAATCCCAAAAACTTATTTTTAAATATACTTTTCTTTTTACTTTTAATCGGATTTTCTTTTATAAATTTTGGAATTGGTAATTCAGATGGTACTTCTTTTTTAATAGCTACCTCTAAATTTTTTGATTCCTTAAATTCATCTTTTGTTTGTGGTAGAGGTTTTTCTTTTGTTACCTCAATACCCGGCACATTCGGTTGAATAATTACATCCGATTCTCTAGTTCTTATAATTTTACCAACTTTATCTCTACTAGCATCAAATTCATTTTCTCTAGTTGTTCTTGATTGAATTGTTCTTTGTGGCAAAAATTTATCTACACATTCTATTAAGATTCTCTGAGCTGTTTTGTACACTGCTTCTTTTGATAAAGATAATGATTCTTTTGTCGGTTTCTTTTTACCATAGTTTACATCACCAATGTAAGAATTTCTATTTAAAAATTCATATTTCATCGCTTCTGCAAATTGTTTATGTATTCTTGTCATTAATCTATCGAACTCCCTAACACCAAACTCAGAAACTAATTTGTTATACCATTTTTCAGTATATGTCTTTTTAATAAATGAATCTATTTCTTTTGAATCTATTTTTTCAACAAATTCCCCTATATATGGTAAAATATCATCCCTAAAAGATTGTCCATTTACCATAATATTAAATCTGGTTAATAAATCAGTTTTTTCTGAAACTTCATTTCGAATCGGTAGTAACTTTACTTCAGTTCTCGATGGAGATATTTCTTTAATCCAAAGTTTTTCATTTAAGTTATCAAATCCAACTCTTTTATTTAATAGTGTTATTTGTGCTTTAAATATACCATTATTATATCCCGCCTCATTAATTAATCGTTCTGCATCAATAAAATATTCATTGGGAAAATTAAATGCCTGAAATTCGGTTCCATCTGCGATTAAAAAATAATCTTTAATGTTTTCTGAACTAAGTGGAATGTATCTAACTAACTTTCCTTCATCACCCTGAGGAAGCTGATTATCATTGGCATCATAAACAATGAACTCAATCATATCCGCATCAGAAAATCCGAAAAAAGATTGCAGGGTTCCTTTTTCGAAAATTTCTCTATCTTTAGTAGAAATTCGATACCCTTTATTTTCTATTATTTCCTTAAATGTTTTAATTGCCATTATCCACCTGTTTTATCTTCACCAACAAATACTTGAGCAGTACCTCTACTTCCCCACTTGTCTTTTCTCTTAACTCGTTTCCAATAATATGCTTTTATCTCCAATTTATCACCAGCTGATGTATTAATTATAAGAGTTCCGCTTTTTTCTTGTTTTCTTTTAGATGTTTTACCAAGAGGTGTCCACTTAAATGTAACAGTAGTTACACCAGCAGATTGTTCATTTCTAGCAGGAACTTTCCAAGTTTTAGGGCCGTCAAGCCAACTAATACTTTCAGATAATGTAAATGTTTGTTCTTCAGTTGTAAAGTTAAAGAATGCAACACCCTTAGAACCATTTACTATCGAAACTTCATCGGGTTTACGAGATGCAATTTTTAATCCCTTCTTACCCTCTTCATTTACATCGTTTGCTGATATCTTCCATCCACTATTTTCAGTTTGTTGGAAGAATCCATTTAATCCTTCTAATGCGTTTTGTGCAGCATTTTGTTTTTCTCTTTCTTCAGTTAGTTCTTTTTGTACTCTAAACGATTCTTGTAATGCCTCTATTCTAGCGGTTAAAGAAACTCTTTCGATTGCTTCGTTGATTGAGTTTTGTACCGCGTTTTGTAAATCTATTGTTGTTGATGCAATTTGAGTATTAGCAATATCTCTTTGGTCATTTGCAATATTAGCTTTTAATTTTTCATTATCGGTTTCTATTCTTAATGCAGCAACTATACTTTCTAATTCAGCTATTATTGAATTTAAATTACTAACATCATTATTTAATCTTTCAACCTCGGCAGTTAAATCTTCTATTTGTTCTAATGCTGTATTATATACTGAACGAAGTACTGTATCTGGTTGTGGTGCTGGTGTGTTTGGTATAAGTTCAAATATTCTAGTATCTATTGATTTTTCCAATTCAACACTATCATATTTAGGTCTAATTAGTTGACCGCCTATGATACCACCATCTATTTCTTGCTCACTAATATATCCATATAATTCATCATAATCAGCACTATTAACACCATCCCAATTTATTGTAGATGGATTTACATTTGGTTCTATTGTTGTAGAATCAAATGGTCTATTTTTAATTACATCCGATAATGGATTAATTGGCCTTCCCTTAACTACATTTCTTTTAGCGATGCGTACACCACGTTCGTTTTTTTTAGGAAGATTTAGAGAACCACCTTCTTTAAGTTTTTTGACAAACTCATCTCTACCAAGTCCACGCTTCATAGGTTCTTTTTCATTACCCATACCAGCTTGACCTCGTTTTATAGATTCTGCCTTTTTTTGTGCTCTATTCTTTTTAAACATTGTTTATGAAATTACGCTAAATGTATAATCATCATCAAAGAAATAATCAGTTCCATTGATACTAACTTTAAATTCTATAATATACACCCTATCAACTTCCCAATTAGATAAATTTAATTTAAAGTAATTTCCATCGGAATCACAACTTAATTTTGTATAATCTGAAAATGGAACTACTACTTCACCTGAATGATAGTCGGATATTTGATAATATGATGTTATTGGTAAAAATTTACTAATACTATATTGTAATGTTGATGAGAATGTTTTTATTGGATATAAATCTCTACCAACTACTCTTAATTTTGGAGTTGTATTTACTTTATATTCTTTTTTAAAATTTTTAATTCCAACTTTTATTTCTTCCGATGTTAACTCAGTCAACGAACCAGTTGAAAATGATGTATCATCCCAACCTATTCTAACTTTTGGTTGATGAATGGTGTTTGTTTCTTTACTAAAAAACCTAAGAATACCATAATCATTTGTATCTGTTTCTTTTGAAAATGGTAATTTTAGAATGATTCCATCATTTGGAATAGAACCACTAATCCAATCAATCATAATATCTTTGATATCTATATAAACATCGGTAGTTTTATATTCAAAGTTTTGTAATGAAGAAGATGCGTAATAAAATGTTCCACCTTTGCCTTCATAAGAACCAGTAGATACACTACTAAACTCAGATGTTTCCAACCATCTTAGTGTAGAATCACCTTCTCTATTATTCCAAGTTACACCCGATGTTGTAATATCATCAAAACGAGTACCATTACCCATTTCCCAACTTTGTGAAATTGGATATGCTTCTAATGTAAATTCTAATGGAAGTTCTTCTGATTCGGTTTCTTTTAATATAAGGGTTGCTTCAGACATTGTTACAGACCCATCTGCTAAGCTAGATGATAATCCAGTTACATCAAATTTAAGAAGTGCTCTGGATACATCTTTGATGTTACCATAATAAACCTTACTAACCTCTAATACCTCATCTAAACCAGCGTTTTGGTCGGGTTGTTGTAAGTACACCGATGCATCTTTTGATGCTGTTAAAAAATAGTATGCCATTATCTTGCCCTCCCTTTAATATCCGAATCTGGAAATTTAACTTCGAAAACCGATGGGTCTAAAGATGGATATAAAATCTTATCTTTAATCGCCGCTTCTATATTATATGAGTTTGGTGAATATTCTCCACCACACTTATTTACAATTTTTAATTTTGGTACTGAACTAACACCATCAACATTTGCTACAATTAATTCTAATTCTGAAATATTAATTGTATTGTTGAATGTCCAATTATCAATATTTAAATAATCTTTTAATTCGGATATACAATCAGAAATTACCTCACTTTTATTATAATTTTTTAAAGTAATTACTTCAAATTCAATTCCTATATTAATAATAAACCCATCATTAATATTAATACCATCGGTTAAAATTTTATATTCCGATAGATATGTTTTTAAATTTTCCTTTACTGCTCTATTAAGATTTGATAATTTTTTATTTGAATCATACCCTAACAAATATAAATTTATTGCGAATGGATTATTTTTTTCATTATCATTTGATGTTTTTCCAGTTAGATATTTTTGTATTTCTTGTTGAACGCTTTTTCTATCAGGTTCTTCACTATCTGGCTTCTCAACAAAACTCATCACTAAATCAGTAAACTCTTGTAGAGCTTTTGGTGAAGAAAGAATTGATGATGGTGAGTTGTTATCTAATGTACCATCTGCCGTAGCGTATGCCTTTGCAACCGAACCATACTTAGTTGGCATTGATAATGCTCTTACTTCATAATCTTTAGCAGTTACTGCTCTATTCTGAGAACCAAAGTTTGCTAAAGCATTTTGTCTTATTTCTTCAATAGTATCACCACCTTTACCACCTGTTGCAGGAACTTCATTATCTACTGCGATTGAATTTTTAGCTGAATTATAAATTGCCAACTGCGTTGGTGTGAATAATGTTGTATCTTCTTCAAATTCACTATTTCTAATTTGAGTAATTGTTCCTTTTTGAACATTTGATTCTACACCACCACCAACTAAATATTTTACAGTTATGGTTGTATTTGATGGTGATGAACCATAAGTTTTGGTTTTTAAAAAGTTAGTTGGGTCAAATGATTCTTCTAATTTAGAAATAGAATTGGGTAATCCCAATCCAACATTTTTTAAATTAGGTATAATCGTTTCATCATTCGCTGTTGGGTCTCCTGCACCAAACTGAATAGTTGTTGTACTATCTGGGTTAACCTGTTTAACAAATCTACGAGATGTTTTAAGTGTATTTAATACATATGGTACTGTTGATTTAAATTGATAAAGGTCTGGGTCATTACTTTCCGTATTCGGATAATCCACAAATACCAATTCTTGTGCTAAGTAGGGAACTTCATACCATTTGTTTCCATTTGAATCTCGTACATCATAGATATCTATAATGTTTGTATCCAATAAATCAATTTTTTGAAATTCTTCATATGAACCAAATGTAAATTCTTCAGTTTTTACTTCTGCCGAAATAACTTTTACTAATTTCTTTACTAAATAAAATGATGTTTCTCCAGTAACCGAATCGGTTTGGTATATTGTAATTTCTCTATCAGTTGAATCCGAAAAATCAACTACATCTTTTGTAATAAAAGATACTCCATTTGAAGATTCCAATATCATACCTTCTTTTATCTTTAAAAGATATGTTTCATCAAATGTATTGTTTGCACCAGTTCCAGTTGAAGGAACTAATTGATAGACAGATAAAGTTGTTACTGCTGGTGCGGATACTTTGGGTTTATATCCTAAGTATTGTGAAAGTGCTATTACATTTTCAATATCATCAGCATGTACCATTAATGATTCCTTTAAGGTATCATCAACATAATATGAAAGTGAATCTCCAATATAAGATGCCATTTCAATGAACATCATACCAGGAGAGGATTCGTTAAAATCAGAATAAGTTGTTGGGAAATAAGTTTTAGCAAACTCAATAAGATTAGTTCTGAATTCAGTAAAATCTTTATTGAGGTATTTTATATCCTTACCTCTACCCTTAAAATTCTTTGTTGTTTTTGTAATTGCCATATCTTATTATCCCTGAACTGTGAATGTTAAGGTTTCTAAATTAATATCATCACCAATTCTAAATTTAATTGAAACATTTAATTTATTGTTATCTCTCAATTCATCAGTTGATTCAATATCAATTTCTTCTGCCGTAACATAAGGTAACCACTGTTCTAAACTTTCGTTTATTGTATCTTCTATTCTACCTTCTAAATCATCTACATTTGGTTCAAACAATAACGATTGGATTCCACTACCAAATTCAGGTTGTAAAATACGTTCCCCCCTTTTAGTAAGTAGAAGATTTTTAATATTTGATTTAACTTGGTCTTTAGTTAGAAAAGATTGTTCAAAGGTATTTTTACCAAAAGTTAATGGTAATGTAATACCAATAGCATAATTTGCGTATGCAATGGTATCTTTAACAATTCTTCTTCCTAACTCAACTGCCATAATCTATATTACATTCCCGGTCTCCAAGGACCTTTCTTTTTATCCAATGCTTTCATTAAACCACTATAATCTCTATTTAGTGCTTTATCCAATCCAGCGTTTCCAGTATGAACACCTAAACCTTGTTTTGGTGCCATATCTCCGTAACCCATTTGTTGTGCTATATTTGATGCACCTAATGTATGTACTGAGTTTGAATCGAAGTTCATCGTACCAGACGATACTTCGGTTGGTGCCCCAGCATATGATGGAACATTAGTTCCACTTCTTTGTTGTGAGTTAAAGGGTTGTGTTTGTGCCAATACCTCATTTAATGCAGGATTCTTACTAAATGTTTTTTGTGGTTGAACTGGTTCTTCCATTACATTTGAATCCATAAATGTTGGTTGTTTTGGTGTAATAGCTTCTTTAAGTTTTTTGTTTTCTTTCAATAACTTAGCCATTTCTTTCTTAACACCTTCTTTAACGAGTTTGGGAAGAATCACTTTGATTTCCTCCTTAACTATAATCTGTATTGCTTTTACTAATTTATCAGTATCCATTGTTAAAATGTTTTCCTTTCTATATAAATATTTGATTTAGGTTTTTTTAATTTTTAATACAATCTGGTCGTATTGCTACTAATTGTTTTTTAAATTCTTCTATTTGTTTGTTGATATTATTACCATCACCAATATCATTAATATCATCTCCTAAAGATGAGTTTACCATATCTTCAAAAGAACTATCTCCATTTATACCATCACCTAATCCACTACCATCTCCATTTATACCATCACCTAATCCACTATCATCACTATCATTGGGTAATTCATATTCTTGAATAGGACCAACTTCACTTATAGTGTTATTATCAACCTGCTCTATTACAGGTAGTTCACTACCATCCGCAGATGGGAAGTTTGGATTTGGAATAGGGATTGCGGGTGGTATTAAATATCCCGTCCAAATTATAACACCAGGAGCGGGTATTGGGGATGGTGCCGATGGATATAGTGAAGTTGTTTGTATAACACCACCTATCGAAAATAAATGCACAATAGCGGCAAGTATAAACATATTTACTATTATCTCTTGTTTTTTAGCGGGTTTTAATGGTGGGTATAGAGGCCACACCCCCACATTAGTTACAATATTAGAATTTACTACTAAATTTTGAATTGAACCGGGTGCTGGAATTAGTGGAATTGGAAATGGGTTCATTTGGGCTCCGGCCCAATAAGCTTTTACACCATTCCCAAATTCATTTGGTAATGAAAAATTTACGCCAGGTGGTGTTGCCAATCCTTTTAATAACGCAACTCTAAAAAGATTTTTCATTATTTCTTTATTACCAGCTTGTACTGATTCTAAATTAATAAAATCTTTTCCTCTTTTTATCGCAGCATCATATTCATCAGCCCAAATAGTTGCAACCTTATTTATATCTAAAGAAGGATTGTTATTTGGATTTGTCTTTCGTATTACGTTTCTTTTAAATAATCCCCAAGACATTTTTTATCTTTTTAATAAATCCGATGGATTTGGTAAATTAATATCAGGTATTTTTACTTCAGGTACCTTTGGCAGTTCTATATTAGGTATTTTTGGAATATTTGGTACTTTAGGTACTACTGGTATTGGTGGTAGATTAGGTGGAGTTGGTAACTTTGGTAATCCTTTTTTAAGTTTAGGATTTTCTTCTACTTTCTTTTTTCTAAACTTTGGAATAGGTGGAAGTTTAGGCAATCTAACCTTTGGTAACGCCGGTAATTCTGGCTTAGGTGGAACTTTTGGTAATGCAGGTGGAGTTGGTAGTTCTGTAGTTATGCTACTTATCGTATCTTTAGGATTATTTGTAATATTAGATATATCAGCAACTTTTTTTATACTATCACTAGCACCACCCAATATGTTTTTATTTACTGCCATATTACTTTAGTTGTACATTATTACTTAACATTGTTTGTAATTTAGATTTCAATGTTGTAAATTGTGCTATATTTGTTGGGCCAGGTGAGGTTGGGCCAGCTGGTGTTAAATATATTTGTTGTGTTATTAAATCTATCATTTCACCCAATAACTCTACCAAAGTTTCACCCTTTGGTGCAGCTTCCAACTCACCATCAGTTCCTAACATAATAGTACCATTACCAATATCTAAATTTATATCTCTATCCTGTGTATCAACAAATATATGATTATCTGTTGTGATGTTTATACCATCGGTTGCATCAATTGAAAATTGACCATCAGTTATAAAACCAATATCTTTTTTTGCAGAAAAAATCATTTCGGCTGATTTAGCCGATATAATAACTCTATCTGAATTTAATAATATTTGATTTCCTTTTAGTTCTGATGGGTAATTAAAAAATGATGGATATTCATTTTCAGTTGGTAATGTATATTCCAATAATCGTTCACCGCTACCTAAAAATATAATATTACCATCATCATTAATACTTTCTTCAGTAGATGTTCCTATATCCTTTGTTAGGGATTCTCCATTTTCACCATTTCTAATTATAATGTTTGGTGAAAAAATATTATCAGGGTTATTATAACCACTAAATCTAATTGATTGACCAAATCTACTTTCAATTAAATAATCACCCTCATATAGTTTAAGTTTATGAATAGTACCATCTGGTTGGAAATATTGACCTAGCGAAGAAACATCAATCGAATCAGATGAACTTTCCGTTCTTGATATTCCAGTTGATTGTACGTTACCATAATTAGATGCGGTGTTTGATTGAGCTGATTTTTCTTTTTTCTGAGATGCATTTATTTCATCTATACTTGTATTTACATTTGGTAATGCCGAACTGATGATTCGTTCATACAAATATCCACCAGCTGGTGAATTGGTAATAGCAACTGTTTCATTTATAGTTGGTAGAGAAACACATGTTTTATCTTTCGGTAATGCTAAAGTTAATCCTTCATCTTTTTTATTTTGACTAGTTGAAGCTCTGAACTGAATCGCTCCTATATATTTACCTTTTAGTGGTTCTTCTATTTCTAAATCAGAAAGAATATCATCATTAATATCCAATATAATCTTATATACAGTACCCATAGACATAGTATCTTTATGCCTTCTAATATTAACACTTTGATTGGATTGTACATTACGATTTCTATCCCCAAACATTACTTTTCTAATTTTTGTTTTACTTCTTCTATTTCGTTTTGTAAATCATCTACCCTACTAACCTCATCTTGAACTTGTTCAATTTCTGAAAGTAATTGTTCTCTCTCTGCTTCCGTGAGGAATCCAGTATCTCCTTCTGATTTTTGATTAGATGCTATAATTCTTTGTGCGATAGTTGCTAACTTAACCAATTGGTCATCGTTACGAACTGATGTATCAATTAAGTCTTTGATGACTGGACCTAAAATTCCCATATCACCATTATGCCTAATCATTTTTCTGATTTCAAAGATGACATCAGAAATATGTTTCTTTTTATTTATTTGATTGTTATAGATATCCTCAAACAACCCACTAAGGTTTTTGCCTGGGAATAATTCGAAATCTGTTGACATACGTTTATCAATATTTGTTCAATATATAAATATCAATAAACAAAAAAGTGTAGGATTATCTACCCTGCCCTCTATATGCCTTTTTGTAATTTCTACTATTTTTAGATTTTGAAGTTTTACTCTTAGCGTGAACACCAGGTCTCTTCTTACTTTGAGAACGATATAACGAAATACCAAAACCTCCCTTTGCTTTTGCCATAATTTATTATTATATACCAATAAGTATATTATACTAAATCAAACAAAAACAATTACTTATTCTTATAAAAATATTCCAATATATCTTTCTCCAACATATAATCCATTACGAAGTTATCCCCATACATAATGCTGGTAAATGTTCCATTACCCTCTTCGGTAATTTCAATTACATAATCCACCTCATTATAGGTAACTTCATAACTTTCGGATTTTCTAATTCGTTTAATACTTCTATGCTCATCAGTTCTTTCAATAACTTCCTTTCCACTTAAATCGGGAACATTAATCAGTTTGGTTACACACTTAGCATAATTCGTTTTAAGGGTGTCTACGAAGAAGATATCATTCATACTACTCATTAGATACAATCGTTGTTTAGAATCCAAGCCACCTGCCTTAAAATTACCTGTGAACTGAACGATGGGTAGTTTTAATAAAAAATTTTGTGTATCTTCTCTTAGGGTCTTAAAATCTACGATAGAACTGATATGATGTGGTTCTGATACTTCCCTATCAAATGGTATGGATAATACATCATAGTAAGTTTCCACACTAACTTTATCTATGATTTGAGGACTCATCTTTATTCTTTTTCAGTTGCATACTTTACACCCATAATCGTACCAACGATTGAGAATGCGTTAGTTAGGAGAATACCAAACATATTACTCCAAGTAGAACCTATGATTTGTGTATCAGTACCAGAAATCAATGCTAACCCATACATAGCAGTTGTGAGAACACCAACTCCTATAATCACATAAAGTGCTACTTTAACAATTGTACTGATTAACTCAAATTGTGTTTTCTTTTGCATTAGTTCCAAATCTTCTAATGCTTTACCCATTCCTTTTTCGGCTTCTTGTCTTAATTGATTTGCTTCTTCTTCAGATTGTTTTGCAGATTCCAAAGCATCTTGAAGTTCTATCATCAATTCATCGGTTTCCTTTTGTTTATCAACCAACTCTTTGTTTTGTTGTTGAACTTGCTTAGTTACTTGTAATCTTTTTCTACGAGCAGTAGAATCTTTATCCTTACATATTTTAAGATATTCTTCAAACTCGGTATCCCCATCGGGTGCTTTTAAGAGTTTAAGAAAGTTTCCTTCAACATAAACTTTCCTTTTCTTAGCAACACCCAATAGGATATCTCTGGTATGTTTCGTAACCTCAATCATTGTAAAACTTATTTATAAATTTTGAATGGAGCGGTTCGGTTTAGATATCCTTCATAATCTTTTCTGAATTCTTCTAATCGAGGTTCAATATCATCGGATTTAATAATCCAAAATTGTGCACCTGCTGATTTTGCTTTTTCAATTTCTTGATTATCATCTGAAGATGAGATAATACCAATTACACATCCGTTACCATATTCAAAAT